CCTGGAGGCCAGGGAGGAGGCCAGGCCAGGGGAGAGGCCAGGAGGAGGCCAGGAGGCTCCTGGAGGCCAGGGAGGAGGCCAGGCCAGGGGAGAGGCCAGGAGGAGGCCAGGAGGCTCCTGGAGACCAGGGAGGAGGCCAGGCCAGGGGAGAGGCCAGGAGGAGGCCAGGAGGCTCCTGGAGGCCAGGGAGGAGGCCAGGCCAGGGGAGAGGCCAGGAGGCCAACGATCCACCAGGCCGGGGAGCTCCTCTCCCCTGGAAGCTTGCCGGAGCTAGTGCGCAGCTTTCCAAATGCGCAGCATTTCGGAAGCGCAAAAAAAGAGGAGGCCAGGAACGGCCTCCCCTCTCCGGGTCTCTATTCTGTTTTAATCGCTGTATTCGCTATCTAATGGCTCCTCTAAATAGCTGTGGAAAGTAACTCCCTCCCGGGTAACATCCGCCAGGCAAGCTTCTCCAAATGCTTCCAGTGTAAAGTCTCTAAAAGCTCCTCCATCACTTAACTTTTCAACCTCTCCAGGAGGGAGCTCCAGTCCATAAACTTTTGCTATCTCCAGGAACAAATCTCCGACCGAAAATATCATTATTTTTCTCCTCCTCTCTTACTGAAAATGTCTCTCCAGGAGCCTATCCAACATAGCTCCTACTCCCTCCCAGGTCTCCAGGTGGTACTGTCTCCAGGTCTCTTCTACAACGGCCTCCGTTACGGCCTCCGTCTGTTCTTCTCCAAGGTTAAAATTTACTCTAGTGTAGAGGATTGCTTTCCAGGGGGCGAACCCGTCTCTGACCATGCTTACAGCGATATTTTGATATGTCTTATCGTAGGTCTCCAGGGAGTACTTTTTAAAGGGGCTCTTCCAAGTGTGAATATAGCCATACTCCTCCAGGTTTTCTTTCATGGTCTCCAGGTCTCTCCTGGCCTCTTTCTCTTCTCTCCTCCGGGCCTCTTCTCTCCTCCTCTTAAAATTGAGTGCTACCTCCTCCCGGAGCTCTTTCTTAGTCTTAAACTCTCCTATCCTGGAAAGAGCCTCCTCCGAAAAGATACCACTTGCCAGGGCTTTCTTCTCCATCTGTTGAAAGCTCTTTTTTACGGAGTTTTTGCTTTTCAGTCCCTGGGCTGTTGTAATGGCCTCCAGGCCATATCCCCGGAGTGCATAATTCAATCTGACGGCCTGGGGCTTTGTAAGGTTGAGAGCTTCAATCATGCTATCTATTTTCTCCAGGTCGTACGCACTAGCGGAGGCCGTAACGACTGTCTTGCCGTTACCGTGAACGTCTACCATGGAGGCCAACTGGCTATTCTTTTTCAGTCTCTTATATACTGTCTCCTCCTCTCCAGTCTCTTCATCCGTGACCATTTCGGAAATGTACATATATTTACACTCCGGGTCCACTTTCAGTGAACGATTGTTACCAGTCTCATGCCTTACAGACCTATAAGCGATTGAAATAGGGGCTTTCTCCTCTTCTTTCCAAACTGGGTCATCCTGAATTAACACTCTCTTATTAAGTCTCCTCCGGGTCTCCTCTCTCTCCAGGTCTACGGTGTTACCATTGTCTAGCTGTGATTTACTTTCTTCCAAAAGAGTGGTGAACGCTTCCATGACTAAATCATATCCATCCCTTACCGTATCAGCATAGCCTATCCTATCATTAGGCTTTACGGCCTCCCCATCTTCATTGTAAATCATGGCCGTTTCTGTAAGCTGTCTATGTCTCTGTTCTGTCTGTTCTCTCAATTCTTTATCGATTGCTTTGTACATATTTACAATCTGAGGATTGCACCCGGAAGAGGTAACGGCTTTCTTGTAATCGGTGGCCTCCTGGGCTTTCTTCTCCGCCGTCTTTTTCTCCGGGTCCGCCATCTTTCTTAATACAGAACGTGCTACAGCAACCGCCAGGCTTTCCACTGTCTCCCTGGCCTCCTCCGTCTCCAGTTTCTCCAGGAACTCACTCCAGGAGAGAACTCCATGAAACAGAGTGTGGTATTTTTCCATAAGCTCCTGGAAAGTCCTTTTGTCTTTCTTATATGTCTCTTCCAGGGTCTTATAGCTCCGGGCCTCCTGGCCTCCCCATAATTCGATAGCTCTACCGGGTACAGTTAAGTGCAAACCCGTTTCCGTCATTTCCACCAGTGCCAGGGCCAGGAGCTGCTTTTCTCTCTCCTTGGCTTTCTCCTCCCTGGAAAGTCTATTCCATGCTTTCTGTTTCTCTTTCTCCTCCTGGGCTTTCTCCTCCTGGGCTTTCTTCTCCGGGCTCTTCTCCGGGGCTTTCTTCTCCAGGCTCTTCTCCTCCAGGCTCTTGGAGCTCTTGCCAACGGAGGGGAGGAGAGGGAGGACTAAAGAGCGGTATTCGATAGCAAACATTGACCAGTCAATATCTGAGAGGTGGTCAGCATTTGCGGAGTACAGCTCCAGGTATCTCTCTACCAGGTTCTTTCTCCCTCCGCAAAGCTCCAGGAGCTTTTTGGCTTTCTTCTCTCTCTCTGTCTCTGTTTTGGCCTGGGCCAGGTCTCCAACGGCCTGGAAAATGGACTTTACCAAGGAGCCATGCTCTGACAATCTCTTTTCAATGAAAGAGTTTTCTCCAGTGACCTCCAGGGCCGGAGCATTTCTCCTGGCCTCTCTGTTGAGAGCTTCAATCTCCATGTCCGTGTAAACGTGAGGTGTGTTGTTGATTGCTTTCATTTTTGTTCTCCTTTCATGTTTGAACGTGTATGTAATTGTCCGACGGGGTTCACCGCCAAGTCAAATTTACCATACAATTAGAAACTTTACAAGGTCCAGGTAGTGATCCACCAGGAGGCCAAATTGAGAATCGCTTTCTCAAATTCAATGTCCGCTTTTCTCCCAAACGGACGTTCGACCCAAAAATCGAACGGGTGTTCCCCCTGGTTAGGGTATTCTAACCGGCCCGAACGCATGTTTGGATCCAAGGCACTTCCCATAACAACACAATCCACATTTTTCATCTCTCCAATCTCACTCCATTTTCCACCAGGAACCGCCCTGATCATTAAATCCCATAAGCACGGCATTTCCAATATACAACCTGATCCTCTCCTACTTTTGGAAAACTCGTCGCTCCGGTCGTAACCAACCCCTCACAAATGATATGCAACACATGTTGCATTATGGCGTGTAATGTTTATAATTATTTTATAAATTTGGAAGACATTAAAACTTGACATTAAATCTAAAATGTGGTATAATACGTATATACTGAAGAGGAGGCTCTGGCCTCTTCAAATTTACCTTTTGGAATATAAAATTATACTTTACATGAGGTTCTCAACATGCAAGATTTGACTACTTTTTATGTAACAAAGAAAGCGTACGGACAACGATACTGGTAGCTTTACAGACGGAGTTCGGGTTTCCCTCTCCTCTCTGATAGTCTTTTAAGGACGATGCCAGTTTTTGGCTTAAATACGCCATTCTTTTTTTGATTTAGAACCTGGTAGGTTCTAAATGGTTCTAAGAGGTTCTAAAACGGGTTTTTCAGCCCCCAAATTTTAACGAATGAAAGGATGTAAAAATGACCACATTTGACTTCTCTACCAGAAAGCAGGTAATTGATATGCACGTTCTTCGCGAGTCTTCCAGAAAGCTGGCTCAGGGTCTCATCTCTCCGGCTACTGAACAGACAACCTGCGAACTTGCACCGGAACATGCAGCCGAACCTATTAAGAGCATGGACGATATTCTTCGTATCTCTTCTTATCTTAAGGAAGAGGAACGCTACAGAGATAACATGCTTTTCATAGTCGGAATCAATTTCGGACTTAGGGCAAGCGACCTGAGGATGCTTCGGTTTTCTAATTTAATAAATGATAACTGCACTTTCAGAGATAGCTTCCCGGTCTTTGAGAAGAAGACACGTAATACCAGAAAGAGAAAGACCAACCGGTTTATTACTATTAATAATGCAGTAGTAGATGCAGTCACTCTTTATCTGGAAAATACCCCCGGTACGTGTCTGAGTGACTATATGTTCAGGAGCGAGTCTAATAATGGAAGTAACAAGAATGAACCTCTGTCTGTTAAATCCATTGACCGTCTCCTGAAAGGTATAGCCGCTGATCTTGATCTGAATGTAAAGATGAGTACTCATACCCTCAGAAAGACATTCGGATATTGGACAATGGTGCAGGGCGGGAACGACCATCGTCGTCTTCTCCTGCTCCAGAAGATCTTTAACCATTCTTCTCCGATGCAGACTCTCACTTATATCGGTGTAACTTCTGACGAAATCGAATCCGTATATAAGAATCTGAATCTCGGCATTAGCATGGTTGACAGCAAGATCGTAGAATATGTTTCTACGGCGAGTTAAGAAATGATTAAAACGAAAGGAATTCTTTAAAGAATCAATCAATAATAAAAAGGTTTTGATTATTTCTTTATTGGAATTAATGGTAATTAATATTGATTTATGTTTGTGATGCCATAATGGGGAATGGCAAGTCGCAATCTGCCATCTCATATATGAATGAGCACAGCGACCAGAAGTTCATTTACATCACGCCATACCTTGACGAGGCCGCTCGTATCAAGGCCAGTTGTCCGGCCCTCAATTTCGTCGAGCCACAGCAGACGCGCAGGTATGGGTTCAGCAAGCTGACTCACACACATGCGCTCATTGAACGCGGCGAGAACATTACTACCACTCACCAGGCATTTAAGAATTATAGCGAAGCTACACTTAATGCTATACGTGAGCATCAGTATACTCTGATTATTGATGAGAATGTCGATGTGCTGGAAGTGTGTGATATTCATGAAGATGATATAAGGATTGCTGTTGAAGCCGGGTATGTAAAATTTGAAGACAGCAGATATGAGCTTATACGTGATGACTATAACGGGAATGCGTTTCGTGAAATGTTCTGGTTTATGCGTTCCAGACAGATTATGCGCATTGATACAGAAGAGGGCGGGCAGAAATGCAGTCTATACTATTGGGCTCTTCCGCCCGACCTCATCACATCATTTAAAGATGTAATCATACTGACATATCTGTTTGAAGGTCAGAGTCTCCACAGCTTCTTGAAGATGTATGACCTGCCTTATGAAAATATAGGGATTAAGAGAATGCCAGGGGGTGGTTACAGTTTCTCAAAAGATGAGCTGTATACACCTGACTACGTACAGCATATACGGGACATGGTAAAAATAGTCGATCAGCCAAGGCTTAACTCTATTGGAGATGACTACACTGCTCTGTCAAAGAATTGGTTTGGAGCACACGCAGATGAAGCTGTGCCGCAACTGAAAAAGAATATCGACAATTTGTTTAAGAATATCTGGAAAGATTCCGAAGCCGAAGAAAGAATGTGGGCGACGTATAAGACGCAAAAGGATTCTTTAAAGGGCAAAGGGTATACGAATGGATTTGTCGTACTGAATTTAAAAGCATCAAATAATTATAGGAATAAGAGATATCTTGTTTACGCTTGCAACTTATTCATGAACGTAAACGAGAAAATGTTTTACACAAAGAACGGTATAACCGTTGACGAGGATAAATATGCACTATCAATAATGGTTCAATGGATTTGGCGTAGCGCAATCAGAGATGGAGAAGAGATTTATATATATTTGCCTAGTAGCAGGATGCGTAAAATCCTAAACGATTGGATGGATAGTCTGACGGAAGGAGGGAGCGCTGATGGAGTACAGGCGTTGTGAGAATTGCATCTTCTTCGATATCTGTAAAGAAACAGAGGTATGCGAAGATTTCGCTCCGTGTGGTGACGAAGTAGTCGATACATATATACAGGAAGAGATCATTGATGCTGGACGGTTGCAGTTCTATTCAGAATGGAACGCATACGTCTCACAGTATAATGATTTTTAATTTGCATATCATTATAATTTTAAACATTACATAAGGAGTTTTTTATTGAAGGTATTAGAACTGTTTGCAGGAACTCGTTCCATTGGAAGGGCTTTTGAGGAGGCTGGTCATGAGGTTTTCTCGGTAGACTGGGACAGACATTTCGACGGAATAGATTTGTACACAGACATAGGAACGCTTGAGGCTTCCACAATCCTTGAGCTGTTTGGTCAGCCAGATGTTATATGGGCAAGCCCTGATTGCACCAGCTTTTCTGTTGCTGCTATAAGCAGGCATAGAGTCAAGAATAAAGAGACGGGAAATCTTGATCCAGTAAGCGACTATGCAAAGTTCTGTGATTTAGTAGACCAGCACATGATTCAACTAATCAAAGAACTTTCGCCGAAATTCTTTTTCATAGAGAACCCACGGGGGGGGCTGAGGAAGATGACGTTTATGCAGGGCATTCCAAGATATACGGTAACGTATTGCAAATACGGAGACATAAGGATGAAACCGACAGACATTTGGACAAATCATCCAGACCCGAAATTCATACCACCATGCAAGAACGGCGACCCGTGTCACATAAGAGCGCCAAGAGGAGCCAAGACAGGAACTCAGGGGTTAAAGAACGCAATAGAAAAGGGAGTTATACCTCCTCTTCTATGCAAGCATATCGTAGAGATATGTGAAGAATATATAGATTGGTAACATCAATGTGAGGTGATTATAATAAGCAAACAACTTGCTTGTCAGACATACATATATAAGATACACAGCAGTCGACTACGGAAGGCAAAGTGGAATCTTACGCTTCCGATAGAAGAAGCAAGGAGAAACGATGAAGTGATTGCTCTCGCCTCATCGCAGATGCTTAGATGGATAGATGAATTAAATGGTGTCTATGACGCAGACGATAAGGCAAGATACATAAAGCACAGGATACGAAAGATAAGAAGGGAACCGTATAGCGTCCAAAATAGAAAGCTAATCAAGGATCTATATCATGAGCTAGACATATTGCAATTTAAACCAGATTATATGTGTCTGATTATAGATAAAGAAAAAGACTACTACAGAGCGTGCCGCGGTTTCAGTATAAATGGCGTAGAATACCACAGGCTACTTGGTACGAATGGCGGTATCAAGAACTCAACAATAGTATTCGTAAGCGAAAGGCTATACGGCGAGTTATCTAGAAGAGTTGAAAATGGACGTGATCAGGATAAGAAACTGGTAACAGCGAAACTTGAAGCATATAAGGCGTTAACATGTAGCGCATCAAACCCTGTGTCTCTTCCAAATGGAATTATAGTCGTCGACGATGTCGAAACAGAATTCTTATCAGACATTATATATATGACCGATGAGGACTCTGTAGAACCGACAATGGAATTCAGAAAAGACGAACCTATAAAGATGGACGCGTCTGACGGGTTTGGAATCATGCTCCCGTCTCTTGCGGAGAGGTGGAGCTATGAACTAGGTCTTGACTACATAGTTAGTGGATTAAACACGAGGTTCTCATTTGAAAAGGGGATGGTATTCACATTCGACTTTTTGGATTTTGCAGAGAATGTAGCTGGCAAATATGAGATAAAAGATGCGTGGGGCAATACTGTTGACGTTCGAGACGCCGAGCTTATACTTACAACATCAATGGTAAAACTATGGGACAGCTATAAAGACTGTGACGATTACGTCAATACATCTGTTGAAAACGGATATACTTTCGGAATCGCAAAGACATGCCCAAAAGAACTGGAATCAGAGCGTAACCTAAATTATCAATTCATACAAAGTTACGAACTTAACGATGATGATATTGACGAATTGATTGCTCCAACCATGAATGAGATAAAAGATGTTCTAAATGCAGACTGGAAGAAAACTCTCCTATTCCTAAAAGGATCAGGTATAACAGGAGAAAATGTCGAAAGGTCAGCTAATGATTTTATAAAAGCGATTATGATAGACCACCGTATTATCGACGACCCTTTTGTTCAGTCTAATATATATCGCCTGATAAAGAACAGGATCAATGAGGCAAAGGTCGGTGTGATAAAAGTACACGGTAATTTTTCAATCATATCAGGCGATCCGTACCTGCTATGTCAGAACATGTTTGGGCTGGAAAAGACCGGGCTGCTAAAGGCCGGTGAAATATATAACCGATACTGGGCAGATACCGATGCTGATAAACTTGCATGTTTTAGAGCGCCTATGACATGTCATAATAATATAAGGATTGTTCGTCCTGTGAGAAAGCCGGAATCAGATTATTGGTATCAGTATATGAACGCGTGCACCATATTTAACGGATGGGATACAGCGGCACAATCTTTAAATGGTGCGGATTTTGACGGCGATCTTTGTATGCTAACAGACAATCATGTACTGTGTTCAAAACATAAAGCGCTTCCAACATTGATGTGTGCGCAACGTAAGGCAGAGAAACGTATATCTACCGAGGAGGATTTTATAAAGTCAAACATAGAGAGTTTCGGCAATGATATTGGAAAGACTACAAACTGGATTACAAGCATGTTTGATGTCCAGGCTGGGTTTAGACCGAACTCAAAAGAATATGACACTCTCTCGTACAGGATAATGTCAGGCCAGTTATTTCAACAAAACGCTATAGACAAAGCAAAGGGTATCATATGTAAGCCTATGCCGAGGTCGTGGCATGATAAACATGCGGTGTTTAAGATGGAGGCAGATGATGATACGGTAGAGTTATATCGCAATATAGTTGCTACTAAGAAGCCTTACTTCATGAGATATATCTACCCTGCGCTCATGAAAGAGTACAATACTTATATCGGAAATACGAACAGGAATGCTCTCAGGGAGTTTAGGCTAAGTGTCGACGAACTGAATTCAATGCCGAACAAAGATCTGACGCAAAGGCAAAGGGAGTTTCTTCAATTCTATTATAAGCGTATGCCAGTTGGTATTGGCAACTGCGTTATGAATAGAATATGCAGGAAGTTTGAAAACGAGTTTGATGGGTATATCGGTAAGCATAATTCTTCGACAGAATTTGACTATACAATTATGAAGAGTGATGTGCCGTATACACAAAAGCAATATTCGGAAATAAAACGCCTGTATGATGATTATAACAAGAGACTTGCAAGTTATGCTGTATTCTCAGATTATGAGCGCGTCGACGAGACAGACTCGTTTAATGAACTGTCTTCAATGAATGAAGAGTTTAGGAAGGAGTGCGATAAGATATGTCCAAATAAGTTGGCACTATGCAACATAGTCTTGGACATATGCTATAAAAAGAGTTCAACAAAAAGATTCGCATGGAATATGTGTGGCGATGAAATAATAGAAAATCTTCTTATCAATAATAACCGAATAATCTCCTACCCTACACTTGATCCAGACGGCGATATTAGATATTGCGGTGAAAGTTTCAGATTGGAAAGTAAGAGATTGGAGGTACAGGAAGATGATTATTCTGAACGAACGGAAGTGGGCTGAAGAAATAATTGCTACGCATGAATTAGGTAAAGAGAAGTATAGAGCGTTATGTGCTGTAGCAAGATATTACATGGAACAAGGGTATACAAAAAAGGAAGCGAGGGAAGCATTAGAAAAGTTTTTGCTTGAATGTGATCCGACAATATCTATACCAAAATGGTCGAAGACGATTGATTATGCCGTTGTGGCTGGGACAAGATACAAGTCTATACAGATAGATAGTATCAAGGTTACAAAGGAAGAGTTAGATGTAATTAGCAAAATAGAGAGTATGCCAGTACAGCGACTTGCTTTTACTCTGCTGTGTCTCGCTAAGTATTGGGTGGCTGTTAACCCAGAGACAGATTATTGGGTGAATAACAAAGACTCTGAGATAATGAGAATAGCAAATATTAATACATCGATTAAGAGGCAGAGTTTTATGTATAACGAACTTGGAGAGATGGGACTAATTCAATTCTCTAAGAAAGTTGACAACACCAATGTCAGGGTTACTTTTGCTACAGAGGGCGAGACTGTTATAGATATTACGGATTTCGACAACCTTGGATATCAGTATATGAAGTATAAAGGTCTGCCGTATTTTACATGCGAGATTTGCGGAAAAACGCTGAGGAGGCGCAATCCTAAAAAAGGAAGAAAACAAAAATACTGTGATGAATGCGCAATGAAGCGAAAATTACAACAAAATGTTGAATCTGTTATGCGAAAGAAACAGCGTGAAGCCGATAACGAACATAAAGATGAATGAAAAAATAACATGCGAAAAACGTTGTATTTTCAACAAAAACTCGACTTTTGATGAGTTACTATTATGAAAGTAATAAAATAAAAATTTAGAACATATGTTCGTTTATTTATAATTATTAAATATTTATAATAATATCGAGTATTGAAAGAATTTTTCTTAAAGGGGATATGCAACAAGCGTTGCCGATATCCCCGATTTCTTTTTTATTACATATTGACGAAGGAAAGGAGACTCGCCGTGTGGCGGGGTGGGTTTTATACCCTCTGTATTAACAAATGAATTTAGAACAACTACACGGTGAGTCAGACTTAGACTATCAGAGACGTCTGATTTACGGAAAGTTAGTAGACAAGACACTAGCCGATATAGATTTCTCAGAGTTAGCCAATCTTGTGTATGGTCAGGATTATTCAAGTGATGTGGCGAGGCGCATGATGTATGGGTCACGTAAAACACTTGAGCTTGTTGATAAAGAAATGGAGCGGATGAGTGTTGCTACACAGTCATCTGAAAGTGATGTCAAGATCAGGGAGCTAAAGGCTGAGCGCCAGAAGATGTTCGACCAGAGGCGCGAGCTTAATAAAATAGAAAGAGATATTGCCAGGCAGGAATATATAGATTCAAAACTTATCGAGGCGGCTGAGTCGCTGAATGAAACCATCGGCCCGCTTTTCGGAGAAGCTATGTATGCTGACAACGAGATTGAAAATAGCGAAGCTGTACTTGTATTTAGCGACTGGCATTATGGGATGGTCGTAGATAATGTATTCAACAAATACGATACAGATATTTGTAAAAATAGAGTACAGGCTGTTGTAAATAACGCGATTAATAGAATCAAAGTACATAAATGTAATGCTCTTCATCTGATATTACTTGGAGATGCTTTCCACGGAGCAATACATACATCTGTCCGTGTTGCATCTGAGGAACTTGTGGTTGATCAAATTATGCAAGTATCAGAGATTATTGCTCAGGCTATTAACGCATTATCAATGTTTGTTCCGGGTGTATATGTATATACGACATATGGAAATCACGGGCGTGTTGTATCAAATAAGAAGGATAGCATCCATAAGGATAATCTTGAACGTATCGTCGGGTGGTGGCTCAAACAGAGACTTAAAGATAATGAAAGAGTAACCATGATGCCAGACAGTGGAACGGAATTTGTTTTCGTCAACGCGTGTGGTCATGATATATGCGCAGTGCATGGCGATCTTGATTCTGTTAGAACATCGCCAAGACTTCTTACTACACTGTTTTTCAAAGAGTATCAGAAAAATATAGAGTGTATTATTTTAGGTGATAAGCATCATAGAGAAAGTTTTGAGGAGCTAGGCGTTGTGTCTATGATATGCGGCGCTCTTTGCGGATCTGACGATTATGCAAACGAGAAAAGGCTATTCTCAAAACCCAATCAGTTACTTCTTATCTTTGACGAGAATGGGCTAGATGCTGAATATAGAATTAGATGTGATTGAGTCAGTTAACGCTGGCTCTTTTTTAATGAATGAAAGGAAGTGTTTGCGCTGGGTAGAAAGACAAAGAAAAATAATATAACTTCGCCGGAATTACTGGCGCAGGTCAATCCAGAGAATACTCAACTGCTTAAAGAGTTTCTCGACTATCTTAGGTCTGTTGATAGAAGTGAGACTACAATCGATGCTTATAAGAGTGATATCGAGATAGCGTTTGTATGGTGTTTGCAGAATAACGGCAACAAGTTCTTCGTTGATTGGACAAAAAGAAACATTATTGCATATCAGAACTGGTTGCTATATGAAAACGAAAACAGTCCAGCAAGGGTAAGGAGATTAAGGTCGTCTTTATCTTCTCTTTCAAACTTTATCGAGAACATCCTTGATGAGGACTATCCAAACTTTAGGAATATTATCGGAAAGATCGAGGCTCCTATTAATACACCTGTTAGAGAAAAAACTGTGTTATCAGATGAAGATGTGACAGGAATGCTTGATAGGCTCGTCGAAATGAAGCGTTACGACGTCGCATGTCTTACCGCATTAGCCGCGTATGGCGGGAGGCGAAAGGCAGAGCTATGTAGGTTTAAGGTAGACGATTTCTCAGACGAAAGGCTCGTGTGCGGAGGCAGTCTTTGGAAGAGCTCTCCTATGAGATCAAAGGGCAGAGGCAGACAGGGTAAGGTGATTTGCTGTTATACGCTCGCTCATAAGTTCAGGCCATATTTTGATATGTGGATGAAAGATAGAAGTGAAAAGGGGATTAAGAGCGAGTGGCTCTTTCCAAATGCATCTGGCAGTGATCACATAGGAATACCTACAGTTAATAGCTGGATGAATATTTTAAGTAGGATATCTGGCCTTGATATATATGCACATAGTTTTAGACATTACTTCACAACAATGCTTTCTAATGAAGGGCTCCCTGATAATGTAATTAAAGAGGTCGTTCAGTGGAATGATATCAGCATGGTTGGAGTGTATGTCGATAGGAATACCGAAGATACATTAGATATGTACTTTGGTTCCGACGGAATAATAAGGAAAGAGACAAAGACTTTATCTGATTTATAGTCTTTGCATGAGGAAAAGGAATGATACGGTTAAACGAGTTTATAAGTCGTGTAGCGGCTTCAATTAAAAGCGATGGTACAAAGAAGCATGTAAATCTTCCTAGAAAGGCGTTATATGTTTCTGATGATGACGGTAATACGAGAGTATTTTATATAAAAAGTACTAACAAGGATGTTCAGTATACTATTGATGACGTTAAGGTAATTCTTGCTGCTGCAATGAGAACGATGTATGAACTCATACAGTCAGGTGAAAAGGTTCAGTTTAGAGACTTTGGTACATTTGAAGCTAAGTATAGACTCCCTCGAAGATCGAAGCATCCTTGCACTGGCGAGCAAATTGTTATCCCCGGCAGATATATTGTTAAGTATATACCTGGAAACAGAATGAAGGTCGCTGCGAGGATATATGAGAAACTGCAGGAGGGTATTCAGGAGCCTCAAGAGGACTTGTTTGACGAGAGCATATACTTACCAGACGACGAGGACCAGGATGAACATGATGAGCCTGATGGCTTTGAATTGGAGATAGGTGAGGTTGATGACGATGGCGTTGGAAGTGAAGACTGAGAAAGCATACTGCAACAAATGTGGTATGGCATACAGTAAGAGAAGGGGAAACTTTCCAATATGCTACGCTGACACATATAAGGGACTTGGTACACTTCCTATTTGTAAGACATGCTTCGATCAGATGTATTCTAAATATCTGAATGATTGTGGTGAAGCAAAGCCAGCGGTAAGGCAGATGTGCAGAAAACTAGATTTGTATTGGAGCGATTCTATATTTGATACAGTTATGTTAACTGCTACCGCCGCAACTGCAATGACGAAGTATCTAGCAAGAATAAATAGAAGTAGCTATACGGGCAAGAGCTACGACGATACGTTAATCGGAGAGGGCACGATGTGGAACTTTAATGTAAGTCCGACGGTACAAGTGCCAGAATCTCTTGTCGATGTATCATTTGAAATACAAAGTGACGAACAAGACGACGAAGATCCAGTATCAGAAGATATAATCGATTTCTGGGGCGAGGGTTATACTCCGTCAATGTACCGTAAACTTGAGAAACGTAGACAATATTGGATGTCAAAATTTCAAGATGGCACAGAACTTGATATGGGCACGGAGGCTTTAATCAGGCAAATTTGTGCGCTTGAATTAGATATAAATAGAGATAGGGCTGAAGGTAAGTCTGTTGATAAGAATATAAATACACTCAATAACTTACTTGGCAGCGCTAACTTAAAACCAACGCAGATTAAGAGCGATTCTACTGCGTTGAACGATATACCGTTTGGCGTTGGCATTGGATGGTGTGAACAATTCCGTCCGATACCAGAACCGTCTGACGAGTTTAAAGACGTCGACGGTATAAGGAAATATGTGAGCGTTTGGCTGTTTGGGCATTTAGCCAAAATGCTTGGTAAGAAAAATCTTTATTCGAGGTTATATGAGGAAGAAGTTGCAAAGATGAGGGTAGAACGTCCAGAGTTCGTCAGTGAAGACGACGAAGAGTTTGTTGAGGACGTGCTGTCGTCGCATGACAGTGATGAATAATATATGGGTTATAACTTTGACTCAATAGATCCGTCGTATCGTAGAGAGATAGCACGATGCGCCGCTTATTATAGGGCTAACCCACACAGATTTGCAAAGGACATATTAAATCTCGATCTAAGAATATTCCAGCAGATTCTTCTTGTGATGATGAACTGGAGTGTCTCGTTTGTTTTTATAGCATCAAGAGGTTTGGGTAAAACATATCTCTCTGCTATCTTCTGTGTGATAAGGGCAATCTTATATCCAGGGTCAAAGATTGTTGTTGCGTCTGGCACAAGAGGTCAGGCTGTAAATATACTTCAGAAAATATTATTAGAATTGAAGCCGAAGTCTCCAGCTTTGGCTTTTGAAATAGACGAGAAGCAAACTAAATTGAACGGCATGGATGCCCAGATTGTTTTTAAGAACGGGTCGTTCATAAAGGTTGTAACATCTGGAGACAGCGCTCGTGGTAACAGAGCAAATATACTACTAATCGACGAGTTCAGATTAGTTCCAAAGGATACCGTAGATACAATTCTAAGCAAGTTCCTTACTAACAACAGAATGCCAGAATACTCTGAGCTAACTCGTGCTGAGAAACGCATAGAGTACCAGAAGGAACCGAATAAGACATTGTACCTAAGTAGTGCATACTTCTCTGACTCTTGGGCATATGCAAAGTGCGAGAGCACATTTAATATGATGCTCGACGAAAACAGACATAGTTTTGTATGCGGGTTCCCATATCAGCTCGCTATTAAAGAAGGACTGCTAATGGCGGAGGCCGTAGCAGATCAAATGGCTGAGTCTGACTTTAGCGAAGTAAAGTGGTCTATGGAGATGGGCGCTGAATGGTTCGGCGCCGCAGAAGATGCGTGGTTTGATTTTGATTCTATATCAAAGACAAGACGTATTAAGTATCCAATGCTGCCGGGCAGATTGGCAATTAAACTAAAGGATCATCCTTATATAAGAATAGAACCGAAAGCGCACAATGAAATACGAATACTTTCAGCCGATATTGCCTTGATGTCCAGTAGGAAGCATAACAACGACGCTACATCTATCTTTATAAATCAGATGATGCCTACGAAAGCTGGAAGATACATAAGTAACTTTATATATGGAGATACAATTGAAGGAATGCATACCGAAGACCAAGCACTAATGATAAGGAAATTATTTGATGAATACGAGTGCGACTACCTTGTACTTGATGCGCAGGGTGTTGGTAGCGGCGTGTACGATTGTCTTGTAAGGGATATCAATGATCCAGAAACAGGAGAAATATATCCTGCTATATCTTGCTATAACAATCCTGATATGGCTGCACGGTGTACTGTTCCAGGTGCAAAGAAAGTTATATGGGCAATTAAGGCTAGTGCTCAATTCAATTCGGATTGTGCATATAGACTGAGGGAAGGTTTTAGGAGCGGTCGAATCAGACTACCTGTTACTGAGTATGATGGCGAAGAATACTTACGTGAAATTAAAGGATATGATAATCTGAGCCCGTCCGACAAACTTAAATTGCAGTATCCGTATATAAACACAACATTATTAATAAATGAGTTGGTCAAGTTACAGTATGAGGAGACCAACGGAAGAGTATCGTTACATGAACGTAGCGGTATGAGAAAAGATAGATACTCTTCTATTTCGTATAATTATTATGTCGCTACATTAATTGAAAATAAATTGAGTAGACAAAATAATATGAATTCAAGCGTATCAAACATGTTTGTTATTAAACCCCCATCTTATAGCGGAAAGGCGGTGAAAACGTTTGGAAGTAATAACAGACACGGGTGGTTCTAAGCGCGGAAAAACAGATTTCGATAAGTTAGTACGGTTAACCAGTAAATTCTCTTCGATGACCAGACTTATCGCAAGAGATCTTAATAACTATAGAAATGCACCTACATTTTCACTGTACTCCAAAGATGACATTATCAAATATCTAAGCGATCCATATAGATATGAGAGACAGCTTAGAAGAGCTGTTATATACATTTACGGAGCCAGTCCTCACTTCAGGAGGATTGTTCAGTATTTTGTCGGGTTAAGCGACTTAGCTTATATCGTAGAACCATATCGTATTGATCCGAGGAAGGCGAATGTAAGAACGTTAGGTAACAACTACCGCAAGACACTTAACATGCTTTCTTCTATGAATATAAAGACACAGATTCCGAAGGTACTAACGGTATGTTTTAGAGAAGACGTATTCTATGGATACTTTTGGATGTCAAATGATAGTATAACTATCCAGCAGCTACCTAGCGATTATTGCGCAATCTCATCCATTGAGGGTAATGTACCCAACGTCACATTTAATTTCTCATATTTCGATTCGTACCCAGGTCTTTTGGAATACTATCCACAAGAATTCACAACTAAATATAGGATGTATCAAAAGGATCGCGCAACGAGATGGATCGAGTTAGATTCTCCGTATGCGTTTGCTATTAAATGCAATGCTGATATTTTGGATTACGCCATACCGCCATTCGCAGGACTTTTAAGAGAAGTGTATGATCTTGAAGATTATAGAAATATGAAGCTCACGAAGACTGCGCTTGAGAACTATGCGATGATTGGTATGAAATTGCCTATGGATGACGATGGTAACTTCTTGATTGACTTTAAGAAGGCGAAAGAGTTTTGGTATAACCTTGACAGTGTACTCCCAGAGGAAATAGGTTCTGTGCTTACGCCAATGGAAATGACGAAGTTTAGTTTTGAGAAGTCTAACACCGGCGATACAGACACTATTGCAGAAGCGGAGAACAATCTGTTTACTGCGGCTGGTGTATCTTCTCTCCTATTTAATAACCCAAAGGCGAGTGCGAATGCTTTACTGCTATCCATTAAGTCAGATCAGAATATGACGTTTGGAGTTGTGAAGAGTGTTGGCGATGCAATCAACAGACTTATTCAATCTCAAGGGTATGGTAAGAATTTCAAAATAGAGTTTCTTGATGTAAGTACATACAACAGAAAGGAAATTGGTGACGCATATCTTAAGGCTGCGTCGTATGGCCTACCTACGATCAGCGCATATGCGGCGTCGCAGGGAATAGGACAGGCAGAACTTGATTCGATGAGTTTCTTAGAGGGTACTGTGCTTGGATTACAGGATATGTTTAGACCGATAGTTAGTTCGAACCAAACATCTAACTTGCCGGTCGAATCAAATGGGGCCACTGATGAAGGTGGAGCTCCGCAAAAAGATATTGGAGAACTCACCGATGACGGAGAACAAACCAGAGAGGGTGAGTATTAATGGATAAGTTTATTTATGTCTTCAACAATACAGATAAGGAGTCATTGCTGGCTCATGGATATCTGTTATTAAAAGAAGATTATAATAATAATATTTTTATATTTGACGCAAATAGTTCTGATAAACAGTTTGCGCTGTCGGATGTGGATAGTTATATAGCATCCGATACTCTTACATTTTAATTGATTTAATGACCCTGCTTATTGCAGGGCTTTTTTTAATTGGAGGGTTAGGATGGCTAATAAGGTTTTAAATCTTACGTTCGCATCATCTCTAACCAATCTGTGCGAAGTGAATTCGTCATTTGATTCCGGCGTATTACAAATAGCATATGTCGGAAAAAATAGAAATCAATCTTCTATCTCCAGGGCTGTATTTGAAAGGGCTATCCCGTCTATGAGTAATGTCCCTGTCGTAGCCAACTATAGTGTTGCCGAAAATACTATAGGCGGTCATGACATGGGAATTGTAAAGAACGACAGCGGGGATATTCGTCTCGTCAATTTTACTGAGCCACTTGGTGTAGTACCCGAAAGCCATAGGGTTTGGTTTGACGATGTAGAAGAAGATGACGGAACCGTTCACACTTATATGTTTACAGATGTTCTGCTTTGGAAGAGACAGCCTGCGTACTTCAAGATTAAGAGTGATGGGCTGACCAAGCATTCTATGGAGATCACTGTTAAAGATGGTCATAAAGAGGATGACGTATACGTTATCGACGATATGGAGTTTACAGCATTTTGTCTACTCGGTGACGACGTAGAGCCATGCTTTGAGTCGTCTTCGTTAGAAGTATTCTCCAACAATTTTAAGAAGCAGATGTCTGAGATGATGCAGGATTTAAAGGATTCATTTTCAATCGATACGTCTAATGACGTTGAAGATAAACACCCACAAAAATATTCGATGGAAGGAGGAGAAAAGGTATTGGACAAGAACGAACTGATTGCTGAATACGGTATTGATGTAGAGTCTCTTGATTTTTCTATCGATGACCTTACATACGAAGAGCTAAGGGAAAAGTTTGAAGCAATGAAGGTTGAACAGGCCGCTGCTGGTGATGAGAATGGTACTGGTGGAGAACCTGAGGCCGAAGAGACTTTCGCTCTGACAGGTCAGCATATTGAAGAGATTCGTAGACAGCTTACGACTGAGACAATCGAGATGTCATGGGGAACCGAGCCTAGGTATTGGTATATCGACTGCGATATTGCCGCAGGCGAAGTGTATGCATGGGATCAGAAGGATTGGCTTATGTATGGATTTACGTATAGCGTAGACGGCGACGCCGTTTCTATTGATTTTGATTCTAAGAAGCGTAAGAAATATGCAATCGTTGATTTCGAAGGTGAGCAGGACTCTCCTATCGCTGGCATCTTTGCCCGCGCAGAACAAGCTATCAAAGACAATGCCGAGTGGGAAGCAAAATACAATACTGCCTCCTGCACTATCGCGTCTATGGAGACTGAGCTCGAAGCGCTTAGGAGCTATAAACTCGATATTGAAAAAGGCAAAGCAGATGAAGCAAGAGCAGCTCTGTTTGCCAATTTTGTAGACCTCGAAGGAATCGAGGCATTTGATGAACTTAAAGGAAACTGCTCTGATATGGAACTTGATGTTCTTGAAGAGAAATGCTATGCGCTACGTGGAAGATATGGAACGCAAGCTAAGTTCTCTGCTGAGACACAAAAGTCTCCAAAGCAAAAAGTAGTTAAGACTACTGATTTTTCTAAAGACCCTTATGGCGGAGTCGTTGAAGAGTATCTTGGAAAAAGACAATAATTACAACTATTTCTTCGGGTTGATGCCCGGATTTTGTAATGATTCAAGGAGGAAATAATTATGGCAAATAAACATGCCGTTGTCAGAACTGACAGACTTACTGGCACAGACGATCGTGCTCGTCTTATCTCTGTACGCTATCAGCCTTCTGGCACAATGACTGCTATTGAAAATGGTAACGTTGTCCTTGTAGGTGAACTTGAGGCAGGTGCTAATGTTATCAATCGTGAAATCTTTAAAGGTGGCACCCCTACTGCATCTTCTGCACTGCGTGACATTGTACTGATCGCTACACCAGAAGTTATGTATGACGAGAGGCTTAGAAATCTTGACGAGTTTATTAACGAAGCTGGCAGGATTTCCAGGGGTTATCGTCTGCACACTCATGATGTATTCTCTGTAACTGCTGAAGCTCTTGAGGCTGCTAACGCAAATCTGCTTGCAAAGGGTAGCGTTGTCGAGCTTATGGGTGGAACAAAGATGAAAGTTGTTCAAACTGCTACTAGTGGTTCTACTACAATCGGCAAGATTATCGATGTCAATGTCGTTGGTCGTTACACCTACTATGCGATCGAAGTACAGTAATAATAGGAAAGGTGGTAAAGAATAATGGCAAATATTAATGATATTGTAAAACTCGCCGTTGATGCATACAAGGGCAATCTTGAGAAGTACTCTCTGAGAGATTCTCAGGAGACAATTAAACAGGCTCTGATCGAGGCTAATAATGGTAGCACCGTTCTCGACTATAGAGCAATTCGTGATGGTAAGTGCTCTGGCCTTTTCACCATCATTGAGGAAATCCTGTCCAGAACCGTAGTCGAGGGTCTGCAGGAGAATGACTTCTTCAACGCTTTCGTAGATTTTAGAAACGTTGCTGAAGGCGATATGAATGAGTTCGTTGTTGAAGATAGCGTTCTGTTCGTTGTTGACGAAGTTGCAGATGGCACTCAGGCTCTGCGTAGGCAGAGACTTGGCGGAGAAAGTTCTGTTGCTATCCCTACATCCATGAAGATGGTTCGTATTTATGAGGAACTGAATCGCGTTCTGTCTGGTAGGGTTGACTTCAATCATATGATTAACCTTGTTGCAGAATCCTTCAATGCTAGAATTCTGAATGACATTTATACTGTTTGGGCTGGTGCTACTGCTCAGGATATGGGTGGTGTTACTTACTTCCCTACCGCTGGTACCTATAATGAAGACGCTCTGCTTGATCTTATTGCTCATGTAGAAGCTGCCGCTGGTGGCAAGACTGCTACTATCCTTGGTACAAAGAAGGCTCTTAGGGCTCTTAAGGAGTCCATCCAGTCTGATGGCGCTAAGGACGAACTTCACAACTTTGGTTACTATGGTAAGTTCTACGGAACACCTTGTGTCGCTATCCCTCAGAGACATAAGGTTGGAAGTACTCAGTTCCTGTATGCCGATGACATCCTGACCATTGTTGCTGGCGACGACAAACCTATTAAGTTTGTTTACGAAGGCAATCCCATTGTCCTTATGGGCGATCCTATGACAAATATGGACTTCACTCAGGAGTATCTGTATGGAGTTAAATACGGCCTTGGCATCGTTCTTGCTGGTGGCAACGCAGGTATTGGACGTTACGAATTTTAAAACTAATATAATTAATGCGGGGTCAGCAACGGCCCCGCGTTTTGAATGAAAGGAGAAATATGGCAAGAAGAAAAGCAGTTGACGAAACAGCTGATATTACAAGTGTAGAGGCTGAATCCAAACCAATCATTCCAAAAGATATTGACCCTAATACAATGGTATTGGTTAAAAACGGCTTTCATGGTCCGCTGATTTATGTTAGCTCTAGGACTAATGAAAGAGTTGTATGGAATGAGTTTGGTGACGAGCAAGAGATGGAACTTAAAGAGCTTCGCAACGCGAAAAGTTCTGCGAAGAAGTTCTTCGAAAATAATTGGTTTATGTTTAGCGACGAATATAAATGGGTAGTCTCCTATCTTGGGCTTAATAAATATTATAAGTATGCTGTCAAGTTGGAAGACTTTGACGAGATATTTGAAAAGAAGCCAGAAGAGATAGCCGATATTGTTTCTAAGATGACAAATGGGCAGAAACATTCGCTATCGTACAGAGCTAGACAGCTTGTTATGAACGGAGAAATTGATTCAAGAAAGATGATTGCGGCTCTTGAGGAAGCTCTCGACACTGAATTTATTGAGAAGTAAGGAGGGCTATTATGACCATTCCTTATGATACTTTTAAAGGTGCGTTCTTATCAAAAATTACAGAGTATGAATTATACAACATGTACGATTCTGGAGATGACGATGTAGCAGACGCTATTGTTGATGGCTGTATGAAAAGAACTGTGTCTAATTCTATGTTTAAAAAGGTATTTGGCATAGACTTCCTTGGTAATGCTGATGATGATAGTAGAGCGTTTAATGTAGATATTAAAGAAGACGCACTAGACGAAATTGTCGATATTGTTTCTGAAGGTATGGTAGAGCATTGGCTCAAACCATATTTATATAATCAGGAGAATTTACAAAATATTCTCAACACAAGAGACTATACTATGTACTCTCCTGCAGAGCTTATTCTGCGTATCGGGAACGCACACAAACAGGCTCATGCTAACTATGTGCACCTCATCCGTGAACATAGTTATAATGTCGGAGATTTAACGAGTCTTCATTTATGATGGTGAAAATTAGAACCGGTGACGAAATAGACTCCGCGTTTCTTTGTAACTATTTCAATACTCTCGTGAATCAGTTTTTTAAGATTCTCCCGATGCGAGAGGACAATGAGGAGTCGCTATTCACTTATATAGAAGAGTTGCAGGAGGAGCTAGTCGGTTTCTCTAAACTGTTTGGTGGCTTATTCGAGTACGACCAATCGTTTATATCTCTGATTAGCATTCTTCAGTACATGATTGACCACCCAGAATGTCAAGTGATCACTACCAGGCGAAAAGTTTTTAGAGCCATTTCGATTTGTAACAAACTCAAAGCGAAATACGGAGAGGTTGGTGGTAACGATGAACAGCGTTGATGTTTATACCAGACGAATTGAACAAAGAGGTGGAAGTCGTAGAGGCTCTTTTAAAAATCATGCAATTCATTCTATAAATACATTCTTGCCAGATAATCTATCGTACACGACAGTGCCGATAGATGGCATAGAGCAAACGGTAGCAATAATTAACTCTGATAACCTGGACGAAAAAACAATTTTATCTATGCCTGGTGAAACTCTTAGGCATGGTGGTCTTGTAGACTGGATGGATAACTATTGGATTATATACGAACTCGACGCAAACACTACGCTATATCAACGAGGCATACTGTGGCAATGCAACTATCTTCTGAAGTGGGTGTCGGAAGACGGTGAAATTCATGAGCAGTGGTGTGTCGTTGAAGACGGCACAAAGTACCTTACTGGTGAAATGGAGGATAGAAACTTCATTGTAACAAGAGGCGACGCTCGTATAGCAATCACAATGCCGAAGAATGAACAAACAGTAAAACTCAATAGAGAGAATAGATTTATTGTAGATGATCCAGAGTCAGAAAAGATGCTATGTTTTATTCTTTCCAAACCGCTTAAGGTTGGACATCAATATGGAAAGAATAATACAACAGACGGGGTATTCAAATACGTCCTGCAGGAAGTCACTGCTACCGGAGACGATAACTTTGAATTAAGAGTTGCGGATTATTATAAGTACTATCCGAAAGAAAACAACGCTGACGACACAACAACACCGTCAGATAATCCTACTACAGAAGGGAGCTATTGGCTATAATGCAACTTGAGGATTTTTACGATTATAAAAATAAATTCATGGAGCATATTCTGACAAACGAAAAAATAGTTTCTCTCCTATCTGAGAAGGATGAGGACGGCAATGACATATATACATTAGAAAACTCTAAGGATTTGATGTACAAGCAGGTGTTCCCGTTCTTATATGTGCCAGAAACGGTTCATGACGGATGTACATATATATGTTGCGATGTTGATGTTCAGGAAGCTCAAGATAAAACTTATTACGAAGCAGTCATTTATGTGTGGGTGTTCGCCCATAGGAGCAGGCTGCGGTTGCCTAATGGTGAGGGCGTGAGAACCGACAAGCTATGTTCTGAGATTGCTAAAACAATAAATGGAAGTAGGGAGTATGGGCTGGGAGAACTTGATTTCTTTATGACGAAGAGGTTTGCACCTGTGTCAGATTATGATGGTAAGCAAATGTACTTCTACGCAACAGAATTCAACAGACAATACAATCCAAATAAATTTACTCCCTCAAACAGAAAGGGCAGATAATGCCTACACTAAATATGCTTTACAGGCATGAGTACGCCATAAACGATAAAATAACAATTAGAGTACCATACGTCGGAGAGGTTCTCGAAGATGAGGATGAGTACTATAACATTGTTACTCTTCTCACGGCTACGCCATACGATTTAATGGTAGAGCTAGACGATATGGGTTTAGATTTTACATCAATGAGTGATTATGATTTGTTCCTAATAGTGTTTATGTCGATAAGGGGACTCGATACAAGATATATTTTTGGCAATTTAGACTTGACGAAATTCAATCTTGAATTAAATCCACAGAACAATAAGCCGATATTGGTCGATCATGAAAACGATATTGTTATAGATAGAGCTATACAAGGACAAATAGCTGCCACTCTAAGAAAGATTCACCACTTAGAGAGGAATAAGCGTAAGCCTGCAAACGAAGAAGCTAGGAAGTATCTCCTAGAAAGAGCAAGGGCGAAGAAGAAACGAAGTAAAAATCGACTTCAAGATTCTGAGCTCGAATCGCTAATAATTGCTATGGTTAATACCGAGCAATATAAATATAACTACGAAGAAACTTTGTCTCTTACTATATATCAGTTTAACGAAAGTGTTAAACAGATAATCAAGAAAGTTGATTATGAGCATGTAATGAACGGAGTTTACTTCGGTACAGTAGATTACAAAGGGCTAAGTCAAGACGAAAAGAATTGGCTTATCCATAAATAATAATTAGGAGGAATTGATATATGAATATCGGTGATCTTACAATTACCAGCCTTGAGACCATCACAGCGTTCAATGTTACTACTGGCGCTTACAAGTTCACCCTTGATGAGCTTCAGAATGCGACAATTCAGAACAGCCAGGAGACTCAGGAAATTACTGGTAAGGGTGGTCGTAGACTTTCCACTCTTAAGAGAAATAAATCCGTTACCGTTTCCGGCACCAATGGTATGATTTCCGGTGGTCTGCTGGAAGTTCAGACTGGTGGTACTTTTGAAAACAAGACCACTCAGGTACTTTGGACTGATTATCTGACTGTTAAATCCAATGCGGCTACAACCAACTATAAGGCAGTCGGTACAGCCGGTGCTGAAATCGAAGAGCTGTATATTAAGAATAATGACGGTACACTTGGTACAGAGCTTGAGCAGGCCGCTTCTGCAGCCGAAGGCAAGTTTGCGTATGATCCTTCTACGAAGGCTCTTACATTCTCTGGCGTAGCAGACAACACTGAGATTGTTGTTTATTACAAGAGGAACATTACTGCTGATGTCCTGTCCAACGAGTCCGACAAGTATTCTGAGAAGGCTACACTGTATATTGACGCTCTTGCAGAAGACAAGTGCGCTAATGTATATCGCGTTCAGTTCTTCATTCCGAAGGCTGACTTCTCTGGCGAGTTCCAGATTGAGATGGGCGATAACCAGGCAACTCATGACTTTGAAGCAGAATCTCTGGCAGGTGCCTGCATTAGCGGTAGCTCCAGTCTGCTTTGGACATACACTGTATTTGGTGTAAATACTGAGGACGCTGCTTAATTAAAAATATTTTACAGTATGATCTGTAATACAAAATGGGGCGCTTAGAAAACTAAGCGCCTCAGAATTTAAGGAGGAATCGAAATGGCGGGTGGAAAAAGAATCTGCAAAGTATGCGGTAAGGAGTACGATTATTGCAAGACTTGGCTTAGTGAAAATAAGTTTAGATGGCAAGATGTTGCTTGTTCCGTAGAATGCGGAGCTAAGTATTTTGCCGACATCGAGGCTTCTCGTAATAAAAGTGCTGAGACTGAGGAGGCCCAAATAGCTCCTAAGAAAACTTCTCGCAGAAAAAAGAAGGCTACAGAGATAGTTACAGAAGTCGAGTAAGTTATATCAGCCAGATAAATTTCGGTCACATCTATTAGGTGTGGCCTATTTTATTGGGGTGATTGGAATAGATAAAGAGATACAACTTATAATTGATAATAATGCTATTGATAGATATGCAGAGTATTATTTCAGTTTACATAAAAAGGCGCATAAAAACCCAATACCATATCCATACCATGAAAGTATAAATACATGGATGATTATGAGAAGACCTATGATGAACGCTTTAAAACAAAGGTGGAAAGATTTCGTTCAGTGGCTTATATCTGAACAAGGTTACGATAACCTACGTATTGATAGATGCGAGATACACCAAAAAGTTTTCTATCCTACCAAGCGGAGAAGAGATATTGATAACTCTGTCCCAAAGTTCATATTAGACGGACTGGTAGAAAGCGGAATGATTATAGACGATAGCTATAATCATATTGTCAAACTTGTATTGGAGTGCGGATTTGATAAGGATAATCCGAGAACTGAAATTATAATATCGGTGTTAGATGAAGATACATCTACTATCAATAAAAATATAGATGAATGAAAGGAATATTTGAAATGGAGAAAATTAGTGCTGACGCATTTGTCGCAAATTATGCGACAACTGATGAATATAAAGAGATTGAGTTCTGTGACACATCGTTTATGTTAAGAGAGCACGTAGATATTGAGTCAATGATGAAAATCGTTAACACAGTTGTAAAGGCTTGTTTTATTGACGACGGAGAGTTCAGACCTGAACTTAAAGACTTTGTATTTAGGTGGCAAGTTATTGAGGAATATACAAATATTAAATTACCAGAGGAGACACGCGATCAGTATAGGTTTGTATATGAATCCGGTGTTTTCGGTACGGTGATGAACGCTATTGACAACGAACAGATTAATGCGATCGTTAGAAGTATCGACGAGAAAATTCGTTATATCGCCGATTCTAATATAAATGAATTAGAGAGCAAGCTCAATGAATTGTATAATAGTGCTAAAGTGCTTGTTGATAGAATTGAGGATTCTATGAGCGGTGTAGACAGTGATACAATTACTAAAATCGCATCCGCGTTTTCTGGTGACGGTGCAATCAACACAGAGGAACTTGCAAAGGCGCTTATCGCTGCAAGAAATTGACTGCATTAGCAATAAATAAATATTGACAACGATAATCTAAGGATTGGCTTTCGCCAATCCTTTTTTTTAATAGAGGGACGAAATGAAGATATTGGGCGACGATGAATTATTAGGTGTTGTAAGAGATGTTACAAGTGATGTCGTCACTATAAGATGGCGCAACAAAAGTATACAAGTAAGAAAATTACTTTCATATGCCGAAGAAACAGAGCTCGTTAAGAGAATATTGATGTGTTGTAGTCATATCGATGGGGACGACGTGTCGTTTATACCTGAATTATTTGACATCTCATTTAGGGCAAACATTGTTTCTGCGTATTCAATGATAAAGTTACCAGATGATTTAGAGAAGCAACATTTAATTTTATATGGCACTGATTTATACAATTGCATTCTGTCTGTAGCAAATAGCTCACAGGTAGAAACGATAAAAAACATTGTTGAATATTATTTAGATTATAGAGGTTGATATGGCCTATGATTATGAAGCTGCCTACTCAGATTTTATTGAAAAGATAAAACGAAGAGTAGAGGAAGCGCTAGATAAGGCGTTTAAAGACGCATATGCGGAGTTTTTCAAACTAATTGACGCAAAAATAAAAGAGATATATACAGCAGCCGCAGATGATTTTTATAACGCATATGACCCAATATTTTATAAAGAAGAAAGACGTGGCAGCTTAAGAGAGATGTTAGTAACAGAAGTCACATACGACTCGTTTTCTGGTGAATTTAAGGACGACGGGATAACCAACAGAAGAGGCGGGTCTTTGTACAATCAGGTTTTTAAGGAGGGGTGGCACGGTGGTGCGTCGACTGGACCGCGTCATCCAAATGAAGGTGTACCGTGGTACAGAACACCACATCCGAGCAGGGCCAAGAAGTCAAAAATACATCCAAATAAAAAGCAAAGACCATGGGTCAGATGGAGCAGGTTTAGTGCAAAACAAACTAAGTCCACATACGAGATTTTTATGGAAAAGAAAACTGAATATGAAAATAGCCCAGAATATGATGCAGCTTTTCAACAAATATTAGCAAAAAAACGTAACGAATATTTAAAACAGATATAAAGGTGGTGAGATACAAAAATGGGAGATAAATTTACAATGAAGACCCCCAGTAGTGGCGGTACAACATTTGAGCCTGCGCGTCAACAGGTTGTTGTCCAAATCATAGGGGAAGATAAATTAAAGAGCTTTGCAAGGACATTAAATAACATAGCACACGGAATAGACCTTAATAAATACTGGAAGGGCCAACAGGATCTCATTAATGATGTATCTAGGGCTTACGCTAATTATATGGACAATGTGTCCGAGGCGTCTAGCGCCGACCTTATTAAGAACTTTAATGCGCTAAAAGCTACGGGTGCGGATATCTCTAAAATTTTTTCAAACTATGAAGACATATCTAGCGCCTATACAAACGCAAGTAGATCTTATGGAATGATAGCAAGTTCGTTCTCTGAGGCAAATTTTAGAGACGCATTTGACTCCATGGAATTTATGAAAGGCATGGGTGTAGACCTAAACCGCGTATTCGAGCAACTTGGAAATGCGTCATTTGTAGAAAATATTACGAAACAGCTGGAAGAGTCGTCTGTTAAATTCGATAAGGTAAAGTCAGATCTTGAGTCAACAAGACAAAAATTAGAAGAAACACAGGCTCAGCTCGAACGTATGAAGACCGGCGACATATTTGTTGGATATGAAGACGAGATACTAACATTAAGAGAGAAGGTTGCAACCCTAAGGTCAGAGAACGCAAGATTATCTACCGATTTTGAGCTTGCTAAGGAGAAGGCTGAATCTGAATTCAAATCGTTTTTAAGGGTAAACGAAATACCTTTTGAGGATATAGATGGATACGAAAGATTTAGTGACATATTTGACAATATAAGAGAAGGCGCACTCTCTGGCAAAGAAGCCATAGCCGCGTTCAAACAGGAATACCGTACAGAGTGGGAAGGAGTAATTGGTCGTGGCGGTGATATAACCGGTGGTATTAACGCTGAAGACATGCAGGCTATTCTATCGAGTATAGATAATGTGAAGTCTGGACTCGGATCAATGCTTAAAACATTAAGCGATTCTATGGGTACGACAAGTACGGTATCTCTTAACCTAAACGAATTATTATCACAGCTAAAAGAAATCGCCAATGAGTATGGGACTTCTAGTACGATAGATGATATCACCACGTCTTTGCGTATGCTTATAGATTCTATGTCTGAGCTTGGAAATGTAGCGCCTGAAAGCATTAATGGCATGGCTGCTGCATTTAAAAACATCAGGTCGATTAATGGTATAGAGGTCGATCCAAAGGCGATTGACACTATTGTAGAAGGATTAAGAAGTCTATCAACTATAGACGACGTCGGCAAGCTGTCTGTAATATCAAATATCGATTTTAGTAAGTACGCAAATCTAAAAGTTACCAAAAGTTCACTAAACAATCTATATACATATCTATCTTCTATTGCAGATATCAATGCAGATAAATTAATGGCAATATCTCAAATAGATTTAAGTGGCCTAGCAGGATTAAAGTTTACAGCCGGAAACGCCGATAGCTTTTTATCCCTGACTGAGACTATAAAAAATCTAGGTGATTCCACGAATACATTCGGCGGTTTTGGAAATCTTATAACAGAACTTAATAAGCTAGAAGGAATAAAGCTAACAAAGGCTACATCTGAAAACCTTACTAATTTATTGAATGCAATAAATAATCTTCACATTGATGCAAATATCAATCAATTGCAGTCATTAGATTTTTCAAATTTTGCGAATATTAAGATAAATAAAGGGTCGCTGAAAAATCTTGCCGAGTTTCTTCCGGCGATAGCTAATAGTTTGTCTGCTATAAATGGGGTTAATTTAGAAAATGTAGATGCGCTTTCAAAAATAGATTGGGGAAACTGGACTAGTTTTGATGTTAAGCATGAAAGCATTGAGCAGTTTGAAAGATTAATAGAGAAAATAAGTGGTGCTCAGGTTGCAGTATTTAATACGGGGGATCAGCAATATTCTTCTAAGAAATTAGAAGAGGGCACTGCTAGATATGCAAGGGCGTTATCTGCTGTCGACAAAGCGCTTGTCTCGGCAAGAGAGAATGCAAGGAAATGGACAGCTGCTCAAAACGGTAAGTCATCAGGTGCATATACTAAATTACAAGGCTCAATAACAGCATTAACTACATTAAAAGAAAATATAGAAAATTATTCTGGCTCAAAATTTAGAGAAGAGCTTGATAAGATAAATGCTGATATAAACGAAGCAATCAACACAATGTCTGAAAATAATGAGCGTTTTAATGCAGACGTAATGAAAAAGGGCAGTGTTGATTATTCAAACGCTCTTGCACAAATTAGCAATGCGATTAAAGGAGTAGAGTCTCAGTCAGATAGATTTAAGAACATTTTCGCCGGGACCGAGGTTGGTGCTGATAAACTTGCATCGCTCGATGCTATTGTAGGGAAGCTAAAAGAGCTAAATACAGCAATTACCACAGGCAGTGGTATCTCAAAAGATTCCTATAAAGAAAGACTTGCGAAAATTAAAGAAGAGGCTGCAAGTCTTAACGAAGAGCTATCGAAATTAGCCAGAGAACAAAAGGGTACTCTGGTCGAAGGTACTAAGGGATATAATGATGCGCTTACTAAACTGAACTCGATGCTAATTCAAGTAACAGAGAACAGTGAGAAGTGGGATGCATCAAAGAATGGTAGAACATCTGCAAACTACGAAGAGTATATAGCTCAGGGCGAAGCAATTCGTCAGTTAATGAGTGATATACAAGCTGGCAATGTGACACAGAAAGAATTCCAAGAGAGGTCTGCTGAAATTGCCAGAACAATGAAGGAAAACGAGGCGGCAATAAGAGCCGAGGGTGAGGCTGTTAAGTCACTCGGCAGTTCATTCCAGGGCGTACTCGGCGTATTGCTTAAATATTTCTCTCTTACTAGAATAATGTTTGCGGCTATTAACAAGGCGAAGGAAATGGTCAACACTTCGATGGACATCGAAAGTGCTATGACGAGAATTCAAATTGTTACAGGCTCGACAGACGCACAGATGGAGCACTTCTTCGAGGCGACAGCGGCTCAAGCTAAATCGCTTGGTAAGAATCTTACTGATGTAGCAGGTTCTATTGAGACATTCAGTAGACTTGGATATTCTATAAGTGATGCATCAGAGCTGTCGAAGTACGCTACTATCATGTCTAACGTCGCTGATGTTGATGTTGATGCGGCTACGACCGGTATAACTTCTATTATTAAAGGCTTTGACATGAAAGCCAGCGATGCTGAGCATGTTAGTGACGTTCTGGTACAGGTCGGTCAGAAATACGCTATTTCTGCCGAGGAACTTATGGAAGCGTTTGAGCGTGGCGGTGCAGCATTAAATGCTTCCGGAACTTCGTTCGAAAAATCTGCCGCTCTATTTGCGGCTACAAACGCATCGTTACAGAACGCTGCGACAACCGGTACGCTGTGGAAGACAGTATCTGCCCGTATCAGAGGTGCAACTACAGAGCTTGCTGAAATGGGCGAAGAGACTGACGATGTAGCATACGGTCTTTCTAAATATAGAGACGAAATCAAGGCGTTAACTGGTGGAGTCGACATCATGGTCGATGACGAACATTATAAAGATATGTACGATATCTTTGTTGAGTTAGCGTCCGTTTGGGATACAATCGAAAGTGACACAAATAGATCTCGTATCGCAGAAATATTAGGCGGTACTAGAAACCTATCGGGTATATCTTCTACTATCCAAAATATTGCCGACGCAATTAATGCATATGACGACGCAATGAATGCGAGCAAGGTATCTGAAGAAGCAAATGCGTTATATATGGATACTGCTCGTGCTCATGCAGAACAGCTCAAGGCTACGTTCCAGGAGTTATCGGCTGATTTAGTCAATACTGATTTAATAAAGAGCGCTATAGACGCACTTAAAACTGTTCTTGAGCTCATAGATTCTATTATAAAGAAGTTCGGCGGGTTTACTGCGCTACCGATCGCTGGGCTGGTAGCCACTATCATGGAGATACATGATCTAGGTGGATTTAAAAGTTTCAGTGATTTTACAACTGCAATTGGGCTTATGGCGGAAAACGCTGTAGCTGCTGTTAGTTCAATTGGTTTATTACAGGCTGCATTAACATCTCTTGGTGTGGTTATTGCTGGTATAGGAATAATTGCACTTATCTCATACTTCGATAATCTAAACCATGCTGTCGACAACGCAAGAAAGAACATGGAAGATACTGCGTCTGAGTATGAAAACGCTAGGAGCAAAACCGAAGGGCTAAAGCGTGAATTAGACGAAGCGAGAACAGCGTATGAAAATCTTGAGACTGCATCTCATATTGAATATGTCGATGAAACAGAACTTGAGAAGTTAAGAGAAGCAACGGAACTTCTTCAACTTCAGTATGATATTGCAAAAAGAGAAGAAGAATCGAAGGCTATAGAGGCCGCCGACGCGGCTGTTAATGCGTATCGTACAGAGTTTAAAACTCCTGCAAGTGAAGATAAGTATAGGGAATATTATACTGGTAATAGAGACTATGGGACTGTAGCTTTACCTAATTTGACAGCAGACCATGGCAATATATCCGCTATGATTGCCGCAGTTGATGTGTTCAGAGACTTACGCGACGAACAGGAAGAGGGTTCTGATGAGTGGCTTGAGTACGGAGAGGCTGCGAAAGAGACAGAAGACATTATATGGGATCAGGTATCAACGCTTCTTGAGTATAAGAAAGCGATAGAGAGTATACCAGAAGAACTTCGTACAGACAGGCAAAAATCTACACTTGATGAAATAGCGGCATCTATAGACTACATACAGTCGAAACTTGGTAGTCCATTAGACGACGTAATTAGTGGCACATCTGCAACGTATGACAAGGCTATAGAGAAGCTACGCGGATATGTCGACGAAATGGTAGACGCCAATGTCGAAGAAGGTAACAAGAGATATAAAGAAGCGCTTGACGATCTAGCTAACTATGGCGTTGATGCGTCGAAGACTGTGTTCGGTAATATAGACCTAGGGAACAGACAGGTGTTGACATGGACAGAAGACATGCTGTCTAAGTATAAAGATGAGCTAGAGTCTTGGGGGCAATCTGTAGAAGAATTAAAAGGAGGCGTTTCGACTGTACTCGGTTCGTCTAGTGATTTTGGCGGATTGGAAATAGCGTTCTCTCCTATTCTCCAGACTGAAGACGGCCCTGTTTTACTAGGTAAAGAAACAGTAAATACTTATATAAAAGATCTCATAGCCGAACTTAGCAAAGACGGCGGAGAATGGACCAGCGAAGACCTGCTTAAATTAGATGCTAAAGGTGCGACTGTCAATGGTAGAAAGATAAAAAATATCATTGCAGACATCGGAGATACTGCTAAGGATACTGGCGAGGTAATGCATTATCTCGGAGAAGACGGCGAGATTGCAGACGCGCTCAGACAGATTGACGATGCAAATAAGTTAGCTGCTATGTCTGCAGAGGACTTTGTAAATGCATACGGATCTAATAATACTATAAATGATATTGTCGAAGAAGCAATCGCACTTGGAATTGCAGCAGATGATTCAGATTCAGAATTAAGTGAGCTGGCGACGAAACTATTTGATGTTGGGATAATAGGAAGCGATACCGCTGGTGAGCTTGGAAATACAGTTCTTACGCTTGAAGAGTTAAGCGGAAAAATAAAAGAGTTTTCTGAATTCCAGGATAAGCTGACAAGTGCCATGGACGCATCCAAGAGCGCTGTTGGTCTTAACACTGAGCAAATTAACGATCTTAAGGACGCATACGGAAACCTCGAAGGCTTTGATGCCGCAAGACTATTTGAGACAACGTACAATGGTGTACATCTTAATGAGGAGGAACTTAAGAGGCTTAACGAAGAAGCAGCCAATAATAAGCTAGCTGATTTGTATACGACTCTAGCGTCAAAACTTGATGAGTATCACAGGGTTCAAGCCGAGGGTGGTGATACGTCTCGGATCGAGGACGAGATATACGACACGGAGCTTCTCATTTCACAATACGAAGGTCTTACGTCGGCATATAATACATACCTATCTGCTAAATCTGGAAAGAAAGAAAGAGATAGTTACGAAGGGATAGGCGACGACTATGAAGAGATGAAAAAGATTCTCGACATGGGCTGGTACGGTGATGATTCTCTTAACTCCTATCTTGATCTTATCCTCTCGAAGGCTGCTAGAACTGGTGACGCTGTTAAAGATTTCGAGCGTCTTAACAAGACAATAGAAGGAACATCTCACAGTATACTTGACTACTGGCAATACGATGAAGATTCTAAAGAACTTGCTAGCGACGGATTGTTTAATTTCTTAAAAGACGTCAACAAGAAATTTGGTGATACGTACGCAAGTGTCGAAGACGGCAATTATGTATTCGATCTCACTGGTAATAAGTTAAACGAGGTTGCAGATGCGTTCGGAATGTCTGCTGAAATGATACAGATATTTGAACGCGCTCTAATTGACACCGGATCTGTTGTCGTATTAGATAATGACAGAATCGAAGAGATAACTGGTAGTCTGAAAGATCTTCAGAACGCTGGCGAAATTAGTCCAGACATAGATCTCAATTTTGACTTAGCCGAGATGAGCTTAGAAGATATACAAAGTAAAATCAAAGAGCTTAACGAAGCAAAAGCAAAAATAAATGTAGAAACTGACGAAGATGGAACTAGAAAGCTACAGCTTCTTGATGCCGCTGTGTCGGCGTTACAAAATAAAGCTGTCAACCTAAAGATAAACACTGCGATAGAGAATGGCGCTACCGTTGAAGAACTGATGAATATGGACGACGAGACACTTAAGTCTACGCTTAACATAGAAGTGAACGGAGATACAGAGCTTCAACAGGCGAGGGACATGTTACAAACGTTGTCTAGCGGCACAAGTGTTCCAATAACAGTTAAGATTGATGAATCTCAGTTTAGTGCATTAACTAACTCTGGTAGCGAAGCTACGATAGTTTATCACGTTAACAGAGCAGAAGTCGACGCATTTATGGAAGAAAGCCATGATGATGATGCTACTGTTACATATGGTGTCGATAGAAGTCTTGTTGATGCATTTAGGCAATCAAATATAAATAGAACTGCTACGGTCACTTATACGGCTGACACTAGTAAACTTCCAACGACATTTACTAGACTGAAGCGATATATCGATTATGTTCATGTCGGTGAAGCTAGCGGTACCATGAGGTCAGTTAAGACTGCTCGTGCTAATGGTAGTATGTATAACGCTCCGTTGAACTATAAGAGGGCGTTCGCGAATGGTAGTGTTGCTTTAGATGAAGATGAGCTTGCGTTGGTGAACGAGCTCGGTACCGAATCAATCATAAGAGACGGCATTTGGAGCTTAATTCCAGGCGGAATTCATCAAGAACATTTAAAGAAAGGCGACATTATTCTATCGGCAGAGCAGACTAAAGCTCTTATCAATACAGGTAAGGCTGCAGGTCATGCAAGAGCGTATGCAATGGGTACTCTTCTATCTAATGCTTACGACTCTGGTTCTGGCGCAATGCCTAGAAAGACGACCAGTAAGACAATATCGCTTGCTAAAAAGGCATCGTCTAGCACAAAGAAATCTTCAAGTAAGAAATCTTCAAGCAAGAAATCTTCAAGCAAGAAATCGTCTTCGAGCAAAAAATCGAGCAAGTCTAGCAATAGCAAAGATGACAGCGACGATTTTGACTGGATAGAAGTTCTTCTCGATAGATGGGAACGCGCTATTGATAATCTTAGCACACTAGCCGAAAGTATTTACAGGAAGTTAGGTGACAGAATTAGTGCCACTGATAAGGAAATTGAGGCTGTAACCAATCAGATAAGATTAGAGTATGCGGCATATGACAAATATATAGCTAAAGCAAATTCTATAAAGTTATCTGATGAATTAAAGGGTCAAGTCCGTAAGGGTGCTATTGATATATCAAAGTATAACAAGAATACACAAGACCTTATAAATCAATATAAGGAGTGGTACGACAAAGCACTTGACGCAGCAGATGCGATAGACGACCTGCATGAGTCTTTAGCTGAACTATATTCTTCTCGGTTTGATACCATCCAAACGCATTTCGAAAATAGACTCGCGCTTGTTGAGCATAAGATTCAATCGTACAATAACGATTTGGATAAAATCGTAGAACGCGGTTATATTGAGAGTACTAAGTATTATGAGGCAATTCGTGAATCCGAGGCACATAATCTTGAAACATTACATGATGAACTTTCTAAGCTGGTTGTGGCTATGTCAGAGGGGATGAACTCTGGAGAAATAGAGCACGGTAGCGAAGCATGGTTCGACATGCAACAAAAGATTAATGATGTTAAGGAAACAATACAAGAAACAGAACTTAGCATTATAGAGACTGGCAATACGATTCGTCAACTCAAATGGGATAACTTTGAGTATCTGCAAGGTCTAATATCGAACGTTACAGAAGAGGCTGACTTCCTAATTGAACTAATGTCTTCGTCCGATTTGTTTGAAAAGAACGGAGCTGTAACTGATAAAGGTATGGCTACGTTTGGTATGCACGCACAAAATTATAACGTGTATATGAATCAGGCTGATAGATATGCCGAACAGATTATGGAGATTAGCGAGGAACTTGCGAATAATCCATATGATACAAAACTGATAGAACAAAGACAGGAGCTGATTAAGTTACAAAGAGAGTCTATTCTTAGTGCCGAGGATGAAAAACAGGCTATTGTCGATCTAACCGAAGAAGGCATTAAGAATGAGCTAGAATATCTCAATGAACTTATAGATGCGTATAAAGACAGTCTTGACGATGCAAAAGATTTGTATGATTACCAGAAGAAGGTAAAAGATCAGGCGTCTGAGATTACAAAGCTACAGAAGCAACTAGCGGCGTACGCTGGTGATACTTCTGAAGAAAATAGATCGAGAGTGCAGAAACTACAAGTCGAACTTGACGAAGCTATAGAGTCTATGCAAGAGACACAATACGATAGGTCGATAAGCGCACAGAAAGAACTTCTAGATAATTTCTATGATGACTACGAGGAACTTTTGAACGGCAGGCTTGATAACGTCGATCTATTAGTATCTGAGACGATTGATGCCGTTAATGGTAACGCAACCAGCATCAGCGAGACAATAGCAGATCAAGCTGACGTTGTAGGATACACAATTTCTGATGCGGTGACATCTATTTGGAGCGATGGTGGAGAAGCGTCTAACATCGTTACTAAATACGGAGAGACGTTTGCTAGAGAAATCACGAGCGTAAACGACACATTAAATAGTATAGCTGCGTACGTTCATGCTATGGCTGAAAATAGCGACAGGATTGCTGACGCCGATATAGCTGGTAGTACTGGATATACAGCGAAGGTATCAACTAATACAGAGAATACATCAAAAGTGTCTAGTTCTATGGGTGCGGCTATAAATACTCCTGCTATGGCACATACAATCCAGCCAAAGAAGTATACGAACGCCACATCTACAGGAATTGCTAAAGGCGACACCATAAATGCTTCTGGAGCAAAGATATATAACTATGTTGGAGGTACTGCGTCTAATCAGGAGTATGCTGACGATCCAATCTATACGGTAACAAGAGTATCTAGTGGATGGGTACAAGTAAGACATCACAGCATGTCTAATGGCGTTACCGGATGGTTTAAAACTGGTAATGTAAAGAAATACAAACTAGGTGGTCTGGTAGATTATACCGGTCTAGCACAGGTAGATGGCACGCCAGACAAACCAGAATCGTTCCTTAACGCCGACGATACTCGTAATCTACTTGCGCTTATTGATACATTAAGAAGGATCAAGAATGGCACCGCGTCGATATTCGGTAGTCATACTGGTAATATCATAGAGAATCTTGGAAGAGTTGCTGAACATCGAAGCGCTAATCGAGGAACAACCATTGGCGATATAAGTTACGAGATTAACATCCCTATTGACCACGTTGAAGACTATGCTGACTTCATGAACAAGATGAGGTCCGACAGACAGTTTGAAACAATGGTTCAGGACATGACGATAGGACAGGTCGTAGGTAAGGGCAAGTTAAGCAAAAACAAATATTCATGGTGATAATCATGGAGGGGATTTACACTCCCCTCCTGTTTATTTGGAGGAAAGGGTTTGAAAAAGGATAATGTAGAAAATCTTAAGCGGCATATTGAAACGCTTGAAGCTACAGTAGCGAGGCTACAAAAAGAGAACGAAAGGCTTGACTATGAGAATAAGGTGCTCAAGGGTAGAGAGGATTTTGTTCAGGAAATGTATGCCGATTATAGGAAACTTCTAGATGAAACAGCGGAAATAAAAGAAAAGTATCTGTCTGCTATTTCCGAATTTAGTGATATACGCAAAGAGTATACAGACAGATTTAAGGATTTATTAAAGCAAATTAAAAAAAAATAAAGGAGGCTCGCATCTTATGTACGCAAGTAATTTTGAGTACGACGGTCATTACCTCAGCGATTTTGGCTTTGTCGTATGTAGTTTCGACGGGGCCTCTTCATATGATGTAATAAGTGCCGGGTCTAACATAACGTTTAATAAGGTTTCTGTTGATAGAGGTAGAAGGTATGGCCTCAACGGAACTACATACGAAGAATGTATTACAGCCACATTCGATATATGCAAAGACCCATGCTATGGAAGTGACGGAATCATTACTAGCGATGAATATAGAGATATAATGAGATGGCTAAACAGAAGTAGATTTTTAAAGTTTAGGATGCTTCACGAACTTGATGGTTCCACGGATGAATTTGATAGAGAAACTTGCTATTTTTATGCAAGTTTTAACATAGAGAAAATAAAAATGTACGAAAAACTATACGGTCTTAGATTGACAATGGAAACAAACGCGCCGTATGGTTATGCACTGCCACTCACATATACGTTTGAATTTAACGGACCGAATGATAAGCAGTTGCTATTTGATATGTCTGATGAGATTGGCGTCACGTACCCAGATATGAAAATTAAGATTTTGGAAAGTGGCGACATAACAATACATAACGACATGACAGACTGCGATTTTATTATTACAGACTGCGTGGCTGATGAGGTAATAACTATAACTGGTAACACAATGATTATAGAAACTTCGTCAGATTCGCACGAAATAGGTTCGTGTTTCAACTTCGAATTTTTAAGTATAGGCAATACTATTGATAGTAGAGAGAATCATTTAACAGCGTCTCTACCATGCGAGGTCGAAATAACATACTCTCCTACTATCAAGGAGACACCATAGGAGGAGTTGTATGGCTATAAATATTAAATTTGATTCTGAGCACAATGTAATACAGCCAAAAGTAACTCTTGCTAGAAGAAGTGGTAGCAGGATAGCTAATCTGCCAGCGTGTGATATAAATCTTACAAAGTCATTTAACTCATATGCAGAGATTAGTTTTGACGTACATAAGTATGATAACGGAATAGAATATAGATATTGGGACGACATTAAAGACCTGAGGTTAGTGTGGGTAAAAGACTGGAATGTGTTTTTTGAAATTCAAGTTCAGATCGACGAAGCGGATGAAACAGTAAAGCATATAACCGGGAAGTCTTTAGGCGAATGTGAACTTTCTCAAATCAATCTATATGATATAGAAATTAATACAGAGAGCGATATAGAAAGGGATGACTACGTGCCTACCGTTTTGTATAACGGCGAAGACGCGAACGCATCGTTGATGAATAGAATCATGGCGAAGGCACCGCACTATTCTATCGGACACGTAGATAATAGTATCGCTAGTATGCAAAGGACATTTTCATTTAACGACAAGTCGATTTACGACTCTCTGAATGAAATTTCAGAAGAGATGAATTGTATCTTTGTAATAGATTCAAGTATGCGTAATAACAGGCCAGCGAGGATTGTAAGCGCATACGACCTTGAGCCGCACTGTCTTTCGTGTGGTGCAAGAGGGCCGTTCTATACTGTTAACGCAGATGGTGTTGTAACAGGTGAAATATCGTCTCCTGTCAATAACAGAAATATTAAATGTAAAAAATGCGGAGGCAGCTCTATAAGTTTAGGCTTTGGATATAACACGCCGATATATGTATCGGTAGAGAATCTCGCTGATGAAGTTCAGTACGAAACAGATGTAGATTCGGTTAAGAACTGCTTTAAACTTGAGGCCGGTGACGACCTGATGACAGCAACGGTAAGAAGCATAAACCCCAACGGCTCATCGTATATATGGTATGTTTCAGACGAGCTTAAAGATGATATGTCTGATGCTTTAGTGTCAAAGCTGAATGAGTACGATGAGGTGTACGATCACTATATTAACGACTATGTACCTAGTATAGATGCTTCTCTATTGGAGGATTATAATGATCTTGTTGATAAGTACAGTCCGTATAATCCAGATTTGAAAAAATATGATTCTACTAAGACAGGGTTCTCTAATTTAGTCCAGGCATTTTATGACAATATAGACTTCGAGGCTTACCTTGAAGATGTTTTTATGCCAGCGCCGGATATGCCTGGTATTGGAGCTGGTGTACAGGCAGCCAAACTTACTAGTAAATCAATAGATACTGTGGCTGTATCTAATCTGAAAACGTGCTCTACATATACTGCCACATCATCTGTGGTTTCAGTTGCGAAAACGATTATAGATCCGGGCTATACTGTTAAGGCTGAGACGGGTCAATATGCAGATGGTAAATGGACTGGAATACTTTTAGTAACCAATAACTCGTTAGCAGATGATACTGCGTCTACCGGAATGATTACTGTAAATGTAACTGACGACTATCAGGCTTATATAAAACAAAGCATAGAAAAACAGCTTGATAATAAGTCCAGCGAATATGCAGACATGATAACAGTATTTTCTTATGGCAATGAGGTGTTCGCGTTAGAACTGCAAAAGTATTGCGTTAAGGAGCTAGAGGTATTTCACGATAGCTGCCAGGCAGTACTTGACATATTGATAAAGCAGGGGGCTTCTAGCGTAGGAACATTCTATGACAACTATTATACGAAGCTGGGAATTATTGATGCTGAGATAATAGTAAGAAACTCAGAGATAGAAACAATCACTAAGATGCAAGACATTATCAGGAGTGAATTCGAACTTATTAGAGGCTCGTTAGACTTCGAGACATATCTTGGCGAGGATTTGTGGCATGAATTCATTGCGTTCAGGCGTGAGGACACGTATTCAAATAGCAATTTTATTTCTGACGGATTAGACAATGCTGGCGTTGTTAAGAGGGCTCTTGAGTTTATGGAAGTGGCTAAGAAGGATATTTACAAGTCTGCTACTCTCCAGCACTCTATTACAGCAAAAGTAAACAACCTGCTAACTATGGACGAGTTCTCTCCTATCGTGGATTATTTTGAAGACGGCAACTGGATTCATATAAAAGTTGACGATAATGTATATAGGCTGAGGCTTGTTGAGTACGATGTGTCGTTTGAAAATAACGATATAGAGGTAAAGTTTTCGGATGTGTCTAGTGTAGGAAGCTCTGTGTCTGACTTAGAATCTGTAGTAAGTCAGATGAGTTCTATCTCCTCTTCCTATGATGCGGTTGCAAGACAGGCGAGCGTTGGAAGTAAGAGCAGCGAAATTGTATCGAGCTGGATTGATTCTGGACTTGATACTACAGCTGCAAGAATTGTCAACTCCGCTGATAATCAGTCTCAGACGTGGGACTCTCACGGTATGCTGTTCAAGCAGAACGACCCGATAACCGGTGTTGACACTGGTGAACAGTTAAGAATTGTTAACTCTACGATTGCAATTACAGACGATAATTGGAACTCTGTAAAAACGGCTATCGGAAAGTTTTATTACACAGACCCAGAGACTAATGAATATGTACAGGCTTATGGAATAAACGGCGAGGTACTTGTAGGTAAACTTATTCTTGGCCAGGAGCTTGGCATATACAGTGATTCACAGACAATGAAATTTAACGAGGACGGCCTTGAGATTACTAACGGCACAAATACGTTTAGGGTCAACCCAAATGACCTGGCGAATATGTTCGTACTGCTCAATGGTGATGATGAAGTTCTTTATACTGATGCATCAGGCAATACTACATATAAAGGCAAGGTTGTTGTCGACGGAGATACAGTTTCTGTGGTAATCGACCCAACAGCCGAAGAGGTGTTTGCTATTAAGACTGCAGACAGTAATATCATTTCTGTTGACAGTTCTGGTAATGCCACATTTAAAGGCGCGATAAATTCTGACAGCGCAAAGATTGGTAATGATACACAATACATAAGTTACGAAGACGGTCAGTTAACTATTAAAGCAGATAAGGTTTCTATCGGAGGCGATGATGTTACATTCTCCATAGCAAATGCAAAGAGAGACGGGTCAAGATATGCGACTAACTACCTATATTATAGTCCCGAGAAAGGTCTTGTCGTATCAGGTTATGCTCCGTCTTCTGATGCGGAAGTAGAGACACTTGATAGTTATAACAGTAGAGTTACAAGTGAGGGTTTCGACGTATACGAAACCGGTGTGGATAGGGTCGCTCACTTCGGGCAAGTAACTGTACTTGGAAAGGAAGGGCAGTCAAGGCAAATTGTTGACGGCGAATCTTTGTCGTTTACTACGAAGGAAGGCACGACTGTATTTACGGTTGAAAATAGTATAGCTGGAAGTGGATATTCTACTGATGAAGATGTACAGCTGTCATCTATAGGCACTTACTTAAACTCGGATAATACTCTTAACAATGAGGCTGTTGCGGATATTATAGCTAGTGTTGCTAACGGAAAAGTAATGACATCTTCACAGTACGACTTTGTGTCGTCTGCGTATAATACGTCGTTAGAAGCAGAGTTGTTTGGATACGCATTTGTTGAGGTGGAATATCAAAGCGGAGAATCTGCTGACGATGATTCTCAGACTGAAACAGGAGACGAAGATATCACTTCGGGAATTGAACAAACCCAACAATTCTCTTCCATACTATATTTAGATCATACTATTGAGTATAACGACGGAACAATGACGGCAACGGCAGGTGAAGTGCTAGGTCCGAACCTTGATAGCTTTGTAGACGCATTTGCCAATATGTTCCCAACAGGATCAAAAAATCACGAACTATTTCTGAGATTTACGCTTAGATACGAGATGGCCGATGTACAAATGACGGTCGGGTCTAGAAAGGATGACGGACTCACAGGTTCGCGTTCGGTCTCCATAGGGAGCGACAATGTATCTTCTGGGGTAGGGTCTGTTGCGATTGGAAAAGATATAACCGTAACAGATAACTATTCTGTAATTGTAGGCGAAAAGAATATTCCGATAAAATATTTGAACACAGATACAGTAATACCAACAGCTTTTGCGGTAGGCACTAACGGCAAAACGCCATTTGCGGTATTAAAGAATGGTACTGTAACCATGTCGAGTGTGAACGGTGGTGAGGTGGCACAGCGTACATACAAAGCGTACTCTCTAACTAATATAAGAGTTGATTTTGAGGTAGAGTATCCAACACCACCATTCATATTCTTAACTCTTAACGAGGATAATGTTCCTAATAATAAGACAGATATAATAGGATACGGAAGCATACAGGTATATAAAAAGACGGTTGATACAACAGGATTTACGGCGACAGTTGTAAATGGTTCATCGAAATCACATACATTTAGTTTTAGCTGGTTTGCAATCAGCGTAATGTAATAGGCTTACGAAAAGGGCTGGCATATGCTAGCCCTTTTAGAATGGACGGATTTATGGATATTCAAGTAAATGTAGTAGGTCAGAAATTAAAACTGGCTAAGAATTATAAATCTTTGATAGACGGGTCGCAAAAGTTTATACGATTCGTATTTAATCTAGACGGCAGTTGGACTAATCTTGTCACATATGCACAGTTTACGCAGGATGGTAAATCTTATAATTGTTATTTAGATAGCGATTCGTCTGTGTATATGCCGCCTGAGATAACGGTTGGTGAGTGTACAATAACTTTAAGCGGCACACTTAATGGCATAATAGCTACAACCGATTATGTTACAATAGAAATTTTAGATAATATATTAACTACCGGAGAAGAGAGCACAGAGATAACTGAGTCTCTATACGAGCAGTTAATAGATAGAATTAATGAAGTTGAATCGGGGCAGTCTGGATTTAGCAGGCTTGTTGCCGAAGAGGAGAGTCAAAGGACATCTGAGGATGCGGCTATACGTAAGTTGATTGACGACTTGTCCGCTTCTCAAAACACATTAAGTCAGAAAATAACTGGTGAGGGCACTGCTAGATCTGAAGCAGACGATAACCTTAAAGCCCTAATAAATACAGTTGCTAGAAATATTAGTAGCGAAGAATCAGAGAGAAAGGATGCCGATTCTAATATCTCTAATAATATTTCAAGTATGCAATCGAAACTTGAACTTGAATCAGTAGAAAGGTCACAGCAGGACGCCGCTTTAAATAGTAGAATTGACCAGATACTTGCTATACAGGAAGGGAGTACTACTGGAGATGCTGAGCTACAAGACATTCGAATCGGTTATGACGGAGTTGAATACCAGTCTGCAGGCACTGCGGTAAGAACTCAAATAACAAAAACTAATAGTAGAGTCGACGAAAATGCTGTATCTATAGGAGAAGTGTCTTCTACTGTTGACGAACTGTCTGGAGCTATGAATTATAAGGTTGACGGTGCATTCGTTGAGGACGGCGTAGCATACTTTACAAGCGATAATAATGTCCTCTTTTCTATCACTGGTATCGGCGGTGGAGGAGGAGGTGGTGGAGGAGGCGACTCGTCCTCTTCTACACTTGTATTACAGAATTTAACAGGATGGATTTCTAAAACAATATCTGCGAACAGTACATGCACACTACATCTAAATTGGTCCTCTCTTATGGACGGAATGGAGACTGGTAGCGGAACAATGTCTGTTCAAGCAAGAGGAGCTAATGTTCTTAATAGATCAATCGCTCAAGGAGAATTTGCTGTAGATGTCACCAAGTATTTACAGTCAGGTTCTAATAGGATTAGGGTTACAGTTACAGATTCATACGGTACAACTAAATCAATCATATTTACTATAAATGTAGTTTCGCTAAATATAACTTCTACGTTTGATCAAGGTATTGCGAGAACTGGCTCGTTTGATGTTATTTATACAGTAACAGGTTCTGGCGATAAAGTAGTACATTTTATAATAGACGGCACAGAGGTTGCAACTGATGTAGTACAAACGTCTGGAAGACAAATAAACCATAATTTTGAGGCGTTACCTCACGGTAGTCACATTATTGAGATATATGCTACTTCGACTGTAGACGGTGAGGATGTCGAGTCGAACCATATATATTTATCGGTAATTTCAGTACAATCCGGGAATAACACTCCTATTATATCATCTTCTTATAGAGTGACTGAGGTAAGGCAGTTTGAGACTATTGTTATACCTTATTATGTTTATAACCCAGCAAGTTATACTGCAAACGTTGGTATTTATATTAACGGAGAACTTTGGTCGTCACAAACAGTAGAACGTACACAGCAGCTTATTTCGTACAGGGCTAGGACATCTGGAGATTTAGCAATTCAGATTAGATGTGGTTCTGAATCAAAAACTTTTGTAATAAATGTAGGTAAGGCAGACTCGTCTCTCGAACCTATTACAACAAAGCTATCATTATATCTGCCTGCAGAAGGTAGGTCTAATAATGAAGCTAATCCTGGAACATGGACTTACGGTACTACATCTTCCGAGTTCAATAATTTTAACTTTGTTTCAGATGGATGGCTGCACGATGAAGCAGGAAACACGATGCTAAGGGTCACAGGTAACGCTCGATTAACTATAGATAATCTTCTGTTCCAAGACAATTTTACTACAGACGGTAAGACGATAGAATTTGAGTTTAAAACATCGAATGTTTTAGACTATGATTCAGATATTATTACATGTTGGAGTAACAACCGTGGCATAAAATTCACTGCTCAAAAAGCAACTATTGCCTCCGAGGGTGCTTCTATTAGTACTCAATTTAAAGAAGATGAACACGTAAGACTGAGCTTCGTTGTAAGCCCTGCTGATACAAGATTATTATATATTTACATAAACGGAATTATTTCTGGTGTAGTACAGTATCCAGAACGAGACGACTTCTCTCAATCGAATCCAGTTCCTATATCTATCGGGTCGTCAGACTGTACAATAGATATATATAATATCAGAATATACGACTATGCGTTGAGCTCTAACAATATAGTTACTAACTGGATAGCAGATACTCAAGACATAAACGACATGCTTGAACGCCATGAGAGAAACGATATTATTGAAGGCGGGGAAATTTCTATTGATAAATTGCCTGCGAATCTGCCATATTTCCTGATCGAGGGAGAGGCGCTACCTCAGGCTAAGAAAGATGCAAAGATAATATCTGGTCGTTATGTAGACCCTGTTAATCCTGATAGGTCTTTTACTTACTATGATGCGTCGTGCGATGTGCAGGGTACTTCTTCACAGAACTATCCTAGAAAGAATTATAAAATAAAGTTCAAAAACTTTACGAATAATAATGGCGAGACATCGTCTACGTATTGCCTAAGGGGATCAGACAAGTCAATCCCGAGTAAGGTGTTTTGCTTTAAGGCGGACTATGCGTCGTCTGAAAGTGCAAATAACGTTGAGCTTGTTAGGTTATACGAAGATTCGTGTCCTGTTAAGACTGAGGCACAGCAAGAAGATGAAACAGGGCTTGTGCGTCAGGGAATAGACGGCGTGCCTATCGTTATATTCTGGTACAAGCCGTCTACTGGCGTTACGACATTTATGGGCAAATACAACTTTAACTTCGATAAGTCTTCACCGATTTTCGGATTTGAGGACGGGGATGAATCGTGGGAAACAATAGACAACTCGAACGAATGGGCTATGTTTAAAAGAGCCGATTATGACGGCGATGGATGGCTGAAAGGATTCGAGGCAAGATACCCAGATCTGGACAATCCGTATACAGACGCAACTAATCTGTCAGCTATGGCTCAATGGGTTAACTCGACTGACACGGATGGAACGAGATTTGACATAAGACTACCGGATAATATTGTGCTTCACGGCGGAGGAAGAAATGGCGATGGCGTATTTAATAAAGCGCTGGATACGTCATTTTGGAAATATTTAAGCATTGTTAGAACTCCTACATATAAGTGGGATTTAACAGAGCTAAAAGCAAGTAGCGCTTATGACTCAGAAAATCAATGCATGAAATTATCGAACTCGTTATTTGTAATTACATTTGGTAATGCTGGGTCGACATTGTATGACGGTAGCGAACTTTCAAAGGACGGAACCACACGGTATAACGCCGTGCATAGGTTTGATGCGGCGACAGGAGAATCTCTTGGATATAATACAGCTATCTCCGCATATCTTCAGTATACGGATAGTGGGTCATTTAATACTGGTAGCCGTGCAAATTATCAGCAGGAGTTTTACGCTGCTTATTCAAATGGTATTTATTTTGAAGTACCAGTTTATGAACAGGACTCAGATTATTTCTATGCGTATTGGTCTAAAACACTACCTAACGGATTTGTGCTTCCAATAGGAGTTGAGCCTGGCGATGTAATTTACGCTGGTAAAAACACACCGTATTACGGACTTAAAAACATAGATGATACGCTTGTAGAATTCGAGACACCAGTTGTGTACAGAGAGGAATACGGCGACGGAGAATATAAAGAACTCCGATTCGATTTCGACTCTGTGCAGTATAGGATAGCTAAGTTCAAATTCGAACTTGATAATTGGTTTAATAAAGACGACGTGCTATTTTATTATTTATTTACAGAGCTTTTCCTTATGATTGACTCGCGAGTTAAAAACTCGTTCCCTACATTATATGCGTCAAATCAGGGGGCTAAGTGGGTATGGTTGCCATACGATATGGATACTGCTATCGGTATCAATAACGAGGGTAAGCTGGTGTTTGATTATTCGCTAGAAGATATTGATATGTTATCAAGAACCGCTGGCGTTTACAATGGATACAAGACTGTAATGTGGAACAATGTAAGAGATGCGTTTCAAAGCGAACTTGCTTCGATGTATCAAAGACTACGTGCTGATGGTGTGCTATCATATGACGTTGTTGAGAAGAGATTTGAAGACCATCAGAGCGTATGGCCAGAAACTGTATTTAATGAAGACGCATATTATAAATACATACAGCCATTTATAGACAGCGGTGATGACAATTTATACATGTGTTTAGGGTCAAAAGCCGAACAACGTAAATGGTGGCTATATAATAGATTCAGATATATAGATTCTAAATATAACGCAGGATATGCTAGAACAAGTTTTATCTATGCGCGTGTTTATCAAAAGTCTGATCTAGTAATTACGCCATACGCTAGTATATATGCAAGCGCAGAATACGACAGTAACCTGGTTAAAACGAGAGCAATAAGAAATATCAGTACAGTTGTTCCATCTCCTGAAACATGGGATCCAGGCGGAGCCGACGCTGTACTAAGAATTTATTCAGCAGACCAGCTAGCTAGCGTTGGTGATTTAAGCCCATTCTATGTTGGTGAGATATCATTTGCGGCTGCGGTTAAACTGAAAGAAATTAAAATTGGCGACAGTAGCCCGTCATATAGTAATGAGAACTTACAAAATCTTATCTTAGGAAATAACTCACTGCTTAAGTCCCTTGACGTTCGTAACTGTCCAAATCTTAATAAATCTATTGATATTAGCGGATGTACTAATATAGAAGAGATATATTTCGATGGCACATCTATTACTGGCTTGAATCTTCCAAATGGTGGCATTATCAAAACTCTGCATTTACCCGGAACGATATCGAACCTCACAGTACTCAATCAGCAAAATATAACAGATTTTGTTTTAGATAGCTATTCGAATATTTCAACGCTTAATATTGAGAACTCATCAATTGACGAACTACCGATTTTAATTGGTATGTCAAACGGAGGCAGAGTACGTTTGATAAACGTCGACTGGACTACATATAACATAGACGAAGCCGAAGAACTCATAGGAAAATTATATAGCAGCCGTGGTATAGATGCGTCAGGCAATAATACAGATGCGGCTGTAGTGACTGGAAGGTACCATGCCGCTGTAATAAGCGACTGGCAACTGGATAGACTGTCTAAGTTCCCTGAGCTGATAGTTACATACGATGATCTCACTATATACAAATGGAAACTATATTCGTATTTCGACAAGACGCTTACTAGATATGACGATCCTGTTATAACAAAGATATCGAGCTACGCATTTAGAGGTAGGTGGCCCGACGGGTTCGTAATAAACACGCCGAATGTTTCCGAGATAAAACCGTTTGCGTTTTATGCATGTGTGCCCGAGAGTATTGAGCTAGGTGAAATGCCGCTTGTAACAGAACTACCAGCAAGATGGTGTAATATGTCGCTTATTAAAAGCATGTCGTTTCCAAATTGCAGGACGCAACATATATCTGGTGATTCTATACTTGGTACGAGTGGAGTTCACAATGGATGCCCGTCATTCAAAGAATCGTTCCCAAACCTCACGACTTTATGGAATGATTCTACAACTGTAAGTGGGACGCTTATGAGGAATGCATATTTTAGAGATTTCGATGCGCCTAATTTGGTTAATAATAATGTTATGCCTACTAGCATGTTTAATTCATGCTCATCATTTATATACATATATATGCCAAAATTTACTGGCACGGTTACGGGATATCTTTATACGTCTTCTGAGAACGGACTTCTTGAATACATTGTTGCACCAGGTATTACGATGTCTAATGGAACTATAACTCTGCCTACGAAATGTAAGTATATTGAAATTTTCCACGATAATATAGTTGGAAAGCAGAATTCAAGGACTGGTAATAACGTAGAACATTTGGTTTTAAGGGACGCATCAAATATTTCGACAGCGGCTGGATCAGACGGAGTCTTTTACGGTAACACTAATTGCGTTAATGTGTATGTAGCAAGAGATTTAATATCTGAGTATCAAGCTGCAACTAATTGGTCGTTAATGGAGGCTAATAATTTATGTACATTTAAAGCGTTAGAGGATTATACAGTCGATGGGACATTGACGGGGGAGTTTAACTACTCGCTGATCAATATGGAGGTATATCATGAATCGTGAAGACACAGTATATAAGTATAGAGACGACGAGATGGGCTTGGTAAGACTCTTTGTGTCCGGTGAATTTGATGAGGATCTAATAGCGCATAATATGTTATATCAGCCTATATTTGGCCAAAGTAATAATATGGAAGGTTCTCCGATGTTTTATATCTCACCAGACAGCCCATCAGGCGATAAAGTAAATGTAGATATGGAAATATATGATAATAATTTTTCTGGTACATGGAGCTTTCTTAGAGATGTTGGTAATGTAAAATCCGCAAGACTTAAAATTAATATACCAGAGACTGCTGCTAGCAATGCAAGAACTTCTGGTAATATTCTCGGCGGAGCCTTGCAGGGTATAGAATATGGCGAAATAATTTTTAATGACAAAAGAAACTCGTCGTCTAGAAGCATTGGGTTAATGACAAGAAATGACCATATTATACAGGCTGCAGAATTAAGAACCTTGGTTCTTAGATATCGGAACCCGAATAATATTGCAGGTTCTATATTCACAGATAACTGGTTATCTGGCTCTAAGCCGCAGTTATCTACTATAGTTTTAGACAACTGTAAAGATGGTGATACGTACATTTGTATTGTGCCGATGAACTCTAATGCACTTAATACATCGGAGTATTTTAAATCGGGTGGTACCGGTGGTACAATTTATATTCCACGTGTGTTATATAATCATTTAGGCGACGGAAGTGAATATGACTACAAGTCTGCTACGAATTGGAGCAGATTTGATTCGTATGGCACAATCACATGGGCTCAAATAGAAGGGAGTGAATACGAAGCTGAATGATCCATACAGAGATATATAATATAAACGGTCGTTCTTTTACGTTAACATGGGCAGACTCAGGTTTTATAGAACGTGATGGTATTGTCTACGAAGAAGCAAACGATCCGACTGAATTAAACAGGGTTTATAAAGAAGTTGACGGTCCTGATATCGACACTAGCGACGAGATAGATATCGACGGCGATGATACAGCTCCGTCCTCTTCTATTATTGAAAGAAGAATTAGACTAGCAGCGAGGTATGCATCAGTATGAAAGAATTTATTAAATCTATTATTAAATCTGGTGATTACGTGCTAAGTGAACTAGAGGTGAAGATTAAGAAACTATATGTACTTGGCGATTTAACCTCTGAAGACATGGATGAGCTGCTTAAATTTGCAGCTGATAATGTTGACGATTCTGCGCAAGTGGATTTATTTGAAAAAGTGGTTGATATCGAACACAGGCTTGTCGCTCTTGAGAGCGCTGGCTATGCAGTATGGAAGCCAGGGTATGTTACTAAGAAGGGCGAAATCGTCAAGGTTGACCTAGATAGCGACGGCGAATATGATTTTGCTATGTATGATGGTGGCAGAAGTTCTACGGCGTTGTCAATTGGTAAGATCGATGGCTGGTATAAGGTTACATCAACTGGTACGAAGACGCATATTATTACTAGAAATAGTGACGGCACGTTATCTCTTACCGAAATCACAGCATGATAAATAATATGAAATGGCTGGCCTTGTGCCAGTCATTTTTAGAATGGAGAAAAAATGGATGTTAGGATAAATGTGGTTGGTCAAAAACTAGTTGTTTCATCTAACTACATTAAAATTATCGGCGGGTCAAATAAATTTATAAAGTTTATTTTCTCGCTCGATGGTGGATGGAGCGGGCTTATGCCATATGCTCAATTTACGCAAGACGGTACATCATATAACGTGTACTTGGATGAGAATAATTCAGTGTTTTTGCCACCAGAAATAAAAGAAGGGGCTTGCACTTTAACACTTGGCGGCACTGGTAATGGGGTGTTTGCCACTACAGACTATGTGAAGTTTAACATCACAAAAGGTATACTCACTGAGGGTCAAGAAAGTACGGATATAACAGAGTCTATGTATGAGCAGTTAGTGGACAGAGTTATATCTGTTAAAGACGCTCAAACAGAGTTCAATGATATGGTTATAGCTGAGAGCGATGCAAGGAGTAGCGCAGATGATGCAATAAGGAAACTTATTACGGATGAAACTACACAGCGAGAATCTACTGACAACACATTGCAATTAGCAATAGATGCATTAGGAAATTCTAATACTGCTCTTAGTCAGAGGATATCTTCTGAGACAAATGCCAGAACGACAGCAGACACAGCTATGCAAACACAAATAGATTCGTATAAGACGCATGTAACCGACACTATTAACGGATATAAATCTGATACAGAGAATGCAATAGCAAATATAAGAACCGCTGTAAATAATGATCTAGGCGGAGTGAGAAAAGATATCGAAGACGCTGTTGCTGTACTTAACTCAAGAATGGATTTAGCGCTTCAACAGCTTAATAAACACGAAGTCCAAACTGTTATTTTTGATAATGCGACAGAACCGCTAGCATATATTGGAGACACGGCTATGCTTTCGGCAGACCCTACCACGTTTGATTACATCGACTTTTACTACAAGACACATGTGAATTCTTCTGGTATGGGTAACTGGGATAAGGTATTTAGATTTGAGCCAAACTCTTCACAGCCTACTATTGTTAGTGTTCAGCCAACAGACCTAAGCGCTACTAACAAAACGCTTTACGTTCATGAACTATCATTTAATATATCAGGAACAGAGATTACGGTTAATAGGTCGAGAAGATGGTATTGGAATGGGGCGTCAAATACGTCTGCAGACCTACAACAGTCAGAAAGGAATCAGGGTAGCGCTCCTGATAATATGTATGGTGGCAGAGTATATAAGATTGTCGGCGTAAATATATCGGATATTGATGAGCTTACAGATTTGAGAATTGGTGCAGATGGTACTGTCTATCAGTCTGCTGGCACTGCAATTAGAACACAATTATCTGAGTTACAGAACAAATCTGCCTCTACGGTTTCTTATAGTGGAGGTAATTCTGGTCTTGTGGCTACTAATACACAGCAAGCCATTGATGAAACGTGCGAGAATGTTAACGAATTAAATGGACGTTTAGAGCATTACCAAAAGTCCCTCGTTACCTCTGTTACAAATGGTAAATATATTGTATCAAGTACAGGTGGTGAAGGCAGTAATGCTAATTGCGCAGTATCCGGGCATATTCCAGTATGGCATTTACGTGGTAATGGGATCGTTATTTCTTCCTATCTGTGGCAAGCGGCAGGGTACGCTTTTTATGACAGATCGGGAGTGTATATCACAGGTGAAAGTGCAAACAGTCTGTCGCTTACTGTTTCTGCTGGACAAGTCACAGCACATAAAACTACTGTTCCGCCATCTGCTTATACACTTAGGGTCACTTTGCATGCTTCTACGTATGTCAATAATGCTTCAAAATACTTTTATACTCTGTCTGAATCAGATGCAAAAAAATGGGTCATCATAGGTGACAGCTATGCGACAGGGTATACACCTGACGGAAGTACTACTGGATGGGTGCCGACGACCATGGCATCTATCGGCCTTACATCGTCTGACTATGAATTAATTTGTGAGGGCGGTGCTGGATTTCTCAATGGTGGTAATCAAAGCGCTTTAACATTTGAAGGACTTCTTGATACTGCAACTTTGGGAAAATCCGAAGTTGGACATATTCTTGTGTGCGGTGGATATAATGACTACTCGCGGACATATGCTCAAATGCAGACAGCTTTTAATTCTTTTTATTCTGCGGCAAGGGCAAAATATCCGTTCGCTAAAATTCAACTTGGAATGGTGTCATATAGCACAAACAGTGACATAGAATCCGCATTGCTCAATGCTACCCGTCTTGCCTTTTTAGGGATGAACTCTAATGCCGGTGTCGAGTATCTATCCGGGGTCGAATTTTCTCTGTCGGACGATGATATGTCAACAGATGGCGTTCATCCAAAACAGATTGGTGCAACAAAGGTTGGTATGTCGGTAGCAAATGCAATACTGACAGGGGCCAGCCCTGCTTTGCGTATATAGCCGATTTAGTTAATCAGCGTATAAGCAAATTCGCTAACAATATAATAACTGAACAATAAACACAATGGAAAAGAGGTTGGCGTATGTTAAATATTGAAAACAATACGATTACCATGGTAAGAGGTGATACGGCTAAAATTACCCTATCAATATTTCTTAAAGATGGCACTGAGTATGAAGTAAAGAGTGGCGATATTATTAGATTTGCTGCCAAAAAACGATATACCGACGTAAATCCTGTTATTGAAAAGATAGTAGATAACGAAACGCTATTACTTCAGCTCGATCCGGAGGATACGAAGCCTCTTGGCATGGGAGAAAACAAAGGTAAATATGTTTATGATATACAAATCACACAGGAGGATGGGAGTGTAGATACATTTATACGCGGTACTCTACTTCTTTTAGAGGAGGTAGAATGATATGCCAGGTAATCAAGGTACGTCTATAGAATATTTATCTAAATTCGGTGATATTGTAATTAATAATAACCTGTCAGGCACCTTGTCGGCTGGAAGTATTTTGTATGGAGATTTAAAAGCCGGCGGTACACTACATGGTGTTTTAAGTATGTTTAAAGGTGACTATGAGCCTTATACCGGGCCTTATGATATTTCACCTAATTTCGAAGGTATAACAATAGCTACCGCAAATCGATATTTGTCTAATAATATCACGATATTACCAATTCAGGTTGATAGCGTTTCTAATACAAGTGGCGGTAGAACAGTATTCATAGGAGGAATAATTTAAAATGGCTAATGAATATGTATCAAAAGTAGTTCTTAGTAACGGGACAGTTCTTATTGATTTAACAGCGGACACAATTACAGCTGCAGATCTTTTAGCTGGTGTTACAGCGCATGATAAAAGCGGTGCTTTAATTGAAGGAACATGTACGTATGACTCTGACACATCTAATGACACAGCTGCGGCTTCTGAAATCCTTGCAACAAAGACCGCGCACGCCAGAGGTACGCAGCTTACAGGCACAATGAGGAACAACGGTGCTGTAGCCGGAAAGATTACTACTATCAGCGGTACTGGGTCGACATATACAGTGCCTCAGGGTTATCACGATGGCTCTGGTAGTGTTACATTAGATAGCTCTTTCTCGCTGTTAATACCAGCAAACATTAGAGAAAATATTACTATCGGTGGAGTAACTGGTACAATGTCTGGTTCTGAAGATGTGTCGGCACAGGCTGTAACTGTGACACCTACGTTCGCGCAGCAGGTAATTACACCAGACGCACAGCAGGGATATAACTCTATTTCTCAAGTTACAGTTAGCGGGATCAGCGTTGTGTATAGCGATAATTCTGCTGGTGGTCAAACTGTAACGATTGGCTAAAAATACGAATGGAAGGAAATAGCTTATGGCTAATAATAAAGTTGAGTTATCAGACGGAAGTGTGCTGATAGACCTATCGCAAGATACCGTAACATCGTCTGACCATATTATGTCAGGGTATGTGGGGCATCTTGCGAGTGGCCTACAAGTCACAGGAACAGGAAATAATTATGTTATGTCGGATTGGAATGCTGAAGAAGTAACAGACTCTGAATCTGGAGAAATAACTGGATACGAAGATGGGTATATATTAAATAAACCCGCTATAAAAGCAGGCGAAGGTGAAAATAGTATCGTTGAAGGAATGATTGAAGATGATAATGATTCTAGAGTTTATACTATATATTTAACTGGCGAAGCGGGTGCTACTACTTTTACCTACACAACAGAAGATGAAACAACTAGAAACGAAATAGCGAAAAAAGCAAACGCAATACCATCAATAGGAATTGTTTATAGCCCTACTGGGTCAAATTCTCTTTATAGGACATCAAGAATTAGTAAGATTGATTCAGAAAATTCAACTATTACTTTAAAAAATATAATAAATACGAAAACTAAAGCAGTAGAAAATCAACAAGCATTTATTTATTATCATAGTAAAAATATTGCAATAAGCCCTTATTGTCATGCAGAAGGTAAAATTACTTTTGCATATCTGGGGGCGGCACATGCTGAAGGTATGTATACTGCGGCGGCGGGGTCTTATACACATGCTGAAGGATATGGTACTACAGCTATGTCACAATACAGCCATGCAGAAGGTAATAAAACTAGAGCTTCTGGCCCAGGAGCACACGCAGAGGGTTCGTTAACAATAGCCGATAGCGGATATGCACATGCAGAAGGATATTATACTAAAGCACTTGACCAATCTTGTCATTCTGAAGGACATCATACAAATGCTTCTAAAGCGGCTTCACATGCAGAAGGAAGAAATACAATAGCTTCTGGGTCATGCTCTCATGCGGAAGGAAACTTTGCGCTAGCTTCTGGTTTCGGTTCTCATGCTGAAGGTAATGTAGGATATATATTTATGAAATTAACAGGTGAGCCTAATGCAACAACATATAATTTTACTGAAAGTTATGCTTCTAATACTATTTTATTATTAAAAATGGCTCATACAAAAATCATAAGCGATACTGCTCATAATAATTTTAATCTTAATACTAGTTCTTATTCAACAATCACTAATATTGATTTTAATAATTCGACCATAACTGTAGATACAACGTTATCTGACACAGCAATTTCTGATGTACAATACTATATATATTTAAGAACAGAAGCTAGTGGAATAGCATCTCATGCCGAAGGATTAAGTTCTTTAGCTTCTGGAGAGGGTTCTCATGCCGAAGGACGTCAAACACTTGCTAACGGAATTTATTCTCATGCAAATGGGTATCTTACAACAGCTTCTGGAAATTATTCACATGCCGAAGGAACTCTTACAACAGCCTCTGGCAATAATTCTCATGCATCTGGTGAATTAACAACCGCCGCCACAAAAGCGCAAACTGTAATCGGAACATATAATATCCCAGATGATACCACCACAAATCTTCATCCTAGTCAATATTCTGGATTTGGTAAATATGCTTTTGTGGTTGGCAATGGATATGATACAGGAGGTGCATCTAACGCACATACTCTTGATTGGCAAGGTAATGGGTGGTATGCAGGTAAATTAACTGTAGGTAGTAATCCTACAGGAAATATGGATGTAGCAACAAAACAGTATGTAGATAATCATGTTCCAGATTTATCTGGTTATGTTGCAACTTCAAATTTAGCAACTTTAGTTAATCCTCTTATTCAAGCCGCATTAGCTGAATATGGAGATGGAGATACTGCTACTTATGGGACAACATCATAAAGAGGGGGTGATTTTAATTGGCAAACGAAAATAAGGTTATAGTTACAAAAAATAAATTAGATATATTAGCAAATAGTATTTCAGCCAAATCTGGAGAATCACTTCCTATGACCATTGTGGGAATGATTGATGCAGTAAATGGAATGAGTTCTGCCACATTAATATCAAAAACAATTACCACTAATGGGACATATACCGCTTCAAACGATAACGCAGATGGTTATTCTAGTGTTACAGTTAATGTTCCACCTACTACTCCTACCCTTCAATCTAAAACAATAACTCCAACAGAATCAGTACAAACAATAACTGCTGATTCAAATTATGATGGCCTTGATTCTGTAGAAGTTGGAGCAATTAGTTCGACTTATATTGGTAGTGGAGTAGCTAGAAAAAGTTCAACTGATTTAACTGTTTCTGGTGCGACAGTAACAGTTCCAAGTGGATATTATGAAGAATCAGCTTCTAAATCAATTAGTTCTGGCTCTGCTACTACTCCTGCAACAACCATTACTGCTAATCCCAGTATTAGTATTAGTTCATCTGGCTTAATTACTGCAACAGCATCAGCTTCGCAGAGCATTACACCTACGGTATCCGCAGGTTATGTATCTACAGGAACTTCTGGTACCATAACAGTAAATGGTTCTAATACCCAACAATTAACAATATTAGGGGCTACTACTTATAATACTTCTACTACAGATCAAACCATAACTTCTGGAAAATATTTAACTGGGACTCAAACTATTAAAGCTGTAACTGTTAGTGGATTAGATGCAAGTAAAATATTGAGTGGGACTACTGTAATGGTTGGTGACGCAAATGATGCAGACAGAATTGCTAGTGTGACTGGTACTGTAACATTTTCAACAATTACGACATCATCATCAAATCCATCAGGCGGATCTGATGGTGATATTTGGATTAAGACAAGTTAAGGAGGGATTAATATATGGCAACAATTAGATTAATCCCTTCTAATTACGGACGAAGTAATACTAACTATGTGACTGTAACGAATCCAGAAAATATGTATAATAATACTGACCATACAGCAAATTATTGTACATTAAGAGGTAGAGCTGGTAGAAGTAGTAATAGTACATACTACGCTTTTGTTAACGGATTTAATTTTGATGATGTTCCAAGTAATGCAGATGTAACTGATTTTAAAGTTAAAATTAGAGCCTATAGAAGTTCTTATATGGCTACTGGTAATACTAATTATCGTATTTCTTTAGCAAGTCAGGCATCAAACAGCTATAAAATAGGTAATACAACCTTATCTTCGGATATTACCACAACTGCTGGCGGAACAGTGTATGAAATTCCTACCGGAAGTTTAACTTGGGATACTATTAAAGGTTATGGTTCAAATTTTTCTATTGATATACCTTTAAGAAATAGTTCAACTTCAAGTAGTAACTATCCATATGTATATGTATATGGTGCTGAAATAGAAGTTACCTATACAATGCCTAATCCTAGAACGGTTACTACTACACTAACTGGTAATGGTATAATAGATCCGAGCGGGACAGAAACTTACTATGATGATGATGAATATAATTTAGTAGTAACTCCTACTAATGCCTCTGATACTGTAACTGCGACTAAAAATGGAACAACGATCACTTTAACTCAACACAGTGGCGGAGAATCAACTGAGTCAAATGTATTGGGAGAATATAGTTTAATAAGTGGCGGTTTAAATGGTTCAGGTGCGACATATTTTCAAGGCATAGTTGGTCGCGGATATGATACTAGTACTACAACAACATCGAACTATTATTCTAGTGGCTCTGGTACTAATGCGGTATTTCAATATGACGTAGGTTTTACTGATATACCTGATAATGCTACGATTAAAAATTTATATATGATGGCAAATGGACACGCAGAATCAACATCTAATTCTAGTGAATATATGTGTGTGCAACTTAAAAGTGGAAATACAGAACTATCAGAACGGTATAATTTTAAAAGTGCGGGTACTTCTAATTCAACTCAAACTATTAATGCTACTACTTTACCAACTGCTGCGCAATTAGAAAATTTAGTAGTAGAATGTACTCTTGGTTATTATGGCGGCGCAATTAATGGAGTAACTGTGTTTTTAACTTATGAGGTTAGTGGCGTTTATTATACTTACAGCACGACAATTAATGGTGATATGACTGTTGTGGTTACTATTGGAAGTGTGACTCAAAATAAGATGTATATAAAAATAAATGGCTCTTGGGTTGAAGTATCGAAAGTATATAAAAAAGTTAATGGCTCTTGGGTCGAACAGACTAATTTAACTAGTGTGTTTGATTCAAATGTTAATTATAAATTTGTGAATTAAATATAGCTGATATTTATATAAGTGATGCAAAGATGGTTCGATTTTATACTATTTGGGATGGTAGTCATATACGGCATAGAGGATGTATTATTGATGGTAGTCTTATGGCTGAAAACGTAGAATACGAATCAGTACAGTACCAAAAGAGTATTTAAACGAAATGAGTTTTATATTTTATAATCCAAACCCAGACGGTAAGTATGTGGGAGACTGTGTTATTAGGGCGGTTTCAAGGTTGCTTCATCAGGATTGGGATACAACATATTATGATATCTGTGAGCTCGGCGGTCATATACACAACATGCCGAGCGCAGACGATGTATGGGGCGAGTATCTATATCGAAATGGTTTTAGAAAACATACGATACCAGATACATGCCCCTTTTGTTATACAGTAAAAGATTTCTGTCTGGATCATCCTATAGGCAGTTTTCTATTAAAAACATCCGGTCACGTAATAGCGGTTGTAAACGGGAACTACTATGACACGTCTGATTCGGGTAACGAAGTACCAATTTATTATTGGGGAAAGTGAGAAATAAATGAACAATTCAAATCCAAATATGAATGTCCAAGGACAAAACGTGCAAGGCGTTTATAACACCCCTCAAAGTTTTCAAGTCCTAGTACTAGACGACATATCACAGGCAGGCAATTATCAAGTCAGCCCAGGATGCTCGACAATCTTTATGAATTTTGCAATGACAGAAATGAGGATGAGAACAAGAGACATGAGCGGGTTCCCCTTACCAGACAGAACGTGGTCTATAAAAGAGACCACACCTCAACCGCAGATCGCTAACTCTGGAAATTTTGCAACCAAGGAAGAAGTGTCTGCGATTAACGACAAGCTAGACAAGCTAATTGAGATGATGAAGTAAGGAGGATTTGAAAATGGAACAGAATTTCGCACAACAGCTGCAGTCCTTTATCGCTGCGGCACAGCAGAGGTTCGGTAAGAACCTCGACCCTTCCGCGATAGCTAGAAGCGTGATTGGTAATGGATGCTCTTCACCTCGACAAGCGCTAGAGGTAATGTTAAGATCCGGCCGGATAACGCAAGAGCAATTTAACATGTACTCAAGAATGCTTTGAACTATAAAGTAACTTTTTAAAATTTTTTATTACTCTAATAGGAGGAGAAAAATTATGAGCTTAAGTGAAAGCGGCCTTAGTGCAAGTGATGTACTGGCACTGACAAACGGTAACAATGACGGTTTTGGAAACGGCTTCGGCGGTGGCTGGTGGCTGATTCTCTTTATCCTGCTTCTCAGTGGCGGATTCGGACGCGGTTGGGGATACGGCGGCGGCAACGGCGATTCCGGTAACGGTATGGCTAGCATGGCTATCCCTTATATGATGGGTAACTCTTACAACGCCGACGTACAGAGAGGGTTTGACCAGTCCGCAGTTATTACTGCACTTGGAAATCTTTCCACGGCTGTTTCTGCCGGTTTTGCAAATCAGTCCGTAGACGCTTGTAACAAGGCAATGACGATGATGCAGGGCATGAATGGCATCCAGGCTCAGATGGCATCTGATCGTTTCAACACAATCACTACTTTGAATGGTGGTCATAACGCAATTCTTCAGCAGATGGGTGCATATGAGATGGCTCGTCAGCAGTGCTGCTGTGACAACAAGGCTGCTATCGCAGACCTCAAGTACACTGTTGCTACAGAAAATTGCGCAGACAGAACCGCTCTTGATAACGCTGTTTGGCAGATTGGTCAGAAGATCGACGCAGGATTTGCTAACATGACGGAGCAGAGATATCAGGATAAGATTGATTCCAAGAACGAGCAGATTGCTAACCTTCAGAGACAGCTTACCGCTCAGGAACTTGCCGCATCTCAGGCTAATCAGACTCAACAGCTCTATGCAAACAATCAGGCTCAGACCGATAGGATTATGGACTTCATCAATCCTGGATACGCAAGACCTTTCTATGGAAACGGTTTTGGTAACTGGGGTGGCTGCGGTTGCCAGGCTTGTGCTTCCTAAGAAAGGAGGTACTTATGGCTGAATATACAAATAACGTTGATCAGGTTGTTCAGCCTGGTGGCGTGGTTATATTTAACGTAGTCGTAGAAGGATGCCGCAAGGGTTTTATCAGGCACCGTAACGGCACTGGTTCTTTCCTTCTGTCTGGAGCAAATTGTTGCAGATGTAACCCGAAGTATAGTGTTAAGTTCGGCGCGAACATCGGTGTGCCTACAGGTGAAACTGTCGGCCCTGTTTCTCTCGCACTTGCGATTGATGGCTCTGCCGATAACTCAACTATTATGACGGTTACGCCAGCCGCCGCGGAGGAACTCTTTAACGTTAGCAGATGTTCCGATATTGATATCTGGAGCGGATGTTGTGAAACCATCGCAGTCCAGAACGTTGGTACAATTCCTGTAACTGTCAATGCTCCTACAATTTCTATCAAGAGGGGATAATTATGGAAATTAGAGTTTACATGGATGCCCTGGAAGTGATTGAAAAAGAGATTAAGGGCATTGTTAAGAAAGATTCTATCACACCAGCTGAGCTGGCAAATTTAAAAGAAGCTCTGTGCGCTGCAGAGAAAATCATTGACATTATTGGCGACCTCCCTAATGATGCAAATGATTACAGCAATGGTACTGGGTACGCTCAGTCCTATGCTATTAGACCTGGATTCAGGCATGAATATGAAGCGCCATATTCGTACAGGCGCGGAAGGTCTATGACAACTGGTCGCTATATCAGTCGTGGTGAGGCCGGAAGAAACTATGGAGATGTCTATAGTGGACATAGCATTCACGACAGAATGGTAGCCAAGATTGAAGAAATGTACGATGAAGCAAAAACTGACCATGAGCGTCAGGTAATCGATAATGCTATTCGCATGATCGAACAACACTCTTAAGTGTTGTCAAATGGCGGCGGGCTTTATGCCTGTCGCCTATACTAAAACAATGAACAACTAGGCCGTCGTATGGCGGCCTTTTTATATTGAAAAGAATTAAAGGAGATGTCATGTCGAAATTAGTAATGGACATATCTCAGTTTAACAATATAACTGATTGGTCTAAGGTTAAGAATGAGGTCGATGCTGTCATAGTGAGAATAGGATATAGAGGTTCTCATACAGGCATAATCACATATGATCCAAAGTTTGCAGATAATATTAAAAATCTGCAAAAATATAACATTCCTTATTCTGGATATTATTTTCCATGTTCAATTAACGACAACGAGGCTGATGAAGAAGGCGACTTCATCATCAAGACAATCAAAAACTATAATATGGAACTATCTCTCCCATTCTATCTTGATTCGGAACTTGTACATAGAGATAAGTCAGGAAGATCTGACAAATTATCTAAGGCTGATAGAACACGATTCTTGAATAGAATCTTTGCGAAACTTAAATCGGCTAACATAAGGTATGGTGTCTACGCATCAACGTATTGGTATTCTGACCATTTAAATGATGACGATCTTATGGAAGGTGTATCAAGGTGGGTGGCGCAGTATGCATCTGTAAATGAATATTCAAGACATAGTTGTGACATGTGGCAGTATACATCTAAGGGTAGTATCGACGGTGTGTCTGGCGTCGTAGACCTTAGTAACTGCTATATTGAGATCACAAAAAATCATGTTGATACTAAACAAACTGATAACAAAATGAAAACGGTTGATGAATACATCGACGATGTTATTAGCACAGCTAAAAATGAGGTCGGTTATTTAGAGAAAAGGTCAAATTCTAACTTAGACAACAAGACGGCTAATGCCGGATATAACAACTATACAAAATATTGGAGAGACATCAAAAGTTGGGGTCTTGGTAATTATCAAGCACAGTACTGGTGCGCAGCCTTCATCTTTTGGTGCTTTGTAAAAACATTTGGTGTACAGACAGCAAAACAACTTTTACTACACGCGCCATATATTAATTGTCAGACGATAGCAAATCTATTTAGGTCGAGAGGAAAATTATTTAGCGATCCGAAGGTAGGTGATGTAGTTGTATTCTACACCAGAAAGTCAGGACTGTTTGGTCATACTGGTCTAGTCTATAGGGTCGACTCTTCTAACTTTTATACGATTGAGGGAAACACGTCTGCGGCTGGTGGCGTTGTAGCAAATGGTGGCGCTGTTGAATACAAACGATACTCTATTAAAGATTCAAAGAGTGCTGGTCATAAGTTCTGTAGACCTGATTATACAATCATCAAAGGAGAAAGTCATGTTCCTGTAAAGGAAAACAAAGACTATTTATCCAAGGGTGATAGCGGTAGCAATGTCAAGGAAATGCAAAAGATGCTCATAGCTATAGGATATACATGTGGATTAGGTGGAGCAGACGGCAACTTCGGATCGATTACAGAAAGCGCTGTTAAATCTTTTCAGAAAGACCACGGTCTTACTGTTGACGGTGTGTGCGGTAAGAAAACAATGCCCGTTCTTAAGGCAGAATATGCTGCAAGAAATTATCTGTCAAACACCGATACTGGTAGTGCTGTAACAGAGATGCAGAAAATGTTGGTTGCACTTGGTTATAACGTAGGTACAAAAGGTGCCGATGGCATTTTCGGGACAACGACAGATAAGGCTGTGCGAAAGTTTCAAGCAGAGCATGAACTTGCCATCGACGGACGGTACGGGCCAAAGACTAAAGCCGAATTAGAATCCGTTTACGACGAGTATCTTAAAGAAAATGAACAGAAGGAAGTTGTGCAAGAAACGCCAGAAGCTCCTGAAGAAGTGAGTGGTAAGGCAGAAGAAGTAAAGGTGGCATATGCGAGCGCATTTAATTCGGCATATGGCAAGACATTTACTGCAACTGGAGACGTTTATATGAGGGCTGGAGCAGGAACATCATATAAGGATATAACTGTTGTAAAGAAGGGTGACAGTGTGAAATGCTACGGGTACTATACGAAAGTAAACGGGACGCCGTGGTATTTAGTCACATATAAAAATATGAAGGGATTTGTATCCGGCAAGTACCTCAAGTAAGGAGAAGAAATGGGAAGTATTATTAATCAATTTATTGCAGAGTACGGAAATACTATTATTTATACAATTATCACTGGAATTATTGGATATGTTGGAATTGGAATCAAGATGCTTATTACAAAGTATATCAATGATAGTCGTAAGAGATCCATTGCGAGAACTTGTGTAGAAGCTGTTGAGCAGATTTGTAAAACACTTGATATCCATGGAGAAGAGAAGTTTAAGAAGTGTGCGGAATATATTTCTGGACTTGCTAAAGAAAATGGCATTAAGATTGGAGAGACTGAAATCAAAATGCTTATTGAACAGGCCGTACATACACTCAATCAAAATGTAAATGAGGCACTAGATAACAAAGCGCCTATTGAAGAGTAACGCAATGGCGTTACCTAGTTAAGGGGGTATAGGCTTATGTCAGTAGAAGATATTCTTGCTCCAATCGGCGTCGATATGCCGGCTGTCACAGGAACAACATCATTCGTATTCATAATTATAATCTTACTCATGACAATTATTCAGGTCACTCCAATCAAGATAAATCCATGGGACTTTGTCTTAGGATGGATCGGCGACAGAATGAACTCTCACATCATCAAAAAGGTAGATACCCTAGACCAAAAGCTGACTGGTCATATTCAAGAGAGTAGAGAGGGGTCAATAAAACGTAAGAGACTTAGGATATTAGCATTCGTAGACGATGGGATTAATGGTAAGAGATATACCAAAGAAGCATATGAAAATATGATTCGCGAGTGCGATGATTATGAAAAGTTTATTAAAGAGACCGGGTTGCCAAACGGTGTTATAGAAGCGTCGATAGATGTGATTAGAACAAGATATAGGCAACATTTAAACGACGGTGATTTTGCGGAGTATCCTTGTGAATATAACGACGACGGCGCCGACATTACAAGTAAATAAATAAAAAAGCAGACCTTGCATTACAGCTTGGTCTGCTTTCTTTTTCCTTATTATCTGCCTCAGAAAGCCTTCATTTATCCCTGTACAGACGTTTTTATTATCTTCGTGAGTACTTGTTAGGCTGTGATATAAAGCCTCTTAGAATCGATATTTGAGCCTTAAAATCGACTGTGTGTTTGTTTGTAAGCTGAGCACGTTCAGTTGCGTAAACTTATCAGAAGGTCAAAACCATACGCAGTTACGCAATCTTATACGCAATTAATACGCAACACACATCGATTTGTAGTCATATGATACCTTGTGGTATAAGCCAGTAGCTTAATAGTATTGTGCATTTTACACTATAAAAACGCAGTTTTATAACGATTCTCTAGTGTAAAAGCGGATATACAAGAAGTTATTTTGCACTGACCTGAATTGCTAAGTTGCCATCAGAACGGCTTAACTACGTCGATTTCGCGAAATCGTACGCAAGTCTTACGCAACTCATACATATCTATAGTCAATATGATGAAAAAATGCGTACGCAATTTGTGACTTTTTACGCAAGTAGGTCTCCGGCTTTGAGTACGGCTTCATTAGTTTTATCTTCTAGCACATGTGTGTAAGAAACTGTAGTACTATAATTTGCGTGACCCATTATATTTTGTATAACAAGTGGGTCTAGTCCTTTCTCAAAGCATCTTGTAGCAAATGTGTGGCGAAATGCGTGCGGATAAATGTGCTCAAACACTCTTGGCTCTCTGCCCTCTATGAATGCAGTTCTCGATTCGTTAAGATTTATATTATCTTCCACACGTTTCATGTCGTGGATAATATTATATCTTGTGACCGGTGAGCCGAATGTGGTTGTAAACACTAAGTCTCCAAGCGACGGGTCTGCTCTCCATCTGCTACCTAGTTTCTTCTTATATATATCCTGTTTCTTTTTCCAGTCTTTAAAGAATTGTTCTACGTCACCAAAGAAAGGTATATCTCTATACGAGTTAGCTGTTTTTGGCGTTGTAAGTTCGAGAATCTTTTTGCCGTCAAGGTATCCTGTTTGCATGGATCGACGGATGTGAATCTTTTTTCTTTGGAAGTCTACATCGCCCCACTGTAATCCAGAGAACTCTCCGATTCTCATGCCTGTTAACAGTAGTATCCTATACATCTCACGATAGTAGCTAGTCTCAGTAGCTTTTAAAAGTGCGTCTTGTTCCCAGTGGCTCAGTACCCTACGTTCTTTCATAGCCTCATTTTCGTCTCTAATGCTTATTCCAACGATAGGATTAAACACTATTATCTTATTGGCTATTGCGCTGTCAAAGCATTCTCTTAGTTGGCTTAGCGCCTCACTCAGTCCTCTGCTAGAGTAGTTTCCTATATCAGCAAGTTCGTTGGTCGCATCCTGTATATTCATTTGGCTTATATCTTTTAATAATTTATTGCCAAGTATTTTAATATACGTGTTATCAACTCTTCTTCTATAGGTTTTCCTGCTTATCTCTGACTTTAATTGCCTCGACTTGCATTTTTCAAACCACTCATCAAACCAACTCTTTAACGTAAGATCTGGTCTTATCCCTTTCTCATCTCTTAACAGCCTCGCTTTCTCTTCTTCGAAACTCTTCTTTAAAGCTGGTAACGACATATTATATATGTCAATTTTCTTGCCGTTTACTACGGCTCTGGCTTCATACCTCCCGTCTGGACGTTGACTAAAACCACGTCCGAGTTCCTTGCCTGTTAAATCCTTTCCCATAACTTATCTCCTTTCGGTTATAAATTATCGTACTCAGCTTACACACATATTGTATCATATGTTTAGATTTATATCAACTATTTTGTTTTTCGCCAGCCTGTTCATCGGCTGGCGTTTCTTTCTCCTCATCCTGTTCGGGTTGTGGCTCCTCGTATTCTTCTGTTTCTCCGATATTGCTAGAGGCCACTATCTCAGTGGCCTCTTTTAATGCAGCAAAAAACATTTTTAATCTTTGAGGGTCTCCAACAATATGCAGGTCTCTTAAATCAATCCATTTTAAAATTTCTTGCTTTGTTATATAATCACCTCATTCAACACATTAATCTTTATGCGTTAGTCGCCATTCCACAGAACGTTTTAGATAATCCACATACTCATCATCTTTACACATACCTTTGCCTGGTGTATCAGATATTTTTGCAACAGGTCCGCCATTGCACATAGTAGCTTTCATTACGATATTAAGTGGCTCAACGCACGTATCATTTGCAATGTAGGTACCAATACCAAACGCTACATGGCATCTATCTGCAAAGTACTTATAAATTTCTGCAGCTCTATCAAAGTCTAGGCTATCACTAAACAACAGTGTCTTTGTCTTTGGATCAATACCAAAGGATTCATACTTTTTAATAATCTTCTCTCCCCATTCATATGGGTCGCCGCTATCCTGTCTTACTCCAGAGAACAGGGTTGCATATGTGATATCAAAGTCTCGCAGGAATACATCTGTCCCAAGCGTGTCTGTAAGAGCGATACCGTTCATTGTTTTGTATTCTTTCACCCACGCATCCAGCGCAAATCTGTTACCGTACGCTACGTTGTACTGTTTCATCCCCTGCATAGCCATGATAAACTCATGGGCGATTGTACCTTTAGCAAGATCATAAATACCGAAATCATTCATAAGTTTTGCGATATGGACGTTAGATGTGCCAACGATGCAGGACTCACTAGTCTTTTTGAAGTGCTTAGAATAGTAGAACATCTTAATAGCTTCGAGTTGTGCTTCGTAAGATAACCTTCTTCTTGTGCCAAACTCGCTAAACTGTCCAATAATAATCTCGTTATCATCAAGCCTTCTAACCTTTTCAACTAGCTTATCGTTAAAACTTTTGATCAGTTTATCGTAGTCATATTCCATTCTGAAATACACTTCATTCACGATAGCAAGAATTGGGACTTCGTACATTGTAGTATTCAGCCAACTGCCTTTAGCTTCGATTGCTAGGCCACATGGAGCGTCATCTGTTATTTCAATATCATCGAGTTTCGGACGCCACATACGTAGGAAGTTCAGGTAGCCAGCTTTAAGCCAGGGATAATTAAGTTCAAGATATTTAATCTCGTCATCATTAAAACGTAAGTCGCAGAACGCTTGCACTTGTTCTTTGATTTCTTGAACCATCTCACCTGTGAAGTGTACGTTCTCGTTTCTGCACTTGAACGTCCACGTCATCATAAAGTCAGGGAACTGACTGTAGATGCATTGGCCCATATTGAATTTATACAAATCAGTATCGAGAAGACTTTGGATCATTCTAGGAAAAATCATTCTTCTGACGCCTTTCTCCACGGTTCTTTTCCGTGGTTTAAAACCTCAACCATAATTGCCTGCATAGCCTTAATTGCTGTATCGTGAGATTCTGGTGTGACTCCTGCACAACATGCGGCATCAACAACAATATGCGCGTTTGGAAGTGCCGTCTTTGCAATCACCGCATTACTAATTACGCAAATATCTGTACACAGACCAACCAGTTCTATAGTAATTCCATTGCCATATTCGCTATCGCTGTCAGTCGTATCGGACGATCTGTAGCGAAGAGCTTCAATAAGATTGTCAGCACCGAATGTTGGCTTTCTTATAACCCAAGAATTATACCCCTTACCAGCATCGGCTTGTTCGAGCAATCCATCTTTAATCATCCAGCCATGTGTACAGAAAATACAATGCTTTACTGGTAGATTTCTGCCCTCTTCTGTTTCTAAATAATCAGAAGAGTAGTGCGTATCTTGAGTAAACAAAATGATATCGTCGTTATAATTGTATTCATGAATCTTTTTTGCGACATTATCAACAATTGCTTCTGCCATTGGACTTCCTAACGCTCCGTCTATAAAGTCGTTTTGCATATCAACTACAATAAGTATCTTCTTCATTAGTTTCCTTTCCTTCTATGTGTGAACAAATTGTATTGTATAATATGACGAACAGCTCTTCTGACGGAATCCACACGTATTTTTCGATTGCATAACGGATGTCAGTTACTGCTATCAAATTTGTTTTAGATTGAAACGTTATTATATCTCTATAATCATGGTACAGAGCTGATCCAATACGGAAAATTAATGGATTACCATATATGACTGAAGTAATTGGAGTTCTACCAGTAATTAAGCTAACCAATATATCAACTGGTATTTCAGCTCTTTTCGACAGCTCGTCTATTGTTATGTCGTTTTTACACATGGCATCTAGTATATTATAGGTAACTATTATTTTAAATTCATCTAGTCCGTCCAGAGGTCTATAAAACGTCATTTCTACCACCTACTGCAAAGTTACTTACAATATAGCATTCGTCAGTACAAACTGTACTGTGATAATCTTTGAAAAATTTATAGCAACTATTTGCTGCTAAATAGTTATCAAATACCGTGACAACTGGTTCTTCGCCGCTATCACAATACGTCACTACCCACACAGTCCTGTTCTGTCTCCTCATCAAATATATCCTCTTGCATTAACAATTTTCTGATTAGCCTCTTACCAGTCTCATACCTCATCTTCTTACCAAACCATGCGATATACTTACATTTAGCTGTCTTCTTGTCACAGCCGTTATTTACATAGTTATGTCTTGCCTTACGTTTCTGTGCTTCGCTACTCATCTCATGTTGTCCTCCATTATTAGAGCACATGTTTTAAGTTCATCTGCAATCGAAATCAATCTATTTGCTTCATGAATCTCCATGTGACAATCAATCACATAATACATTGCGAGTTCGTATAAGTCCGTTACTATATCTTGTAAATTTTTCATGATAAACCACCATATATTGTGTATGTAGTGTGAATGAAATCTGCCTTTTATATATATGCCTTTACTGCGTTACTCGGGTTGATGCTGTTCCCACCATTTTCTTTTGACTTCTTCTACTACCGGCTTAATATCATCGTGGAAATAACCGTCTGCTTTTTCGATGGCATAGATTATCTCTATCAGTGCTGATTCTGTATTTCCGTTACGAATAGAGCGAATGGCATTATTAAGCATGTCGCAAGATGGATATTTGCCGAACCTTGCATTCTTCTTTTTAAAAAACATAAAACGCTCCTATTAAGGCGCAATATAATGATGTGAAACATATACTATTACATCGCTTAGCACATCATGTATGTTGTTTGCATAAGTGAATATTCTTATTGCCTCAGCTTTGATCCACGGATGAATATTTTCAAGTGTCGACTCTTTTGCAATGCCTATAATCGGAATATGTAATTCGTAGGCAAGCATAAGTTCTTGTGCAGTACCTATGCTATCGAGTTTGTTTAAATTGACTATTACAAAATCAGAGGTACGTAGATGTGACAAACAAAATTCCATTCCCTCTTTTTCTTCACTATCGGAGCTACATCCATTTGGATTAAAATGCGCTACAGGATTTACAATGATACAATTTTCATGGCTTGAGTAAAAGTCACATATTGCCTCACGCCACTTAGAACTTTCATCGTCGCTTAGACCAGTAATCCCACCGGACAAAAATATTTTAAATTTGTTATCCATACGATTCCTTATGTATTTACTCACTAATTAAATCCCTGTCATATTTGCGTTTATAGTCTGCAAATATTCCGCTTATTTCCAAATCTAACTGGTACTGATCCAATTGCCCACTTACACCATCTTTCCGATTCTTCCTGCTTTTTTGGTATGCGTTGTATAATTCTTGTATAAATACGTGAAGGTCGTTGTCGTCCTGGCTCATGTCTGGTGCTTTTGAAAATATAAGCCTCTCTCTAATGTCAACGCTGTCAAAAGAGAAAATGCCGCTACCGATATTTACGTGGTACTTCGGTGACAGGAAAGCGCTGTCGCTTTCTATTCTTGTTATCTCTCCTTTAACAAGTACCTTATCACCAATTTTATACTTGTTCATAATTGTCTCCTTGTGGTTTAATTACCAGTGCTTCCAAAGCCACCATTTCCTCTATCAGTTTCACTAAGCTGATCGACTTCGTTAAATGATACGTCCAAAATAGGGATGAATATGAGCTGTGCGATTCTATCGCCGTTATTAACTTTTCTAGGAATGTCTGTATCGTTATGTAATGCTACGATTATTTCTCCTCTGTAATCAGAATCAATTACACCGACGCAATTCGCCAGTCTTAATCCCTGCTTTGTTGCAAGCCCGCTTCTGGGAAAAATTCCCCCGATTGCATCATCAGGCACTTCCATAGCCACACCTGTCTTGACCATCACAGTGGAGTGTGCCGGGATATATACCTTATTAACTACATGGGCATACAGATCAAAACCGCCAGCTTTCTCGGTGCCCTTAGTTGGAACAATTGAATCTTCGTATAATTTCTTAATGTTTACGTCTACTTTCACTATGTCTCCTATTTAATACATACAAGAATTTCAATATCTGTGTCTTCGAATGTTTTCTTGATGAGTCTTGATACGACATCCCATCTTAGCTTATCAAGACCACATCCGATTTTAGGCATTGCCAGCTTCTTAATTTTGTACTGGCTACAAAGTTTTTTCATTGCTCTGAGCGCTGCATACATAGAGTCGTACTTAGGCTTATCGGAATATCTTCTCTTTGTTACAAGGTTCATTACGCCGTTCGCGTAAAGACAATCTCCATATTTACTTGGATCTACGATGTCCCAAAAGTCTGTGTATCCTTTATATCTCTCTTTGAGTTGCTCTCTAAGACTGAATCTTTTTTCGAACTCAACTGCTATCCCAGCGCCAAGAGCAAAATCTGCACTAATGCAGTGCGCAAGAAAATATTCTTCTGGTACATCAAACAGATTCATTTTCTCTTCGTGATAAACCATATTCTTCTCCGTCAACAGTAATCCACGACAGCGATACTATTATGAATGTAAAAAAGTACAGCGCCGCGATAAAATATTTACTCGCCATCTGGCGTTTCTTTTTGGATGATGTCGAATTGTTCTTTATCTACGATTGCATATTTTCTACCATCTATCAGAGATAAGATGATCGACCCTTCTCCGTCATTAAGACTCCATGTGAATCCTGCAAATCCATCCTCTAGGAATGATTTAGAGCAGGAAATATGTTTCATAACAGCGATAATGCAATCAGTTGTTACTTCAATACGTCCCTTGTCTGAGAGCGTATCGTCTTTTTGTTTATAGCCAGTATAAATTTTTCCATCTTCACAACATCTAATTACTCTCATTTGAGGTCCTCCTTGGCATAGAGTTCTATCACCACATTATAAATAGGCACTATATATTTCTTTCCATTCGTACCATAGATTTCATAAGAACGAGAATCTGTTCTTGAATAATCACTTATTGCGATTGTGCTCGTGCAGAGACCACAAAAGTTTATGTAGGCTACCCCAATACATTTTGGCTTTTCTTGCAAAATTATTATTCTCCTTAAAATTTCTAGCTATTTTGTAGGCATCCATTTCAAGTAATGGAAATTGCGACGTCCACATTATTAACTAATCCTTTCGGCATATTGATTATCAGATGCCAGATTAACCCCTAATACATCATCCATATGCGACTCTTGTCCGGGGATATATCTTCCGAATTTGATAATCACATTCTCAAATTTCTGTAACTCTTGTATATATTCTGATATTTCGTCTTTGTTGTATCCTGTGTAGATCACTACATCGTCGTCGCAGTTGTATGTATCTCTTAACATGCTAATGAATTCAAACACATCTTCCCAAGAATCGAATGGTTCAAGACCTTGCATAACCACTGCGCTAGTGATAAAATCCGACATGTATCTACATATTACTTCCCATGTCGGGATGTCGATATCCGGCTCCTTAGAAAGTTGACTGTTCTGACAAACAGAACAGCCAAACTCTCTATCGCATTTGAAGTTGCAATAAGGGAATTCCAAAACCATAGATATCTTTTTGTAGTTAATCATGTCTTCGAAAATAATTCCCTTTAGTTTCATTACGTTGCTTTTGATTCACCGTTTACATTCTGCCATCTACGCATACTGTATTCGGCTTTCCTTTCTTTTGAATATGAACGTACCGGTGTGTAAAACCCTACGATCCTCGTGTATTCAGTTGCAATCGGCTTCCCGCATACAGGACATGTCGTTCCGTAGAATGCATGGTTGCTTTCACACGCCTGAATCTTAGTATTGAATGCGAAGTATGTAACACCGGCGTCTGCAATATAGTTGACCATATCCCATGCTTTATCGAAGCTGTCAAAAGGTGCGTCGATATTATAGTGGAGAATTGATCCGCCGTTGCAGTATCCGTCGAACTCTGCGGCGATTCTTACTCTCTCCTGACCAGTTGTTTGGATTCCGAGAGGAATGAACTGATTGCCGTATAGAGGAAGATCATAAATGTTAGCTTCTGGATAGAAGAATTTATCTTTTTGCATTAACTTAGCAGCAGCGGATTCACCTGGGATTTGCTCGGTGTTAATCATGTAGTCGCATCCGTATTTAGCAATGAATTCGTCTGCTGTTTGACGCATTGTCTTAAAGATCATATTGCCGAACCTTGACGCATCATCTGTATAGAATGTGTTACCGAACTCGTCTAATTTTATATAACCAAATTTCTTCATTGTCTCGTATATTCCGATGAAGCCCACCGTGGAGTAGCAAGATTTGAAGTCTATAAGATTATGATCAAAGTTGGGAAGTAGATGTTTGTCTACATTCCTACTGATGATATGTCTCACTCTATCGAGAGCGCACAGGTCAATCCACACTCTCTCTTTAAGAGCGTCCAGGTATTCTTCCTCACTAGATGTATCAAGCGCGATTCTTGCAAGGTTTACTGTAGACACCTTTATTGAGCCGACTTTTAACGCCGTCCCGCCAATTGAGTTAAAATACCCGAGGTCTTTGATATTCGATTTTAAACGACAGTTGTGTGTAATGATTCCATTTGGAAGTGTAAAGTACGGTTCACTTTCAGGCATTTCAAAACAATAGCAGTATTCATCTGACGATTCAGATTCTTCTATTGATTTAATCTTGAAGTAAATCGAATTATTTCTTTTCACATACACATCAGATCTTGTTCTCTTGTTATGTGACTCGTACCATCTAATGCAGTAGACAGGATAGTTCCTACTAAAAGACTGTCCTCTAATAACTATGCTACCGTCACCAGTTCTATCAGAGCGATCAATAATGCTTTGTAGGCCAAGGGAATTAAGAAGCACTTCAATATCTTCTACAAGTCCACTGGACGTTGTATAAATCCTGTTACTATTACCGCCGTCAGTCAGATAGTATCCATCTAAGATTCCTTTTCTGAATTCATAAGACTGAAGTAGGCAATCAAGATTTAACCTCTTCTCAAAACAATACTTTCCAGAAACAAATTGCCTGATAAACATTGCAACCGTATTACTAGAAATCATTACGGGATAAACATTGTTGTAGGGAGTATAAAGTTTAAAATCTTTAACCTCTCCGAGTTGATTTTTAGCAACATTAATTATCTCGCAAGACCTTTCGTACTTCTCTTGATTCAGCGACAATGAGACTCCGGTTGCGTATCCATCTTCGTCTTCATTACTCATTGAGCCGTCGCCAAGGTACATACCGATTAAATACCCCTGCTCGTATGTCAGACGATTATCTACCTCTTTAACGCTATTTAGCTCACAGTTATTGAAAAGCAAATAATCTTCCGTAGAGAGTTCTGTAGTAGGAATATCGCCTCTTAAAGTTGGATTTAAGTGATTATCTGTTACAATAATTTCTTTATTATTTGCTGTTGTAATCTTATACATGGGTCTTTTAGGAAGCCTTATGGCCTTACCTTTTACCCATGATCCGTTATGATATACGGTGAAGTTTCTTTTCGTCTGGTTGTATGGGGCATCGTATAATTCTCTAAAGGTCATATAATTAACTCCGTTTGAGGACTTTGTTAAAACCTTTTGAGATCCATCAAAGCAACAGTTACTTAACGAACTAACGCTTGTGTCAACAAACAAGTTACTATCTGACCACTTCATATTGTGTGCAATTGCCCAGCGAGCAAATTCCTCGTCTACGAACTTTCCGTCCTTTCTTAAAAGAGAAATTGTACTTACAGGGAATGTGAACATGTTTGTTGAGCGAATCTCAGACATGACTTCCATATACCATTTTTGGAACTCAATAATTTCTTCTTCGTAGTCAATCATGAATTCGCCGTTAGGAAATTCTGCGCCACCAAACAACGCTTCAAAGTACGGTCTGTCGAAGACTGATGTATTAGTAAATGCTGACTGACTGCCGTCCCTTACGTATGGCTGGTTTACCGCATATATGAATCTTTGGCAGTTCTGTTTTGCGTAGTACTCTCCATTATTACTTGACCTTATTCCGAGATAATCTTCGTCTAAATCCTTTTTCCAGAAATAGAACATGTAAGGAATAATGTTGGGCAGACCCACGGCGCCGCTAGTTCGATTACAAGCAAAACTAACAAATTCCTTAATAAAATCTACGAATGTGGTTAAATGATTGGCAGGGCATGCGTTCTGCCCATCAATAAAATATAGCCCTTTTTCTGCAAGATCTTTTAAATCGTAAGCGAAACAGTACGAGCGAAATGTTGAAGAACTCGCATCATGCATATAAAGCTGCCCGAGCCATTCAGCTTCAAGCCATCTATTCGCTGCTGCAAACCCAAACTTCTTCTTAATCTCGTAGTAAATCTTATTGAACGCAAGCAGTTTTTCATGCGGCTTAGGCATCTCCCTCTCAAGAGTAACAATGTCCTTATGGCTCACATTGCTATTTCCGTCGATACTAGCGTCCGCAACGGTATCTCTATCAACAAAGTTATCAATAAAGTCCGTGTAACTGATTTGCGCGTCGTCAAATCCGTTTAGCCTTGCAATATCTGTTCCGTATTTATCTTGTAACTGGTTATATTTTGCTGTAAAATTCTTATCTAAATTGATGTTAATTCTCATGTTGACTTATCCATTTGTTTGCTTCGGAAAACTCCATGCATACGCCGTCAACCTCAAGAATCGGTGCTGTCATAAATCCCTTGGCAATCATCAAATCTTCGTCATATACCTGAGAATATGTAATATGTTTTGCATCCATCTTCTTTTTAAGTACAGCGCATCTGGGGCATCCAGTGGTGTATAAAATTATATTTTCCATTCCATTCATTCCTTTAGACAACTACTACTCTTTCGAATTCACCAAGCGGATAAATACCTACCCACTGCTTTTTATTAATCACAACGAATATTTTCCCGTCGTAATAATAATCTGTGTACTCGTCAGGGTCCCACGTATCTACATCACCGTTATTGTGATATACATATACGCTTCTTTTCTTTGCCTTTTTATCCTTTTTCATTATTACTCCTCAAGATTATCAGCGTGTTGACTAACCCAACCTCTATAATTAGTCGTAAGTTCACAAATCCGGGCTCTCTCCTGCCCCTCGAAATGTTTAATATACTTATCAAACCCACTGAGATTCTTATTTGCAAGGTCACACTGTAGTGTATGTCCTATAACTATTACTTTTGTGTTGTCTTTCACCCTAGTAAGCACAGTTTTCAACTGTGAAACTGTAAAATTCTGAGCCTCGTCTATAATTACAACAGCGTCATCAAGATTTACACCTCTCATAAACGTATCTGTCATACATGTGATGTGTGCAGATCCGTTTTTACTCGAATCAATGCCGTCATAATCCTTAACTGCGACGTGTGGCATCACGTTACATGTTATTAAAGCCTCAAAAAACGGTGTAAAATACACAGAAGACTTCTGCGACATGTCACCAGGCAGATACCCTTGCTTTCTTTCGCCATATGGAGACACAATATATATGATTTCGTTGTATTTTCCGTGTTGGACAAGCAATTCAGCCACCCCCGTAGCTATTGTTGTCTTGCCAGTACCGGCTTTTGCATTACAAAACACTATATCGTTGTCATCTTCCCATATAGAATTGGCAAAATATGCCTGATTCTCATCCAATCTCATTCCGTAGAAGAAATTTGTGTCAAATCTTTCTGGTTCTTTGTATTTTTCGACCACACTTTTCTTTTTACTAGCCAAAATTGATCGCCCCCTTTATAAAATTTCATCAAGCGAGCAATCTTTGCCAATGATATAGTCGACTACGCCCTTTTCTTTGGCCTCATCGGCAAACATATACCATTCGACTCTCTTTTTTGACTCGTATTCCTCCTCTGTAATCGAAGTTCTTTCGAGAATATAGCCCTTTATCCTATCATTTGCCTTTACCATGAACTCAACTTCGTCCTGTACCTTAAGTTGAGACCCCATAGACATACCGGACCCATCATGAATAAGAAACCTCGTATTCTCGAATGCGTAGCGTTTATGGCCTGCCATATTAATAAGTGATCCCATGCTGTACGAGTATCCAGCGTTGATAATATACACAGGTGTTTTGCTCTGTAGGATCAAATCAATAATCTGGAACCCTGTTTCTTCTTCGCCACCAGCCGTTGAAAGAAAAATCTTAATCGGAACCCTTTCTTCGACCGGAATGCCGGCATCATCCTTATTAAATCTTAGAATATTTCTAATTGCCTCTTTCACAGATAAACTTTCGCTCATGATGTTCGAGTCAAGAAAGATAATTCTGTTTTTAATATCCTTAATTTCTAGTGAATCCCAGAAATCACAATTCTTCTTCGGAATTTTGTAATCGAAATATCCTTTTTCAGTAGTCTCTGCCATATATAATGTTCTCCTCAACGAATTTAGTTATTTTTGCCCGTAAATCTTCAAGAGAACCATCGTTAATGATAGTGTAATCCGGCTCTACATCATCTAAAGCGGTCTCAGAGATATGGGCATTTTGTTTTTTAGTAAGCCCGTTATCAAAATCAGGTCTTACAACACGAAGATGTGTCGTAAAGAAGCCATTATTCCTGAGGCATTCAATCTCGTTTGGAAATCTGGTATCTGGTATAAGGACAAAGTCCCATTCGCTTCCAAAGAAGTTAAGCATATCAACTATGAAGTAACACCAGTAGTCAGTAACTTTGCTCCTTACTACATCTGTACCTACATACTGTAGGAGAGCCCTTCCTTTATCATCTTTTCTGCCATCCCAGTCGAAAAAATTCTTACATACATATTTTACAAGGTCGCCGTAGTGGGTGATTAGCACCCTGTATCCATGATCTGTGAGGTATTCATTCAACATCTCTGCGCAGGTATCTTTTCCGTGCCTGGCCTTACCAGAAATGGGAATTACCCTCAATATAACCACCTCCATTTGATTTTTATTTGTGCGTAGCGAGCCGGATCTATATAACTTACGCTACGCACACACTCAGTTAACGCTTCTATATAAATTAAACGTGGTGTCTTGTGAGAGGAGCCGAAACACCACACTCAATTTCATCGCTTCTTATATTTTTAAAACGAAATAGCAGTAGTTGTTTTTCTGCTTGTGCAATACGATACTTTATAGTCCGTTTCTGCAAACACGTTCTTGGCAATAGTCTGATATAGCGTAGAACAAATGCCGTTTGCGTCAAGTAAGCTATCATTAAAGTATTGAACTACTTCCTTTGCGAAAATTACATACGTAATTTTCCCCATAAACGGCGTATCAATTTCTCTAACCGAATCAACTACAGGATTTCCTCTAAATGCAAGCCTGTATAGATTGTCATTCGGCATACCGAAGATTTCGTTAGACGGGATAACTGTGATTTTTAGAATAAGAGCACCAAAAACCTTTTCCTCTGGAAGAAGTTTTGAAAGCGCATATGCTTTTGCTGGATTGTCTACATATAATTTGATTTCTGGCGCTTCTTCATCGTAAACAATTGTAATTTCCCTGTCCCTTTCAAACAGACATGTAAGTTCTTTGTAATAAATATTCCATGGTGAACATAATTTAAGCGTTGCCATATACAATCTCCATTGTTTTTTTAGTCGTAATATTCAATTTTTATAATTGGTGTATCGCTCTCATAATATTCCAATATTCCAGGCCCGTAATAATCTATGAACGATAGTTGCTCACCAACAACTGCATTAATGGAAGACTCGTCGATCTCATTTAGATTCCAATGATTTCCTTTATGCCTGGTACACCACGCTTCGTTATCACGGTAGTGAAAATAAAATCTTGTTCCATCTTTAACATACACTGTCATCGTTCTCACTATAAAACCCTCTAATACATAATGACCATTAATGGATTATTATACTTTTTACTTAATTCGATATTGTATTGTGTCCCCTTAGATTTACCATCCCAGAAAAGCACATATCCTCTGTTCTTAAATCCAGATATAAACTGATGCATTTTTCATTTCTAATAAACCCGGCACTCTTCCCGTACTTGTCCCATTCCGCTTTAAACTCTACGAACTCTAACCCATTATCTTTTGCATATCGCTCAGCTAATGTATCAGCTCCTCTCGCGCCGCCAGATACGATACAAATATTGTCACCGTACCTGGCAGTTAACCGCCTTATTTCTTTGGAAAGGAGGTCGTAGTCGTAAAATGTTCGCGTTCCTGCAACTAAAAGGTAAAATTTCTCCATATTTTCGTGAATAAAATTAGTCTTTTGTATTGCTTGTAATCAGCTCAGAATGCGGAAGAAGTTCAATCCACTCACAAAATCTGCGCCATTCTGGTAATCTATGGTTCTTTCTTTGTGCATAAATCGTCTTTAACTGTCTATAATTCGTAGTCATCCTAGCGGTGAGTTCAAATCCTGCCGGGTTTGAATAAATGATTTCAAGATACTTTTCAGTAATATCATTCTTGTTAGCCTTCGCCTCAACCATCTCGTTATATTCGTTTACTTTCTTCTGCATTATTTCAACGATATCTGGATCAACATACTGGTTATAAGAGTTTCGAAGATTGAACTTTGTAATTCTGTGCATTGTGCTTTGCGAACTTACAAAGTCAAAGAAGTGATATCTTTCAGCCTCTACCCACGCTTTATTACTGAACTTCAAATCAAACTGTACTACCACACCTGTAAGCCATTGGTCGTGCCCAGCTCCTCTCTCCGCCTGTGCGAGAGATTTAATTCCGTTAGTGAGCTCAAAATTAATCGAGTCTATGTCAGTCGACATTGGGAACTTAGCACCTCTAATGCTGTTATTAAGCCCATATACCGCTGCATTTGTCACCGGTCCATAACTAAGTACATCAATAACGTCTTGTTCTTTTACCACATAACCCCTCCTGTCAATTCTCGGCTGACCAAATGAAGAGCCAGCCGATATATGTAATGTTTATTTTTATAGTGACTTAGTAAAAAAATAGAACTGTTGTTTTATATGTATATTATACCATATTTGTAGCAATTTGTCAACACAAATCTAATATTTACAGATTAACCTTTACGTATCCGCCGCTGTTAGACCATCCTGACCATACCGGTGTATCTTTTGGGTTTGCACTTGCAGTCGGAATATGGTCGCACAAATCCATAAGATCTACCCATCTAGGCCCCTTACTTCCAGAATCGAGTAGAAATGCCTTACCATCATCTCTCATCTTGACAAGTAATGAATAATGGTTTGCTCTGGTATACCTCTTATCTTCTACGCCTGTTTTCTTTGACTTGCTGACGAGTGACACTATGACAGGCATTCCCTTTGCAAGATGTTCCTTAATATCATTATACGAATACTGTGTGTTGAACTGGTTTACTCTTGTCGAATCGATGCCGACGCTCTTAAGCATCTTCTGACATGCACCAATACTGATTGGACATTTAGCTGTCCCTGTAACTGATGCAAGTTTATTCTTATAGTATGCAACAGGCATAATACTGTCATCAGCAAATGTAGCCATAACAGCCAACGCAGAACACATTCCGCAACCAGATCCAGATATGTTGGCAATACCCTGTGCGTGCTGGTCAAACCCAATATACTTTTTCATGCCACGGGCTGTACTTGTCTCATTAGTTACATACCTCTTTCCGCCATTATCTTTCTTTACACTTGTAATATTTGTGTGCAGATCTTTTGTAGCGTTAACACGCCACATCACAATATCATAGTCATCGCCAAGTGCTTCTTTTCTTTCCTTATCATTTCCGTATTTTCCGGCCCACACATCTTCAGCTGTCTGAACTACCCAAGTAACCTTTTTCTGTACTTCATCATAATAAATTCCGAGAAAGTTCTTTCTTTCGTCGCCTTTACCGGCGCGGTCTTCAAGTACGAACTGTGCTAGAATTCTAATAAGATTATCATGGTCGCTAAGTATCTCATTTACAGCTTCTGATATCGTAGGCCAATTAGACTCTGTGATACCATTCGTTAAAATTAACTCAATAATACCCATCAATTTCCTCCAATATATTAATCATTTTGGTCAGGGCCGAATCCACTAATAAAATCGTACAAATCGTCGTTGCCAGATTCAACAACACTATATAACTCGTCGTCGAATGGAAGTTTAGATTCTACTTGTGCTTTCATTTTTCTGCCATACGACCCGGCCCTGCCAGCGTTCTCATATAATATCTCGTCTACATCTCCTTGTTTTCCCTGTCTAACACCTCTAAACACGATAGAGCTGTTAGTATTTGGAAATGTAAGTTTACCGCCATGTACACCAGATACAGCGTAACCTACACGTATGTTATATCTGTGAATAAGATCAATGTTATCCCTTACAAAACGCTGCCTAACTGACATTGCGAGACCGGCCTTATCCGTAATAACTTCGATATTAAGCGGCTTCTCTGCGCAACGTTTTACAGCGTCGATTAATAAATCATTTGTAAAAATATCTACTGCTTCTATAGCCATATATTTAAAAATCCTTATAGTATGAATTGAGTGTAAAGTATATACCATCCCTGGTAAACGATTTACAGAAAATAATATCTCCCTTTTTAATCGGATCTTTATTAAACACCCTATTAAATACTGTAAACCTACTTTCTTTACCACTGCCTATTGACTTTGTTATAATCGAATACCCAAACTGTTTACCGTCTCTTTTTCTACAAAGAGGATAAATGTCCAAGACAAATAGTTTTTGCCTATCCTCATCTTTTCCTGTTGAATATCCGTAATACCCCATTAGTTCATAGAAATTCTGTATCTTAATTTTGACGTCAAGGTCGTCCATTCCTACAGACTTAACAGCATCTTCGTATTCTCTTAAAATCCCCATTGGGTCAAGGACAGTATATGATTTTGCCATATCTCCGTTCTTTGTCCTGTTAGTGGAATACTTTTTAATTATTCCCTCTATAATCAGGCCGTCAACCGTATCTATCTTTATCTTCTTTACAGCGCCTTTCTTCATAAGATTGCTATAAAAGAAGTCATATATTCTCAACAGCTCTCGCTGATTCCCAAACTCACTAAAGAAATCTATTTTAATAAGTATTCCAACTTGTCTTGAGTCTATACTCGACCCGGCGTCCATATGTGCTAATAGGTCTACAAATCTGTCATATGTTCTCTCTTTCGACATATCATATAGCTCTTCCGCCAGGCCATCTCCCATATACTTTATAGAAGTTATTCCTTTAGCAATAATTTTTTTATCTTTATCAAAGAAATAATGGCTCTTTGATAATCCCCATTTTGGCATTGTGATTTTAATACCGACTTTATTCGCGTATGCCGTTCCGTTCTTAATGTCATCTTCATTGGCGGCATTATTTAAGAACGAGGTTATGAATTCGATCGGATAGTAGTGTCTGTAATACGCACATAAATATCCTAACAAGCAATATGCAATTGAGTGATTATAACCAAACTGATAGCTTGCACTATCTTCAATAATCCGAAGAAACTCTTTCGCTTCTTCCTCTGCATCTGCTCTATCTTTTGAAGACTTACTACAGTACCCCTCAAGTATTGACGGCATTGCCTTGTCTAATCTATCTTTTTGTTTACGACCGATAGCTCGCCTGACATTATCCGCCTCACTACCAGACAATCCACAGATTTCCTGCAAAAATTTAATTGTGTCTTCTTGATAAATTAAGTACCCAAGGTTATCTTTAAGCAATCCGTCGATAATATCTGATGGGTTTTTATGTATCTTCCTTGCTAGTAGGTCATCTCTGTATGATGTGCCAGAAGGTCTTATACAGGCTGTCACAATCGACATATCGAAAATACTATGTGGCTCAAACCGTCTTAAACACTCTGCCGCAAACGCACCTTCAAACTGAAATATACCAACCGGACTGCTTAACATATCGCTCCACACTGCTTGGTCATCCCAGTTTACTTCATGAGTTTTTGGATATGGAATTCCGATATACTCGCATGTATCTTTTATAACTTGCACCGTCTTTAATACTAAAAAATCATATTTTGCAAGACCGGTAAAATCATGTACGTTCTCCATATCGAGCATCAGACATATATCGCCATCTTTATCAAAGCACCCAAAGTTATCGTCAAGCGTAATTGGACTAATAACCATACCTGCTGGATGCACTGACTGAGAAACCTTTGTCCCAACAAGACCATCGAGATAATAAAATAGGTCTGGATACTTCTCCTTTGTCTTCTCTGGATTTGATGCGTATTCATCCTTGATCTCAGCTATATTCTTCAAAGACCACGGATTCCCTGCTTCCGAACCTGGATTTTCTTTTAGCCATTTCTTCGCCAGGTATCTTCCTACATCCTCGATGACCTTTTTATCAAGGGCTGTGCCAAATGATGCTACCCTTGCTGTCTTTTCCTTACCAAACCTACCTACTATATATTCAAAGATTTTTGGTCTGTCCGGTTCGGTACAGTCTATGTCAATATCACCGATCTCCTTACGATCTTCATTAGCGAATCTTGAGAACACTGTATGCCACTGTTCCGGGTTAAGGTCTGTAATGTCTGTGACATATGCCGCTCTAGACCCTCCAACAGAACCTCTTGCTGGCCCGAGCGGTATTCCGTTATCCTTACACCAACAAGTAAGCTCACTCATTGAAAGCATGAATCCCATCATTTCAAGTTTCTTAAAAACCCTCATTTCTTCTGGAATTGCAGTCTCAAATCCAGCAACTTGTTCTTGCGTAATTATACCGCGCTCGACCTTTTCCTTAAATTTTTCCTGCACAACCTGTTCGAACTTTTTCTCGTCTGCTTCACGGCTACCATATAGTATTGGATATTTTATAGATGTATCTAATTCGATATCCTCAACTAAGTCATACAACATATTAGTATTTTCGATAGCTGACATATACTCTTCGCTGCTTAGAGCGCCCTGAATCCTAAACATCTCGACTAATTCGTCGTATGTTTTATATGTAAGGTCAAGAGAGTCTTCGTCGCCGTAAGATTTACCCTTTGACGCAATCAGTACTCTTCTGCATTCCTCTTTATATTTCGTAGAACTATGGGTGTCAGTCCCTGCTATAAGAGGCTTATTTAATTGCCTCGATAGCTTTGCGAGTTTCCTATTAAATGCAATCTGGTCAGGATGGTTATGCCCTTGTACTTCAAGAAAATCGTACTTTTCGGCAAGTCTCATATACATAGGATGATCTTCTGGCAATCTGTTTAAAGGGGATGCTAAACAGGCGCTCGTAGATATTATGTTGTCAGAAATACCAAGAAATTCTTCGAACGTAATTCTATTGTTATAGTAGAAATGGTCTGGATCACATGATTTCGTAACGAGCATGTTAAGTTCTTTGACGCCGTCCATGTTTTTTGCCATCAAAACAGTATGATAATTATCTCTTACTTTTGGCTCAAGGTTTTCGGTCATGTAAATCTCTACAGAATGTATATATTTAATACCAGCTTCTTTGCATGCCGCCCATTTCTCGGTCCAGTTTAACGGTTTTCCTAACCATGTTCGGATATCGATAATGCTCTTTGATTATTCTCAACAGCCAGCTTTACATAATCCTGATATTTTGTACAGGAATCGAGTAAGCTATAATCAGAGTGGCAATGATACATGATATACGAACTCAACTAAGCACCTCCTTTCAAACTATGTAACAATAAATCAACACGTTATATAATCAACTTTCTTAAATCGCCAGCAATTATATCCTCTTCCTCTTCTTCCATATCAATACAATACGGCTCAAGCCAAGATTCTTTATACATATACAACCCATTGTCTTCGATCACTCTATAGTAAATGTTTACACCATCGGCGCCACGCATTGATATGGTAAGAACTTTATTGTCGAATTCATCCATATATTCAGACCAAAAGGGCCATTCTTCTGTGTCTAATGGTTTTCGCGCAACAACTTTATCGCCTATTGTATATTTGTACATCGACCAATAGCTTTCTGTTTCTACATCTTTCTTTGCCATATCTTTCTTTGATATCTTATTTTTTATAATATCTATTAGTTTCAAAAGTGCCATAATACTACCCGAATAAATCGCCTATATCTTCTGCGATTATATTTTCATCATCTAAATCTTTCGCGGCAACATTAGATGTATCGATAACATTTATAAGATCCAAGACGCTACATACACCAGCCAAGGAGTCTCTCATACTACCATAATTTAATCTACAATTGGCGTTCATATCAGATGTATACCATGTGTTAAAATTCCACGTAGGCGGGCTTAATCTTATACGTGAATAATCATATGTGCCGTAAATATTCTGTGTCTGATTGGCAACCCCGTATGCAAACAAAGGATTCGCAGTAGTTGTATTATCAAAATCCATCATAATAACTCCTTTAAATTCCCCGGTTCTATATCGTCTCTAATCCTATGCACATCATACCTCTTTCTAATTTTCTGTGCTCTATCTGAAATATCTCTTGAATAAATTTTGGCGCCATCTTCATCTTTAGAAAATATTCTCCAGCTTCTTGTGTCAGCCATTTTATTGGGAACTTCTGGGTCATTATTCACTTCATCCCAAAACTCTTTATTTTTATAACAATCTCTGCACCAAGGTTCCTCCCATCCATCATAAAGATGAGGTACATCTGGCTTTCCGCATATCCAACAAACATTCCTTGACAAAGCACTATAATCATCTATGATTCTATCTACTTCTTCGGGACATTTACCATTATGATAAAAACGAAGTTCACCAAATTTTTCTTTAGCTTGTTCAGCAAAAAAATCATAAAGCTGACCGCTTTCTTCAAGTAATGGTTTAATATCTTCAGCCATACAAAGAATTAAATCTTCCCAACCCTCTGGGATTTCTATGTCTAAAATAGTTGCCTTATAATCCCATTTATAAGTTTGTGTGCTTCTATCCCACCACATATATCTCAAGAACGGATACTCATCTATAATCTTTTTATTTTCCTCTTCTGTCCTCAACTTGCTTTATACCTCCGTTGTTATTTTAGTTTGAACCTTCTGTCATACAACTTCATAAATACATCTTTCCCTTTATCAACTGGAGAATCTTTAGCGTCAAGCAAGTCTTCAAAGTCGTATAGATAATACACATTTACATACCTTTTAAGCCTTTGGATATTTTTGTCAGCTCTAATATTTACATCCTTGTCTAATGCAAACACGACATCGCATCCAAGTTTTGCAAGGATTTTCATCTGATTTTCACTAAGATGCGACGTAAGTATTGCTCCACAATTATCAATTCCCCATGTATCTGCAAGTAAAACACTCTTACACCCCTCGAATATGACTACTTCGTGCTTTTCTTTAATCTTATCCATGTTTTCAGGGACACCATAAATAGTATTTATTGTTCCCCATGAATAAAAATAACAGTATTTTCTTTGACCGTCTTCTTTCCATGTAGGACTGAGAGCTCTGCCGCCAATATTTACAATCCTGTTATTCATATCTCTTATTGGATACACAAGTCTGTCTGAAAATGCATCGTAGTACACTTGATATTTATCCAGAGACTCACGAGAAATCCCTTCGTCTTCCCACACGACTAGCTTATCTTCTTTCTTCTCATATCTATCCATACAATCATCTGGAAGAACTGTCGCAGTTGATTGCTTATGTGTTTTCTCGTGTGTATTCGAATACTTTTTTGCAACTTTTACAGCATCTAACATAGACGATAGTCCGCCGACCTCGCCTTCATACCCGGCATACTTTTTCATTATGTCTACTACCTGTATCGGTGTACAGTTATAGTACTCTTTTATAAATGTGTATAAATTTCCGCCCTTGCCAGAGCTATAATCGTAGAAAAATGGTGGGTCTTTTCTAATAGAAAACGACGGTGTCTTCTCGTCCTTAAACGGTGATAACCCCCACCATTCATCACCCTTTTGTTCCAGATCTACGAATTGTGATATGTATTCTACGATATCAATAGATCGAATTAAGTCCTTTATATCCATCCGTTCCCTTTATTGTCGAACTTACGCTACATTAGTACGGCGTTTGTGGTATCGCCTGTTTAACAGCCTGTTCATAGGAGATAATATTTCCGTTAAAATCTAATGAAATATACTCACCCTCAGCGTGTTGCATGCCATTCCTATTAACCGTGACAATCATTTTTTTATTACCGCACTCTTTTCCGTCGGCTTCGATTTCTTGTGGGGTTTTATCCTCAATCATTATAATCGTAGACGCATTTCTCGCTATCTTCGCTGAATCCGCAAGCCTGTTATACTGTGTTGCCTGTGCCGCTCCGATTCCTGCTATATTCATCGAGCCGCAGATTTCATTTTTGATAACATCAACGCATTTTCCCATTGACGCATATGTTTGAAACGCGTCTGTTTCGTTACCTGTCGATTTAAAGTAATCTACGATAAGAACATCAACAGGATAAATATGATTCATTTTTCTAACAGCAGTATAAATACTCTCACTATCGAAGAACGGAAGATAAATGTGGTTGAAATGCTGATGTTTGATCCAGTCAAGCGCTCTTCTAATTCTTTGGTACTCTTCCTTGTTATAATTTCCTGATGTTATATTCCTGTACTCTATCTGTGTTAGATGTGATATCAACCTCGCTGTAAATAATCTACTCGACAGCTCAGAATCTATGTATAATACTGAATACCCTTTCTTCATCAGATCAACGGCGCAATTAAGCAACATTATGCTCTTGCCAACCTTTTGTTGTGCACCAAAAATCACAAGCTCGCCGCGCTCTATTGTTACATAGTCGTTTAATGCTGGAAACTTGAACGGAATTCCGGCGTATCCTGTCTCTTGTCTAGATTGGATTTCCGCCCAATACGAATCGACCTTTTCGGTGTACTGTTCTATACCATCATTGTACGAATACGACGTCATCACACCGTCTATGATGTTATATATCTTTTCCTTTACGCCTTCCTCGTCATCTTTCAGGCAAAGTTGCTTACACATTGCAAGGCTCTTCGACATCTCCCTACGAAACGCTGCATCCCAGACATTTGAAACGAGTACCTGGTATTCTTCAAGACTGCCTCTGGAAAGAACATCACTCATTGTTATTAGCTCTTGCAAACTTTCTAACTGAATGACATCCTTATTTGCCGGATCATTTATGGCAACCCATTCTGTTATGTTAAACGCATCAATCGTTGTGATTCCTTCCTTTGCCATACCAGTTATGGCATTGTAAAGAATCCTATTGTCTCTATTTGTAAAATGTTCTTTCTGTAAATACTCAGAGTGGAACGAAAAATCAGGGTGGTGGATTAATGTGGCAATAATACCTGACTCACTCTCTATCCTGTTAATTTCCTCTGCCATCTACCACACTCCTATCTGCATAACCAATAATCACACTCTTCATTAAACCCGCAAAGATAGTAGCACGGGAAGAAATCAACATACGGCGGAAATTTATCCTCGTCCATAGCCATATTGATTACACCTTTTACCCAACCAATTGTTTCGTTATATTTATCTATGTTAAATTCTTCCTTAATAAATACATTTTCTTTAAAACAGTTGAAACATAGGTACTTTGGATACTTCCCGTACTTCTGATAAACCCATGCAGAATAAACGTATAGTTGCTTAAGCATACTATCTAGTTCCATATCTTTTAGGGTTGGTTTTTTACGTGCGCTCCTTGGTTTTAAATCCCTCGATTTGTTATCGACTATGACGTACTCACCATCTACCTCGCCAAAGTAGTCTATAACTCCTACGAATGGAATTCCGTCTATATTAAATTCTACTTTTTCCTCAACGGAAATCATATTAAATGGGAAAGGCTCCAGGGTGTCAAAGTAATTGCATCCTTTCTCAAGATAATCCCTTACAATTTTATCCGACGGCCTGAATCCTTTTACTTCTTTGGAAAAATCAAACAGGAATTTTATTTTTAGGTCTTCTCTCGAAGTTCCTTCCTTATAATATTCTTCAATCAGCTTATGCATAAACTTCCCGTAGCTCGCATAGAACATTTCCTGTTCTTCTTGACCGTAGATGTACTTCGTATAAAATTTATACGGGCACTGCTCAAAACATGACACCCTGGAATAGCTCCATACCATGTCCTCTATAAGAGGACGATAACTTACCTCACCCATATATCAAATTAGAAAGGAAGACCTTCGTCGTCGATCTCTCCGTCGCCAACGTTGTTGACATAGTCATCAATACTTCCGTGTGCTCCACCGCTAGTTTTGGGTGCCTGCTGAGCTCCTGTATTTCCGTCGAGTTCATCCTGTGTCTTGAAGCTAAACACTTTGAAGTCGGTATATGTAGTATTCTTTTCCTTGACGTATCTGTTACTTACATCGACATCGCCGAGCTGAATTCTATCTCTCTCCTTAAGCGACAGAGCCTTCCTTGCAGCAGCAGTTCCAACAAATGTGATGAATCCACTGAAGTCCTGAACATACTCTCCTGTATCCCTGTTCTTCCTGCTAATAGATACTCTGCCTTTTGTCATCGTATCTGAGATAGGTGACACTTCCCATACTGTGCAAAACGCATCTTTTCTAAATCCCAAATTGCTACCTCTCTTTCTTATGCTAAAAACTGTTTATTAAAATCTTCGAGAAGTTTTGCGGCAAGCTGAGGATCTTTAATCGTGTTATAATTACCACTCTTTACAAACCTCGTTACCAGCTTCTTAACTTCGTCGGATTTATCCTGATGGTCGGAAAGGAACGCTCTGATTCTTCTATCGACTTCCGCAATGATCTGTTCAGCGACATTCCTATCTTCCTTTACCTCTGCCTCTTTCTGCTTACTTCTATACGCATCAACATCGTTATCTGTCTGGGCGATCTGGAAGTAATCAGTAAGGAAATACCTGGTTGTATATGTAAGTGCAGAGCCAAATGCCTGTGACGGATCAGCCTGTGAACCAACCGCAAACCACGGTACTACAATTCTGTCCTCAGGATTGTCATCGTCAACCCATGTAAATGTCATCTCCATACATACAAGCATTTCGCATGTTCTCTTCTCATACGCATCGCCAGTCTTATTAAACTTTGTCTCTACAATGATATTCTGCTGGACACTTGATGTTCCAGGCACAATGCTAGGAATAAGCGATACACGATACTTCTTCATACCAGCTGTAATGTTCGCTAGAATTGATGTGATATCGGCGTATGTGTAGTTGTAACCACGCTTATCTTTGGAAACTACATCAGAAATTTCTCGAATCTTAGCCAGCTTCTGAATAAGATTCATTGTTGATACATCTTCTTTTGCCAATAGCTACCTCCTCATTCACTTTCTCTTAAAAATGTTGCTGCTTCGTCTGCTACATGCAGAGCCCATGCAAATGGGAACTGTTCATATGAATTTCCTACATATTCATTATCGAAGGAACCCATATGGCAATTTACCGCTACGGCCTCTTCTGGCTTAAGCCTAATAAAAGACTGTAACAAGTAAACCGACTTGCTTCCATGACCTCCGAACTTGAATTTTTCGTCGACCATAAATGCGTCATACGATTCCCATTTACCATTTTCGTTTTTTCTGTTGCGCTTCTCGCTTCCATAGAAATCAACCTTGCAAAGATCGTGCATCAGCGAACAGATAATAACACTCTCTTCGTCAACTTCTATTTCTTTGTACGCATCAAGAATTTTCACCAGTTCGTGATACACGTTTAATGAATGTTGTAGGAGTCCACCTACATATGCGCCATGGTATCTAGTGCTAGCTGGTGCAGTATAAAAATCAGAAGCGTCGAGCCATTTAAGTAAGTTATCAAAACCTCTTCTTTCGACCTTAGCACAAATCTCAAGGAATTCCTCTTTATTCTTCTGGTTTATTTCGTATTGCGTAAGTCCTCTTTCCTCGTCCATATACACTCCCTTCATTCAATATGTATAAGAATGGTTAATTTTACTTAACAGTAATGACTTTTATCTCCCCAACAATCTTAAGAACGGCCTTTGCTGTAGGAGACGCTAACCACCCAGAAAGACTAACAAGTGAACAAGCTCCAATCGTAAAAGAGATGGCTATCATTAAAAATGGAATGATAGTAAATGCACTATTGTAAAAGAATTCATTCCCATCCTTATTGTCATATTTCCATGCCTTAGGCAAGAAGTACATTCCTGCACTAAAAACCGCTGCAGATATAATGAAAATCATAAACCATTCTGTTGTTTCTGACTTTGCCAACTCTGGAATTAGGCGATCCATTGAGGTACCTAACTTTTCGCATAGATTATTAACGACATCATTAATTTCACTACCCAATTAACTAACCTCCTATTTACACTCTCTTAACACATTAACTTGTTATTTTTTCTACCATTTTGACAATCTCTATTACTGAACTTGCAGTTGGCGATGCGATCCAGCCAACCAGATCGACTACAGAAATAAAAAACAAGATACAATTCATAGATATTACTAGGAATGGAATGACTGTTATTGCACTGTCTCTATTGTTGCGGTCATATTTCCACGCCTTTGGTAAAAAATAGAGTGCAATGATAATAAATATAAGTGACATTAATAATGTTGCTACATTAGTACAGATTTCCATCCTTGCTAACTCTGGAATTAAAAATTCTGTTGTCGTACCTAGCTTCTCGCAAATATTATCAATTACGGCGTTAACTTCTGCGCCCATATTTCTCTCCTCCAATGTTTAGATTTAGCATGACATGACAGCAGTTCCATCGCCGTAATACTGCCAGATAAGTTTTGCATTTTTCACACAAATCGCGAATCCAAACGGGTTCTTTTTAGACGATTTATATACCTTTCCTTTGGAATTCCTTGCATATCCATGAATTTCTACAGGATATTTGAGTTCATGTTCGTAGCAATCAATACGCACACAATAGTCGTACCAGTTACTACCGTCTTTATATTTGCGCGTGTCTGTATCCTTGTTGCGAATCAAAAAGTAGTGCTTGTTCGGATCAAGATAGTCGCTACACACGCACCTGAAGCTATCCTTCAGCTTCTTATTCTTAAACAAATACATACGACCGCCTTGAATATCAATGATAATGGCTCTGCCATTTTCATCGACTGCTTTATTTAAGGCCGTATATACTTTCTTCGGAACTGCTGTGGCTGCTGTTGCCTGATTCGGCACGATAAACGAGATGATAAGAATTAGTGCGATGAGTTTTGTAAGTTTCTTCATGTAGCCTCCCATATTTGTATTTTGTTTTTTAGTAGCTGTGCATGTTGTCACCAGACACCTCATGAGTCGAACATGTGGTGAACAGAATCGAACTGATCTTCATCACAGCGCAAGACCGTCCTTGCATGAATACTAAATACCGGCGGTCGGATTTGAACCGACATTCCTTTTATCGGAACGGGATTTTAAGTCCCGCGTGTCTGCCTATTTCACCACGCCGGCATATCGGAATGGTGGGATTCGAACCCACGTAAACACGATTAAAAGTCGTGTGCAGAAAAACCACTTTGCTACATTCCGTGGTGAGGGTGCTACTTTTGTGAGGACAGCTTCATCACTCGGAGATACCTCGTTCTTGCTTCACTTATGTGCACGTAAGTACGGTAGCAATTCCGTATAGTCAATTCATCCCAGGCCGTTTTGGAAGACTCCATGACATATGGGGCGTGAGGGAGTCGAACCCTCATCAGATGTGTATAAGACACCCGCACTCATACCGCTGTGCTAACGCCCTGTAATCCATAACGTTATCTCTTATCCATATATAATTTCAGAATTACAATCTGGACATACTATTTTAATTGTTTCATATGGTTCCCTATTTTTAAGATAGATAGTGTTACCACAATTGCAATGGACTCCATCTTTATAGCTATCGCCTATTTTTAATGAGCTGAAACTAGGGATACTATGGAAAATCATCATATCTTCTTTTGGGATTATACGCATTATTATTACTCCTTTATCACGACCTCAAACTGAGCTACTTTCCAGTATGGCTATGACGCCTACGGCCTGCATCATAGCCAATTATTTTATAGTCTTGAGCCGTCGTGGACTTCTTGGCAATGTTTTCTGTCTCTTGCCCGACCTCCGACACCTACGTTCGGAAAACATATGTAGGTTATTTTATATCGCCTACCCGATATACGGCCTGTGTAGGACTCGAACCTACGACATTTCGGTTAACGGCCGAACGCTCCTCCGACTGAGCTAACAGGCCATTGTTCGTTTCAGTCAAAAATATTTTTTACAAATAAACGTGGAAGTTTTACATCTTTTGCTGGGTTATTTGATATAACCTCTTTACTATCTACCCAATCCTCTAATTCCATTTGACATCGATCACACATGCACATACAAAACATCTCATTTTCTTTATAAATTTCATATTTTCGTTTCCTAGAATTTTCATAAGGCGATCCGCATCTATCGCATATATGTATAACTTTCTGCATATCTATCTATATACCCCCGCCTCCCAGTCATGGATAAGAGCGTCAATCAGTCCGGCACCAAACATATATGCTTTTGTACCCTTCTCTCTGAAAGAATCTGCCCTATCCTGCAGCCACTTAATAGTTATCACGTCAAGAGTTGGAGCATTTCTAATTTCCTCTTCAAGCTCTCCCATTGCGTGGTATCCACCACGAGATACATCATTTACAGATAATACATCTGCGTCAATCGGTCTCATAATAACTCCTTTTTGCTTGCCTCATTATTTTCCGTATCAATAAAACACTCATCTGTATTATAAAAATGTGTCCACGTAAGCGGAATTCCTATGAGATCTTTCCTCGATTTTAAGTCCTCAGTAAGCTGTGCTCTAAAACATTCCTTTGGACAATTTGGAAGATAATCCAGGCAATGAGAATGATCATGATTCATTACTTTATCTCCTTCGCTTTTCTTTCCATTCTTAATAAATCCCCGTCCGTACCCCCTGTAAACTCGAACCCGTATTTCTTGTATAGAGAGATTGCTACACTGTTGTCTCTGTCAACAGATAAATTATTCACGCCCATTTCTATACAGAACTTCATAATATCGTCACCGCATCCAGTCCCTCTAAGTTCTTCTGCAACTTCTAAATTACTACAGCTAATCCATCCGCTTTCGAATTCCTCGATAAGGACATGGGCTACATCGTGCTTCCAGTCAGTCCACCTATATAATATGCTGTATAAAAGCCCGGCTTTATTCTCTTCTTCGGTAATAGGACGACTCTCTCCAGCGATATAATAACCAGATAGCCCTCTTTTCCCCATCATTTACTCCATCTCATTCATGCTATGCTAAAATACCCGTTTTATCACATTCCAACCCACTTTACTACATTCATAAAATGAACCCCTTTAAATTCAGACTCTTTGTCAAAGCTGACAATCAAAAGATTACCGTCATGTCCTTGCACTGTTCCAACCCTATCCTTACAGTCGCCTACGAGCACCATAATTCTATCTCCAACACTGTAGTCCATTGGTTTCTTATGTCTATTAATCATTCATATCTCCTTTTCTTGCCTCTTTTCTCCATTTGTTTAGCATCGCATCAATCTGTCCGGCAGTAAACGTTGCAAACTCAAAATCCATATCTCTTAGTTTTTTAATTTCTGCTTCAATCCATGTGATGGGTATTGCTTCAACCGCAGACATTTTTTGCACTGCATTTTTACAACTTCAATAACAACGCTGTTAAATAAATCTTCTGTATCTTCTCCTGTGGCAACAAAATCAACAAGCACATCACCGTCAATTAATTTCACCGTATTATATTCTCCTTTTGGCACACCCGTTTTATACATATATCACTAATCAAACAAACTCCCTAATTCGTCTGGTTGAATTTCTTCATCATCATCTTCTTTTTCTGGATATAATCCAATATATCTTTCGTCTATGATGACTTCTTTATATGCACCATCCTCGATGTTATCGAACCTAACACGATAATCAGGCGGAAGGCCGGATGTTCTATATTGCTGTACTTCAATAACTACACCACAAGAATCACCATATTGTCTCTCGATAAAACCAGTTCTCATTTCACGTCTGAACTGTACAATATCTCCGACATTATACAATGGGCTCATCCTCTAACGCCCTCCATAAACTTATGTTTCCACTTATCATAATTCAATGAATAATGTAAATCCTCACACACATGATCGAACTCAGACTCCAGGATTCTCTCAAGTTGATCATAAGGTACTTTTATGAGATCTCTGACTGTTTCATATCCATACATATCGAGTATGTCTTTGTAGCTCTCTTCTACTTCATAATGTAAATAACTCATACGTCTCCTTATTACAGGTTAAAATATCCTAGTGTACTTTGCACAACTGCTTACCGTGTATGGTTCACCATCTAATGTCTTTTCATGTTTGGTTTCACATTTAGGCGGCGTGTGCTTCCACCATAGTGTATAGCTACCGTCATCAAATACAACTAATGCAAACCTCCAGAATTCATGCTTTCCCGGGCACAAATTATTTGCGATAGCGCAAATTATTAAAGGAAACACAAACAAACACACCAATATAAAAATAACAACTGCAAACAGAATCTCCAAAATTATGCCCTCCATAATATCTATTACATATATTCTATGTATACGTAGGCCGCCAGCGGGAGTCGAACCCGCAACCATCTGCTTACAGGGCAGATGCTCTACCATTGAGCTACAACGGCATATCGGCCCAGCCACTGTATACGCATACAATACCGTGACTGGCACCGCGTCTGTTAAATTTTATCAATGGCAGGTTTGATCTTTTTCAAGACACCAATTCCTGCAATCATCACAGCAGAATCAACTCCAAACGCTACTGCATTCTTGACAATTTTTACGGCAAACGGAATATGATATAAGAAACATTCAATTCCAGTCTTAAAGATCAGCATACCAATTCCAACATACATTAGCACGGACAGCACTCTCTTCTTTGTGTCCTCTGTAAGATAGAACACTGCGCCACATCCACAACCGATGATAAGATTAGCAACGAACCAGCTAATGCTAAATCCGTATGGAGAAAATAGAATACTTTCAAATCCGCATCCAACAGCACCTACAAATCCAGCCCACGGACCAACCGTCCCACAAGCAATAGCGAGTGCGATATATCCCAGGTCGAGCGAGATAGCACCGATAAACGGAATCTTCATCATAGCACTAAGAGCGCAATACAATGCAGTAAGCAGTGCGATAGTAGTAAGTTTCTTTGTGTCAATTTTTTCTTTTAACATAATACCTCCATTATTTTTACTAAATCGGGATGACAGGATTTGAACCTGCGGCCTCTCGGACCCAAACCGAGCGTTCTTCCAAGCTGAACTACATCCCGTTATTAATGCCCCATTCGATATGCAACACATGTTGCATATCATATGCCTTAGCATTTAAACCGAACGGCGGGATTCGAACCCACATAAGTGCTTCCGTTGCAACCATTTTCCTCGTTTTACCAATGTTAAACTACGTTCGGAACTCAGACGGTGGGGTTCGAACCCACATTTTTTGATATATCAACCCAATGGCGTTACGGGTCTGGCGTTGCCAGCGTCCGGTCTTTTCAGTTAGACGACGTCTGAGTTTGCGGACAGAACCAATAAACTCCGCTGTGTGATTAACGGTTTCGTAACTGTGCTATTACGACCTATCAATCCGCTTTTCCTAACCTAAGTACACGCACACCTCAGTTAGTTTTGGAAGTGCTCCCACCGGGACTTGAACCCGGACGAAATTAATCATTGGAACCTAAATCCAACGCGTCTGCCAATTCCGCCATGAGAGCAGAGCGGGGCTAGTCGGGATCGAACCGACGCATCTAGGAGTCAAAGTCCCATGCCTTACCTCTTGGCTATAGCCCTTTGTAATGTTTATTTTTATATTGATATGATTTATGAGATGCCCGCTCTCGCGGGCAGCCCATCAATCAAATGTAAGTTTCCAGTTATCGTAATCCTTTAGGTAGTCTCTGGCAATCTGTCTTTGTTTCGCCGCTAAAGTATTTCTACCAGAACTGAGATTATATGTTTTGCCTTTCATAAACTCTTCGGCTAGCCACATAAAGTCTGGCTCTACACCTGACATTTCAAGTTGATATGTCCTGTAGAATACTCCAGAGAGCCACGCTCTGAAGTAACTTAGCTTTATATTAGTCTTCTTATCAGTAATTGCGTTACGGTTTCTTCTTGATAACTCGGGTCTTATTGATGTTATTGTGGGTACACTTTTAATTCCTCTTAAAAGTATATTTCCGTCGCATCTTAATCTCTTTATGTCGTCAGAATAATTTGGATGCATATAGATGAAGTAATACATATCCACACAGATTTTAAAAGCCTTCACACCCTCTCTGTATATTGGATATTCTTTATCACCGTGTCTTACTACCATATCGACAAAGTCGACCTCATCAGATGTTATCTTAAAAATCTCATCTTCGCTACATCCACCATATGCAAGCCAGTAAAAACACCTATAGATATTATCTATCGTTTTTGCAGATTCCTTCTCATAAATACTATCGAGAAATTTCTGCATATGGACAGGACTCGTTATCATTTGGGTCCTTATTTTATCCACTATATCTGGTGTAACGTTTAGCACACCCTCTGCAGCGCCTTCAACCCCGTGATCCAAACACCAACGACCATAAGAATGCAATATAGACAACCTCATTCTATGACCGCTCGAACGTATCCCGACCATTCTACTAACTATGGGTTTTAATTCATCGCTTGTTTTTGTACAAAGATCAGCACCCCACTCATCTTCGTATGGAGAGAAAATTCTAAATACCTCCAGACATGCTTCTCTTGTGTTAATGCTGCTAGTAACGTCGTCAATAAACTTTTTCTTTAATTCTTCGTTATACATATTACTGACTCCTTACTTATTCAGAGAAACAGCTTTTTGCCATACTTCGAAAAGAGTTTGAAAGTCTATAAACGATATCGCTGATGTAGCTAATAAACTTGCAACTGCTATCTTTGCCATGTACTCGTCTGGTATCGTAGTTAGATAGGCGCCAATCTTTTCTTTTGACATTCTCTCTGGGTTTTCGCACAACACCATACTGTCTTTTCTAAGGCCGGTCTCACTGGCTGGTAAGAATACGTGTGTTGGCTGGCTGAATTTCTTCAATGACGATGTCAATGGAAGTGCTATAATGTTAGGACTGTGAACATTCCCGACGTTATTTTGAAAAACTAAGCCAGGACGCCATCCGCGTTGCTCACTTCCAGTACCACCAAAGTTCATCAAAAAGACGTCGCCTATCAGTGGCTGTTTAAACATGCCGCTCATAGTGTCACATCCTTTCATTCAGTTATATGTATTATACCACACCAGACAGAAAATGTCAAGACAAATATATATTTTACTTAGCAAGCAATAAAAATATACTCGTCGTCATAAGCATCGGTGTCACTTTTACCGCATACTATTCTGATAGTCGTATCGATACTTCCCTCATCTACAAATATATGCTTTACCATCGCAACTTTTAAATAACTTCTTCCATTCTGAAATACGACTGCATCTGGAGATAAGGAAGTGATTACAGATTTGTATATCGAAACAATAGAAATATAGCTTCTGTCGAATTTTTCCTGGTTCTGTGTGGCATACCTGTATGTAAGAAATTTTCTTTCATCACAATATTTCTTGAATTCAGTGATTGTACAATGCAAAACTACATTCCTCCGTTGACTATTTAAGTAAGCGATGCTACAATACAGTCAGGTCTATATTGTGTTTCTAGACCTGAGCTGTACTGCAGCTCGAAACACGAACTGCTTTGTGTGTTGTGCAGTCGTGCTTTCATGTTCTTCGCGGGGGCTGAAATACGCCCCCGCTACTCTTTTATATTATCACGAACATAAGTTTGTGTCAACACTTATCGAACCTTAATACACGGGTGGATCATTCTTTCCCACTTAAACATTGCTCTATGCGGGGCATCCTTATTATATTCTGTAAGGTATGTGGCCTCAGACCCTTTGCATATAACGACTCTGTCTGTAATACCATGTTTCTTCAGTTGCTCGCCAACCCACCACATTGTTTGAGAAAAAACAATATCGTCTACGATGCGATCACTTGAATATTTATAGTTTACAGTTATGATCCCCCTTTTCGCCACCATTTCAGGTAGCTTTCCGCTGTTATACGACATAATAATCATGTAACATAATGTAGGAATATAAGAAGCTCCTGGAGGAGGATATTCACGTCCTCTATACCATGCAACAGACGGGCAAATAATATCCCTCGCGTCGTTCCATAGTTGTTTATATCCTCCGTTTTGATTGTAATACTCCTTTAATTTCCTCTCGTATTTGACGTCCACGACGTCTCGAATCCACGTATTAACATTATTACTGTATAAAGATGCATTAATTTTAATCTCTTGATCCCTATTCTTTACATCTCTATACTCACACATCATTCTTACAAGTATATAAGGAACACCAATCAGAGCTATAAAAAACTCAAACATGGTTACGTCCTCGTATTCTTAGCCTCAACGATATAATCTATTGCATTTTGAAGACTGCTAATTGCATCTTCTAACTCATTAACTGCACTGTCCATACTATCAATAGCATCTTCCATCGCCATCCCACGAACAGATTCCTGAATGGTAGGCGGATAATTATCAAAGCAGTCCTGCTCATCATCCATTACATCTTCAACAATATCTTTTGCCTGCTCTATTATTGGAATTGCTCTTTCTAGTCTTGCTCTCTTCTTCTGATTCAATAAACCTCACTTCCTCTCCCATATACTGGGAAACGAGAACTCGATTTTAAGAGTGTCTCCTTTGTCGACATTCTTATATGATACTTTATTGGCTACCTTCATGATAACAAGCATCTTATTATCTTTCCCGTACACATTAGCTTTCCTTGTGTCAATTTCAATTCCATCACACAGGAAAGACATCTTAATATCGAGTGTTGAACGGTCGACACTAACAGTTAGATCGCTAAGACAGAAGTCGTCGCATAACTTATCAAGTGTATCGCATACACGCATGAAATCATGTAACAAATCTTCTTTTACAACGTAGTTATCTCCGACATCAAGTCTCTCTTTTGCAATATCAAAGCATCTTCCCATGTCAAATACCTCCATCAGAAGCGGGTCTGGCGAACCCGTGATACGCTATATCTAACACAGTATTACCGTTTGTCTGAAGAGAAACCTCGATATTCGATGCCATCTTAATCAATTCTACAAACGCAACGGTGTCTACGATCTCAATATTTCTGCCGGTTAGCGTTATATATGCCATGCTTTTAAACGGTTTAAACATCCCGCTCGTTACCATAGCACCTCTTACACACTTACCAATGTTGTCTAAAGTGTAACGAAACACCGCCAACTTTTCAGGAACTGCAACATAGTTCGCGCTCTCTTCTTTCTTAAGCGCATCTTTATGCGCATTTATGAAAGATTCGAGCGACTGGTCAATAGAATTAGTACACATAACACCACTCCTTTCTGGATATTCAGTTGTATTTTAACACGAGTTACTACATAATTCCATTTGACATTGAAATCAATCGCAACGCGTTCTTAGCAATTATACTTGCACCATTTCGAATCTCCTCTACACTTGTATACTTAGATACAGATACTCTAATTGTATTTCTCGCCTGATCGTCAGTAAGCCCCATAGATGTCAATACATAACTAGGTTCTTGCTCTGAACTTCTGCACGCAGATCCAGCTGATATATATACACCGTCTATCGAGCTAAGAATAACCATTGTCTCGGCGTCAACTCCGTCAATCCTGACGCTTAACGTTTTTCCAAACTGATCAAGATTATCGCAGTTAAGATGTAGTCTATCTAATAAACCAACGTCAGCAAACTCCTTTTGAATTACAGCCCACATCAATCTCTTTCTTGATTTTATCTGACTAAATGTGTTTTCTTCGTTTGAGTTAATAATATCGCACGCCTTACCTAGCCCAACAATTCCAGGAACATTTTCCGTTCCTCCTCTATATCCAAATTCCTGTGAATGACCGCCATATATCATCGGACTGAACGGGAATCTGCTTAAATCTTTTACGTATAGCGCTCCGACACCCTTAGGGCCGTGAATCTTATGAGCCGAAATTGAAGCTGAATCACAAAACTCACTGACGTTTAACTTTAAACATCCAGCTGCCTGTACACAATCAGAATGTACCCATATTCCTTTATCTTTGCACAGATTATATATATCGCGAACCGGCTGTATCATTCCAGTTTCGTTGTTCATATACATCGCAGAAACAAAACCAAATGATCCAGTCTCAATATCTCTATAGAACTCGTCCATATCAATAACGCCAGCCTCGTTAACACCAAGCATCTTTATTTTATCTGTTGATGTTGGACCCCAGTCAGGCGTTATTCCCGCTGATCTCAAAATAGAATCATGCTCTATACGTGAAATGAGCATTTTATTCTGTGTTTTAACGAACGATTTTACGATTGTATTGTTAGATTCGGTTCCTCCTGACGTAAAAATAATGTTTTCCGGGTTCGCTCCCATGAAATCAGCGACTCTTTTTCTCGCATTTTCAACCGCATCCTTAGCGTTTATGCCAAGTCCATACGTTGTTCCCGGATTACCATACTCATCTTTTAAATATGGCATCATTTCTTCTAAAACTTCTTCTGCCATCCTCGTTGTGGATGCGTTATCAAGATAAATCATTTAAATTCCTTTTTCGCGTCGTACTTATCTTCGGTATTTTTATGAAACTCATAAACTTCCCTTATATGAGCATCTCTACTGATAGATGACGCACTTGCGCCCTCAGTTATAAAAACCCAGTCAAAACCACAAGTACTGCACAGCCTTCTAACCTGGTCTACTAATTCTCTTCCGGTCATATTCTTAAATCATTCCTCGCTTTACCATCTCTTTTAGTACAATTACAAAGAAAACGGATATAATGCCGCAGAGGTAACCAACATCATACTTACTTTTATTATCAAAATCCAGTAATGATATAAGTGCATATAGAGCAGCAAAAAATATTGCAAGAACCATTACAATAAAAGCAATTCTATTTATAATTACTTGCATTAATTACATCCAATGAGTTCAAAAAAGACATACATAAAAGCAACCGATGCCACACCAGACAGATACCCAACAGAATAATCAATAGACCGTATGAATAATAATGCCACAGCAAACGACGTAGCGACAAAAATCAGCATTAAAATAGCAGTTACAACTTCACAAAATGTTTTCATTTCTTTCTCACTAAATCATATATGAATCGCATATTTTTCTTATCTTATTCGATAATTCATTACTAACAGTCGGCATCCATAAAAATACTTCCGTAAAACGCTCCAAGGTATCTGGCTATACACTTTCCAATCTCGTCAAGATTGTTTACCGGATACTCTCCGCCGCTACCATTCTCTCCGCATACCCAAAGGCATTTCTCGCCGTCATCATTAGTATATATCTCAAACTCAAATTCGTAATTTTTATCCATGTTTATTCTTATACCATCCCTCTACTAAACATTGTTGCAGTTATTACTTATGCCCTCATAAAATGGCGGCAGGGATTTTCACCCTGCATAACCCGTGCACTGGTCAGCTTGTACGGACTCGAACCGCTTGGGCAGCGCAACCCTGAGTCTTTAACTTACTGCCCGTCTCTCACATCGCCGCGTCTACATATTCCGCCACACCATTTATAATCACTTACAAAGAAATGCGGCGAGTAAATCCTGTAAATTCTTGATGTCTTCTGGGCTGTCGATATCAACACTACCGATTTCAATTTTTACAGCGTCTTCACTGTCTTCATCTTCGCCGCACTCGCAACCTTCGCAGTCTGGACGATCGACCATTTCTCCGTCGATATCACCGTTAAGTAAAGACATTTCTTTTGCAATAGCATCAAACGATTCCTTGCCGTTCTCAATAGCGTAATCCACGAATCCAACGTCGTCCTTATCAGAGTAAGGAATCACACCGTTCACCTCACCGAATGCAGCGATCGCAATGCAAATACCGTCAATAATTCCTGAGTGGTACACATCTAACTCCTTAGCCTTATTCGTAGCCTCAAAGACAAACGCCTTCTCGATTGTAAGAAGCGCATCAATAAACTCACAGGCGCTCTCAGGGGTGTATGCATTATGTGCATAATAATTCTTTTCTACCATATTATCTCCTTTTATATATTAAATTATTAGTTACCTATTATTTAAGTAGATTTCAGCTTTATCAGTAAGAATGTATACAGCATCGTAATCATCGCCGAACTCAACATTGTCCAAAAAATCCTGTCTCATGCTATCAATATCATCTTTATTGAATTGAGCAACACATTTTCTTTTAACACCATATTCGTCAACGAGATCTATCTCCATCCTCATCGACCCAGATCCTTCTGGAATCTTCATTATGATTCCCATATTAGCTTCGATTTGCATATTTATACATATTTCTCCTTATTCATCTGAATAAATATACCCAATAAACGAGATAGTTAAAATAATAATAACAAGCGATATTCCTATGGCATATGCCAATGATGTCAGATCATTGTTCATCTCATACGCCAATGATGTCAGATCATTGTTCATCTTCGCCCCCGGATACTTTTATCAGGTCGCCGCTCCAGAAAAGCCAGGTAGGTTCTTCCTCGAAGCTAACCATATTCTTTCCCTCTACCCTCGCCGTAAAGACCTTATCACCATTGTTTTCTACGAATTCCTTATACTTCTCATTCATATCTGGATAACTTCTTCTTGACTTTACAAGAGACACATCCATCATGACCTTGTCTCCGCTGTTGATTTCCTGAGGATCAGAGTGATCCTTGATAACTTTCTTTGCAGCCGCTCTTAACTTAAGTTCACTAAGAATTCTTTTCGGATCATGTGGGTCAGGACTACGCTTCCTGAACTTTTCATTCCTTCTTTCTTCTCTGTTCATGCCGTTCATACTCCTTTGTATTATTTTTTGTATCTTGTTTGTTCATATTGGACAAACAAGTTTGAAAATTATCATCGCCGCATCCATCGCACACGGTGTGATAATACCAGCACATATCTTTATACTGCTCATTATTAATGTAGTACTCACACATATCTATGCTATTTAAGTTTTTCAATGTACATGACATTACTAAGTCCGGTTGTTATTCTATATACTCCGTCTGACGTTACAATACGCACGCATCCTTCGTAGAACGTAAACGACTTTGCATTAACGTTTATTATTTCACCGTCTAAATCCTTCACACGGACTAGATTAGAGAAGTGTTCATAGTACTCTCGCGGCTTATATGATATTCCTTGCTCGTTTTCTTTCTCATAATCAAGTAAATCATATAGATCTATATGTTCTTTGTCGTCTGAGATACCGCTTTTATTTTCGCTCGTATTACTAGAAACTCCGCCGCATCCGGCTCCGTACATCACAGTTGCTATAACTACGCACAACAGCAGAAACACGTTAAACCTTTTTGTCCCCATAAACCTCCGTCAAATATATGTAACCTTGACTCCATACTTCGCATCTTTAGGATTAGAATCGTTGTACACACCTGCCAACAGAAGATGATATTGCTCACGATACCATTCCATCTTATCCTTGTATTCGTTTCTCTCCGAAATAATCTTATCGTATTTGTGTTCAATTTCATCAGGTAAAGAGCTAGCTGGTTTTGACCACGACCACAAGTTGGGCCAGCCGCCACTCCTGTCAAAGCACTTGCGCTTCCACTCTCTCACCTTCCTGCCAAGCGAATCACACTCACCTGTAAGACGCTCTACTTCCTTCGTAAGCCTTTTATTTTCGCCCTCAAGACTAGAGACCATCTTATCATACATATCTTTTTGATTTGAGAGCTCAGATACGATCCTGTCAGAATACTCCTCGTCAACCTCATTCAGACATCTAAGAAGCGTCGTACAGAATTCACGCACACTTGCATCTCTGGAACTGCATGCAAGACCTGCAAGTTTTCTTCTCATTTCATCAGTTTTATTCATGTTAAACTCCCTCCTATTATATATCCAATATCGACTAGCTCTATATCCTCATCATCGTCGCACGTCGTAATCCACTTCTCAGCAACCCATGTATTATCGTCATCAATTTCGTAATACCAATTCCTTGTCTGATCGTCGGACAAGAGACTAACAATTTCTGTAATACGATGTGTGATGGTGTTGTCAATGCGGTTATATAGATATTTACATTTAGGAGGTATACATACAGTGACTATATCGCCGACATTAAATTTATTCATATTTACCACCATAAAAAATCCGGCACATTAGTTTGGACAGAATAAATATCAAACAAAAATCTATGAATTAAAGTGTAGTATTTAATGGCTACTACTACCGCGAAAATCAAAAGAACATTCTTGTAGCGAAATGACTGATGAATTACGACATTAGTGTATTTGCGAATGATGTAGTATGTATTAATGTATCGTGATTTACGAAGCGATTTACGGTGAGCGCCCTATGTAGGTCTACGAAACCTAAAAATTTCAGATGGATTTTAAGTCCAACTTTTCTTGCAAAACTCACAAGCGTTTTGAGACCGCGAACAGCCGGTCTGTCCGGGCAGGAAACTGCCAGTTATGTAAATCAAATACAGATACATACGTATCGTATTTTGTTAATTCATTGAAATTTATTTTCTATAAACTCTGTCCAAACCAATGTGCCGGACTATTTACATTAAAGCGTCGGCATTCCGAGCTTGAATTCCTCAACTACATCGTCGAAGCTACTTCCAATATCGAATGGCGGATTATAATCAACAACGGTATTTACCATTGCACTGTCAATGTTTGTAGATACCATATCAGCTTCCCTCGACATCCTCTTATATGCATCCTTAGCAGCAACTACATCGTAATCGTAGTCGTACACGCATTCAGATTTATAGTAATACGGCGTCTGATTTCCCTCGTTGTTGATCTTAAACCCACTATCTCTTACCATGGATTTCCTGGGCTTAGCACTGAGCATAAGTCTCATAGCTGCAATAGCGGACTGCCTCGACTTATTTACTGCAATAGCTCCATCAATATCGAACTCTGCCGTAGCTTTTGCTTTTGCGATCTTGTCAGACAGCTTAATCTTTTCATCAAGCACATAACAGATAAACGAGATCATTGTGTTGTTATCATGGAAAATTCCCCTGTCTACGATCTCTGTCATGTCCTCTTCTACCGGTGCTCTGAGGTGTCTCTTTTCACATTTAAGGCAATGGTCAAACGTCTGGATGCTTGCGTTTGCTTCGCTTAAAAGTTTGTTGAGAAAGTTCTGGTATCTAAATGCCTCTTTAAGATTCATTATTCCTCCCTGTAATGTTTATTATTGTATTGTAATCGTTAAATAAAGTTCCTCGTTTGAGGATAACTGTATTATATCACACTTTGTTTATTTTGTCAACACAAATTTATCGTTTACGTCATTTATTTTCCCAATTTGTTGTTATGAAATTAAGTTTTTGTTGATATTGAATACCAAAATTACTACTTTTTTAGGATTGTATTAGCCGAATTCTTTCATATGGTTTGTGTAGTGCAATGCCTGGAAACCGGTACCAGCTTGGAATTTGAGGTAGCTTGGTATGGTCTCTTGTGTGGGTTGATTTCTCTGTGGTTTTCCTTGTGGTTTACCTGTAGGTGAATCCCTTTTGTGTTTCATTGGGTGGGACCTTCCGTTGGGCTGAGGTGTTTAACTATGCTTTGACTTGCGTCGCATCAGTGACTGCAGCTCTGTGTGTCAGGTGTCGCCGTCCCCACAATGTGATACTCTTGTTTACAACTAAGAGCGTTGCTAACAAATAACAACAATACAATTCAGCTAAAATACTTACCTATTCTTTGATTACTCTATATATTACCGCAAGTAGTAATATAAATAATGTCACCAAAACACTACTGTGTATCTGCGACATCGGAGCTCTTTTGCTTTGACGTTTTCTTGTCCTGCTTGGCTTTCTGTCTCTCTTCCCTCTCAACAGCAAGCTGATGCTCAAGGCGAGCCATAACTCTTCTCATTCTTGCAAACTCTGTGTTTCTGCATTTGTGTTTACTCATAAAATCCTCCTATGAATTTGATATTACACAAGGTAATCCGTAAAGATATTTTGCGTTTGCACGGAAACGCAAAAGCTCTTTATGCGCAATGCCATGCTTTTGAGTGCATGTCCGTAGGCTGCTACTGCCGGTTCGGTACGCGGTAAGACCATCGGTCGTCCGCGTTACTCGAACGGGCGTAGCACCTAGGCATGTCACTCAATAAGCGATGAGACGTACCAATTTCGCACTTCTGTTTACAACTAAAAGTAGGTTCTATTTATGTAGACCTAATATTCATTACCTTGTTAATGGTGCGGTTGGGATTCGAACCCGTTAGAACCGCTCCATCGCCGCACCGCGCCACACTTTTAGACCCGGAATCTATGGTAGTGGCTACCAATATCGGATCATGATATCACATTGGAAATCCTGCGGATAATACCCTTGTCTGGAATGAATTCATCGTATCCATTCTCAAACTTGAGATATTTTACTCCGACAGGAGAATACTCTTTTGTCCATCCTGTGTCTGCATAGAACTCAATGAAGTCCTGGATATCTTCAATATCGTCCCATGTTGCAGATCTCATATCTGGATATGAATCAAGATCGAGATTTGAACATGTGAAATGCACAATCCTCTTATCCTTGTAGTCGATCTCGGATTCCACATCTTCGAAATCAAATCCATATGTATCTCCGGCATTTGTAATAATTTCATATCCGCCTGGCCTGCAGTCGACCTCGTCGTCTTCGATTTTCCTGTCAAAGATTAATCCGAACTTCATGCATAATCCGATCATACGATATACCTCCTCACCTCATCATCACTCCATCTCGGAATTTTCTTAACTGAGATATCAATAACGCTCAGGTCTTTCATGTCTTTGTCGTCGTCGTAACAGTCGCCTCTACGACCGCTGTTACCATACGAAGACTTGAGAAGAAGTGCGATGCGATCCTTATCCACAGTAAGCGAGCCATCATCAGAAACGGAAACCGATGTAGACGGTACGCAAATACGAATATAATCCCTTCCGCCCGCTTCATTCGGTTCAGGTGCGATTAATTCTGTGTTTGTATAATCTGTTTCATCGTAAATATCTACGTTAAACTCGCCGGAATAATTGCTTCCGTCAGAAAGAGTTACAGATGCCTTCAGTCTGATGTCATCTTCCCTTGTAATGTTCATATCTTCAAGGCATTCTTCAAGGCTATAACCCTGATTGAGCTCGAAGACGAGAGCTCTGAGGATATCATAGTTGATATCAGAGACGGCAGAGAGCCTGATTACCCCGTCAATCTGTGAATAAAATTCAGGTTTTAATTTATCGGTAAGATACTCTCTGATTTCCTCTACTGAAGGATTTCCAAGGCTAAAATGATAATGGAATCTGCCGGGCCTATTCTTGAAGTATGTAGAAATCTTGTAGAGTTCGTTACAGGTGATAACGAACATCTTTTTCCCGCTGTCAATTCCGTCGAAGAGCGGAAGCAGTTCGTCCTGAATACTCGATCTCTCTCCGTCATCATCGTCTGACCTCCCGTTCGAGAATGTCTTATCGAACTCATCGAAGATGACAACAGCCTCCTGGTCGATAGATGAAATAAATCCAGCGATACCGGAGATCGCTCTTGACACAACGATTACAGGATATCCTCTCTTCACGCTTTCAACCGCCAACATCTTAGCGAAGAGGGACTTACCGATACCTTTCTTACCAGAAAGAATAATACCGAAGTTCCTATCTGTCGCCTCGAATGACCTGAGCGCCTTTTCAACCTTCTTGTATCTGTCACCATAGATCTTCTCTTCTTTAACCTCAAGGTCAGTCCTTGAAGAGAGCGAGAATCCTGACATAGGGTTGAATTCCACCTCGTACGAGCCAGCAGGTAGCTTGTCGTATGTACGAAGTTCGTCGCCGTAAATCTGGTACCTTCCACCAGAGCACACAATGTTCATAAATTTCCTCCTATAGTGTATTGTTTTTTTTGGGATACAACAAGGTAATCCATAAAGTCGATAGTGTTTAAAGAGACTTTATGCGCCATGCCTCTGTGTCGTAATAAACCATCCTTACTGCATGTAAATAACTCGTCCTGGTCCGAGGAAATTTTTCTAGAGGTCGACCGGAGGGAGGCTTCGAGGAAAAATTTCTAAGGACTCGGACGGTTATTTACTGCAAGTAAGTGTTGGTTATTACGATACGAAGGACGCATCACAATTTCATACTCCTGTTTACAACTAGAAGCGGGTGTAAATATGTATAACCCAATTTACATTAGCCTTGTTTTATATTTTGATTTTTACAGTTACCAACAATGATTGAAGCTGAGATTAAATGCTTCGTCTCCTGTTTTGAATGCTTGATTTATTTTACCTAACGTTATATTTGCGTCTTGCGTTGTTTTAAAACGTTTTATGGGCATCCCTTTGTATATTCCGTTGAAATACCCAAAAGCCACTATGTCATATCCAACGTCGCCTAGGTCTGGACATATCTTGAACTTATAATCTTCATACTCTAATGCTCCTTTATCATAATAAACTATCATTAATTACCTCCTAAGAAACATAGCAATCCGTAAGGTCATGAGGTCCTCCACCGAATAACCTTATGCGCCATGCAGGTAGTGGAGCTCCTCCTGATCTGCTGCATCGCCCTGACGGGTTCGTCGTGATGAGAGTTCGGGTGATAGCCCGAATCTCTGAACGACGATCCGTCGTTGGCGTGCAGCAAATTCGGAGGCGGTCCGCTACGAAATTTGCATAAACAATTTCATACTCCTGTTCACAACTAAGAGCAGGTTTAGATATGTATAAACCTAATATTCATTGCCATGTTTTGTAATCGATTACATGTTGATAGCCGTCATAACTTTGTCAGTCGCACGATCAATAATTCTTAAATAGTCACCACCCATTTCATCGATGATTTCAGTTACCAATGTTCTAGGATCGTCATCAGCAAATAGTTCTGTATCGTAGTTAGAATCGACATCGTCGTATGTAACGAAGTCAGACATGTTCATCTCTATTTCAACATCGACATCGTCTCTGATAAGTTCCCAGACGGAGTCTCTATCCATTTCCGGCACCGCCCTAGCTAACATTACATAACACTGCACATCTGAAAAATATTCCTCTAAATATCTTATAAAGCACGGAATATCAACAGAAAAATATCTGTCGCCGTTATACTTGACTATCATTCTTTTTCTCCTTAAACACGAAATCAAAAGCCATTTTAGCTCCAATGAAAAGAGCAACAATTAGTTCATAAACGAATACATAGAACGTAACGTATGCAAACACAATCGTTATTATTCGCGCTCCTGTCTTTGAGTAGCCCGTCTCCCTTGCATCGTTGTATACCTTCGTATATGGAAAGAAGAATACATTTATACTATTGTCTGTATTTATTCCCATAAGCGCCCATAAGATAGCTGAAAGGAAAATCCTTATTGTATTAATAGCTACGATATATCCAAACATTATTACTACTCCTTGTATTGTTTATTTTTATATTGATATTATAATAAATAAATCCTCTTCAAGGATTAACGTATTATAACATACTTTACTTGTTTTGTCAACACAATTCTATACGCCCTATAGTTCCCAGAAATACTTGTTGAATAATTTCATAAACTCTTCTTTATGGAAATCTACAAGACGTTGAACACGCAACCAATCACTCATAGTTAGAAGGCAATGATCTATATCTCCAAAAAGTTCCTTGCGTGCCGCGTCCTCGTCAATCATCCGAAGATGTTCAAGCATATCAATGAGTGCGTTTTCCCACTCTTCTTCTGTCATGCCGTCTGGATAATATCTAATATTCTTCAGCCGCCACCTTATCATCTTATCCATCGTTTCTTTAAACCAGAAACTGATGTTTAATACGTCAAGCTCGCCAAAGCCACGAAATGCCCTCTCTAAGGCATTTTTAATTTCACACAGGTGAATACTCATCTTCATAATAAAAACCTCCTACAGCGCCAAAATGACGCCAAATTTGACCATCTGTGGTGTTACCACAAGCAATTAATATCGTCCGGTTTTATTTCGTCGTCTTCATGACTATACGGAACGAGCCATTCTCCGTGAAATACCCAGTCTCTATTGCTAGAGTCGTATGATTCACGGTTTTCAAACTTAACAAAATATACACGTACACCATCAGCGTCGCTGCCAGTATCTTTGATAATCCCGCTCTTTTGAATGAGCACGTTCATACTCGGATTCCAGTATATCCCTTCTGTGTACTCTTGTCCGTTCGGGCCAACAACTAATACCTCGTCGCCGACCTTATAATTAATATTATAATCCACAATTGCTCCTCTCATTGATTATAAAACTACACTTTTATAGTAGTTCAGACATATCGACTACATCTATGTCTTCATCCACGTCCAAATAGCCGCTTATAGACATCATATGTGGTTCAGGAACCCACGCAATCCTATCAGTAAATTTACCATCAAGTACTCTAATAAGATAGTCAGTAATAAAATAGTTGTATTCCTGTACATCTTCGATTATCGCATCTGTAAAATCATCTAAAACCCCTGAACCTAAACGGTTTTCAATATGAACACCTGGTTTTAGCGCTACTATTTCCCCGACTTTATATTTTGCTTTCATCAATCGGCTCCTTTCGTGTCATAAAAGAAGATCAATATCTTCAGGCGTTATATTTTCGTCTTCAAAGATATCTCTAAGTAGGTTTTCGTTACATAGCCAATTACCAGAATCGTCATCGAAAGAAATCCAATAGATTGGATATATACTGTGCAGCGTGTCAATACTAACGATCGTACATCTCCTGCCATGAAACCTTGCATTGTCTCCGACGAAGACCGCACAATCGCCAGGTTTATACTTATTATTTGGCATGTAAAGTCTATTATCCAAGTAAAACCTCAATTCCCTCAGCGCATATATCGTCTTCTTCGTAAAACTTATCTGCATATCCTGCGATATAATTCTCATCATAACAGACATAGTATAAACCGTTATCTTTATCAAAGCCACTTAAAAACAGATCGATGAGATAATCAGGCGCGAATGCGTTAAACTCAATCACGTCTGTTATTATTCCGGTAGTGTTATCGTCAGCACGCCTTCCGTCTTCCCCGATGGTAGTACCTGGTTTTATTTTGATGATATCACCAACCTTATATTTTGCTTTTCTCATATTAACTAACACCCTCCACATTCAAAGAAGAAAACAAATTTCCTCTGCATGTATATCCTCTTCTTTATAAAATTTATCTGCATATCCAACGATATAGCGTTCGTCAAAGTATTGATAATACGAATCACAATCGACTTCGAGAGGACCATTTAGAGATAGATCAATGCCATAGTCAGGGTCAAGTGTAGAACAATTGTATTCAAATACATCTGTTATTACACCAAAAGTATTATCGTCAGACTTCTTTTTGTACTTGCTAATGGAAACACCTTGTCTTATTTGAACAACATCACCGACTTTATATTTTGCTTTTCCCATATTATCTGTGCCCCTCGCATTCAAAAAGAAAATTTATTTCCTCAGTGCAGATATCATCATCGTTAAAAAACCTACCTCTACGCTCGGCAATATCATCCTGGTTGAAACGACGGTAATATAAAGATCTGTTATCTTCATCGCTAAGAAATAAATCAACATAATATTCAGTGTAATTAAATTTACTGTATTCCTTTACTTCAACTACTACTCCTCTTGTATTACATCCGGCCTTCTTCCCGAGACGACCAATAGTCCTACCTCGTTTTATTCTAACGATATCACCCACCTCGTATTTTATCATTTTACGCTTAGCCTTCCTTTCATACCGAGCGATATCACCGAATACACGTTTTGTTATTGTTTCATAGTCCATTTCCCACCTCATCAGCATAAGATATAAGACATATCTTCTGTCTGGAAATCATCTTCCTCGAAAAACGGTTCTATATCTGTGTCAACTCTAACATACCAGCCTTCTACCTTTCCATCAAAGTTAAACACTACATAGTCGTGATCATATAAGACACCAACAACAGTACGCCCATCTTTCATAGCTCTTTTTATATTGCTTGAAAAATCGGACAGGAACTCCATCCCGTCCTGCGTAAGAACAACCTTATCGTCATTTTTAAACACTGACACCCCTTTCTATCCCGTTATATCAAACAGAAATTCTATATTTTCAACATCAAAATCATCATGCTCATCCTCGAATCTAATCGGTGCCAACCACTCATCAACAAACCATAACGATTGCAAGTAGATATCGTCGTCTTCAAGTATGTATACAGTTCCCATGTAATATGGAACTGAGGTGCTAGCTATGACAGCTTCGTGTCCAATATATTCATCCATGAGATCAGCAAGCCACGGCACTCCTCTTATAACTTCGTCACTCTTCTTAGGTCCAATAATCCGAACCTTTGTTCCAATCATCATAAAGCACCTCCAAGAAGCTCACTAATAATGGTGTCTGTTGAAACGCCTTCGTCATATTCTTCGTCTGTGCTACTGTTCATCACCGATAATTCTTCTTCGTAAAAATATAACGGCACTAGAAATTTCCTGTTATGAAACTTCACAGCATAAAGAGTATCAGCGTGTTCAAACTTATGTATCCCGCTTATAACCCCAGCCTCACCGATAAGTTGCCTTCTCGTGTTAGCACCGAAGACTCTTTCGTTAATAATCACTTCAGTTCCTACTTCCATTTTTATTACCTCCAACAATAAATATAACCGTAGAAAAGCACCCCGTTCCCACCGGGGTGCCTCTACGACGCCACTATTACACGAAAGGAGCAAAAAACAGAAAGGATATACAGCACTCTATACTAAGGCAAACACAGCGTGGCGAGACTGTGTTAAAAGCAAAAAGTAGCCAAATCTTGCGGATTTGTCAAAGCAAAATCCAGCGATTTTAGAACCTTTTAGAACCGTTTAGAACCATCAAGGTTCTAAATCAATTTTAAAATGGCTTATTTACGCCATTTTTCGGGCCTCTCCTTAAAGAACTATCAGAGGGAAACCCGGTTCCATTTCAATATAACAAGTATTGTTTCAATACTAGCCAAAAATTCAAAGTAGTCATAAAATTAATTTAATTTCCAAAAGAAACAATAGAATCAGCATATGTTTTAAAGCTCAGAGATCCTGATTGTGATCAGCTGGAGGCAGCTCCTGGGATATCTGAATTGGTAGTGGCAGCTGGCTCTTGAGGGCCCAGATCCTGCTGAATTCATTCGGCGGGCGGGTCTTGCCGTTCCCACAAAGTGATACCGTCGTTTACAACTGGCGGCACAGATTAAAATCTGTAATACATTGCTATTGTTTTGGAAGTTGAATAATTATTTATTATATAATACTGAATATATCTTCGATTTTTATATCCTCTTCTTCCTCTATATGACGAAGAAATTCCTCATGCAGATAAAGAGATCCAGTATCGGTTTGTATAAGATATCTATTTCCATATTTGTTACTGTACTCCATCACGCTACCGACAATACCATTAAAATATCTATAATATACACTATCTTTTGGTACCGTGATGACAACGCATTCTCCTATATTAAATTCATGGCACATCATATAATACCTGACAGGTCAACAGCTTCTATATCTTCATCATCTTCTGCGAGTTCAAGATGCTTACCAGACATTACTATTGCACAATTTTCATTTATACCTACATGAAACTGACCGAGAGCGTTAATGTAAACTACCGTTCCGACGTGACCGTTGAAACCAGCTCGCATATCCTTGGAACCCTCTGGCATTTTTATTACAACTCTGTCACCAATTTGGAATTTCATTTATCCCTCCAGTTACATAATGTTAAATAAATCTTCAGCATCTATTTCCTCGTCAGGTTCAAGACGCTTAATACGCCTAACATATTTCACAGGCCACCAACCATTATCAGCTCCGTCAACTTTTACAAATTCACTGACCGCATCTTCTCCTGTATCTTTCACTGTGCAAATACAACCGTCGTACTTGTGGAATACACTGCGTTCTGGACATTCTATGATGACGGTATCACCTATATGAAATTTCATTTTTTAAACCTCATGACATAATGTCGCTTAAGTCAACAAGTTCTATCAGTTCATCTTGTTCTGGTTTGTAGTGTCTTACGTATCCAGGTGGCAAAAATTTCCATTTAAACTCATCTTCCGATGAGATTTTTACCCACCCCATATTATCGATAGCTATAACTTCTTTGATAAGCCCGTTATATGATTCAACTATGCTTCCAGGTGGACATGTTATAATTACTGTATCTCCAACCTTAAAATCCCTGTCCATAAAACCAACCTCACATTATACTTGACAAATCCTGTAACTCTATCTCTTCATCTTTCTCCTCTTTTACGAGAAAGCTCGGAGGCCACCAATGTATTACTCTGCATTCGTTAAGTTTTACCCATCCCATATCGTCGATCTCAAGAACCTCGTGAGCACTACCTTCATATTCTTCTTTGAAGTCGTTATGAGATTCAAAGTTCAACGGGAATGTTATTATTACAATATCTCCTTTTTTAAATTCCATGATATCACCGCATGCTGAATTCGATTTCCATTAGATTCCTCCGATCAGCATATTCATATCAGCCTGTTCTATGTTTTCGTCTACATTATCGCCACCGAAGTGTTCTAACCACTCGATGGGCCAAAGGCCATCATCTGTATTTGATAACGCTACGAAAGTCTCGTTAAACTTTTCAGATATTGTTGTAACTACACCATTGAATTTTTTGTAATACAGTGTGTCTTTTCTATCATCTGGTATTTTCAGTACAACCACATCGTCTTTGTTAAATACCATATACGCCTCCTAATATCAGAACAGGAATGATATATCTTGTGGATGAATATTCTCTTCGACATCGTCTCCTGTTCGTACTGGTTCGAGCCAATCCTGGTTGAATAACCAGCCTTTATACCTGACATAACCGGTGTCGTCATTGACAAAATCAATTTTAAATGTGCATCCGTCCAAACTATCCATTGAAGAAACCCAGCGAGGCATATCGTATATATGATCACCGCTTGGTTTCCTAATGGTAACTTTGTCTCCTACATTAAACTTAAAACGCATTACAACCTCTTTCTTAAGCATAAAGCATATCCAGTTCTGTTGCTGCTATACTTTCCTCCACCTCATCCTCGTATTGCCTGGAGATAAGAGTAAGCCAGTCCTCGGCAAACCAATATCCATGATACCAGATATCATGACCGTCGATATTGGAGTATAATTCTTCGGTGATCTCGAATATTTCACCATCGAAATCATCCATGTCTTCGTACCATCCAGGTCCGACATTTTCTATTTCGTCACGGTCGCCATCAGGCATATTAATCCTGACGATATCGCCAACCTGAAATTGAAATTTCCGTTTCATAATCCTCCTTTACAACATTGCCAGGATATCTTCCGGTGAGATATCATCGTCTGCATCATTCATTTCATCTGGAATAATAGCAACGATCGGAGACTCGATAATAAATTCTTCAGCTGTGCACATACCAACAAACCAATCATCCCCATCATGATAGTATTTCGGTTCGTTTGTAGCCTGTCGTATTCTGCAAAGTAATTCATCGACATCTATAAGTCTCATAATTCACCTCAAAATAAAATGGATAAATCCTGAACGTTGATTTCTTCCTCATTTCCATCGCTGTAAAAATCGATCCATTCTAAGTACGTTCTGAATGTCTCACTGGCCCATTTTCCTCTATCTTTGGTTTCTAAATCAACCGTATCCCCGTCTATTTTGGTTATATATCCAACGAAGCCAGGTCTATAGGATGTTTCATTAACTACTACTACAACGTCTCCTACGTGAAATTTACATTTCATAATGCCTCCTACTCGAAAAGAGCCTGCAGGTCTTCGCTCTCGAAGTTATCTTCGTCGTAAACCTGTTCTAACCACACCTTACTAAAATAAAGGTCTCCGAACCCGTCAATCTTTACATCATAATCGTCGGCATAGATGATCTTACCGCTCTTGCCGAGATACTTTTTCATGCCGCTTAACCACATCAGACTAGATCTCAAATGAGGTTTGGGCCCTACAAGTTTAACTACATCGCCAACGTCAAACATATTCCCTCCTTAATACAGGATTGATAAATCCTGTGCTTCAAAACTGTCATCGGTATGGAACGGTTTAAGCCACGATACATGTGCGAGGCACTGTTTATGTCTTGCATTGCAATTTTCTAATCTTACGAAATTTCCGCCAGATGACTTCCTGGTTATCACCCCAACGTACCCGTTACTTTTGAAACTGAAATCGTTTGGTTTATTAATTATTACAACATCGCCTATGCAAAACTTCCCCATACCACACCTCGCCTTCTTATTTTAAACACTAAATAACTCGGAGATATCTTCTACATCTATCGACTCATCTTCTTCATATTTTTCGAACCATTTAACTGGTAAAAATGCATCAGCCATGAATTCCTCAGACCATATTGCGTCGTCTAGTCCGTATCCTCTTTTTCTTACTTCTGAGACAGTCATGATACTTCCGGCATGAATATCATCACTTACAAATTTCATGTCATGTAATAGATCTATGACATGTTGTGGTGCTACAAGTACTACCTTATCTCCTGGTGCGACAAGTGCTACCTCTCCTGCGTGAAATTTATGTTTTGTTTCCATTTTGTTACCATATACATGAGATGTCCGTTTTATCAAATACCTCTTCTGTCTCTTCTTTTACGAGCTGAAGCCAATTGATATTGAAGAAAGAAAACGAATCATCGTTACTAAGCAAGGCGGTGTTATCGCCAAAGACATCAAATACAATAAAAATTTTCCCATCGTACTTATCCATATCTGCAACCCATATTGGATGTTCCCAAACATCTAGTGGTTTATGAACTACAACAACATCGCCTTTAGATATCTTACTCATACAAATCTCCGATTTCTGTATCAAATTCGTCATCATGATGTGTTGCTGATGTAGCGAGTGACAGCCATGTCCGATGGAACGCGAGGTGCTCGTTTATGTCAAGCACATAGAATCCATGTTTTAGACTGAATATCTTTGTAACAAATGTAACGGCGTTATCATACGATTCATATTCCTTTCTGGCTGCACTGCTTACTTCGTCAGGGATTTTAATTACCACCTCATCCCCAACCATTAATTCATCTTTTCCGTCCATGTTGCCTCCCTAAAGAGCCAAGAAATCCTCTGGTTTTATATCTTCATCCTCTTCGTATGGTTCAAGCCACTCCTCATCCAGAAAGTTGGCACATTTGTCAAGTAAATACCAGTTTTTTATGCAGCCAACATATTCGACTCTACCAACGATACCGAAATAACTTTCCTTGCTTCCCATTTTTTCCTTTGGACCACACACATGGACTATGTCGCCTTTCTTGTATTTATGATGCATTACCACAAACCTCCGATATCGCAGGCCGTGATTTCCTCGTCACCGAAGGCGTCTGTATATGGGACAAGCCACTGCTCATCGAATGACCACATGATACACTCGATTCTTGACTCAGCTATTTTTCCGTCTACCAAGAGCCGGCATGTGAAGCATGAATCGTTGAATTCAGATTCACTATTTACAATACCATGCTTTCCGATATATTCATCCATTTGTGGATTCCAGTACAAAGGCGACGTTACACCGTTCGGACCGACAATAATAACCTCGTCGCCCTTTCTAAATCTTCTCTCTCTGTCCATGTTAGCCCCCTATGATCGAAGATAAATCTTCGATTTCAAACTCATCATCTACGCATTCACTGACATGTCTGACCCATCTTTTGTCGTAGTAGAAATCGACATACGCGGGTATATATTTATTGGGTTTAATCTTGACCGTTAATTCTGACACACTCGATATAGTTCCTACCATATCGACATAAGGTTCCATGCTAGGCAACCAACTGACTCCAATTGACTGCTCACCTTCGGTCGGGCCAACTAGTATAACATTGTCTCCTATACTAAACATGTTAAATCCTCCACGATTATCTCGCACTCTTCAATAGGTTTAAGCCATGTGTCTAGGAATATGAATTTAGATTCCTCTAAGCGTACTCCTATTCCTGATACGGAAGATACGATCATTGTCTTTCCGACGAACCTGTTCATGGATTTTACCCATCCATTTGTTTCTGATTGTGGCCCGATGACTTTTACCATATCTCCTACATTAAGCATCTCAGATCCTCTGCCTCAAAATCGTCTTCAGCTATAGGGGATAGCCAACTTTCACCATATGACCAAACCTGACCAACCATTTCATATGCCTTTCCTTTACGATAAACCCTCGATATACACTGTATAGTTCTATCGTACCTATCCATATTCGAAACCCACGTCGGTTCGTCTGGGAAGTTTTTAACACCATTTTCAGGCTTATGAATGATTACCATATCTCCTACATTAAACATGATATATCCTCCGTCTCAAATTCTTCCTCGGGTTCGGGTACGTGGGATAACCAGCTTGAGCCATAAGTCCATATCTGATTAGCCAGCTCTATCCATTTCCCATCGTTGTAGATATACGAGATGCGCTGTTCTGTTCCGTCGTATTTATCCATACTTGAAACCCACATCGGTTCGTCTGGGAAATTTCTAAAACCATGCTCGGGTTTATGAACGATTACTCTATCTCCTACATTAAATTCCATATATCCTCCGTTGAGAATTCTTCATCCTCTTCGACATGAGATATCCAATCTGTAACAAAAAGTACTCCGTCGCATTCGTCGAGAGACACTATGCCGGAGCTGTTAATGTCCTTGATCGTTGTGATCATTCCCAAATATTTATCCCTGGTTGACCACAAGTAATCATATGCTCCACTTCCATCAGGTCCAGTTATTTCAACGACGTCACCTACATCAAACATAATATATCCTCCGTGTCGAAATATTCCTCCTCCTCTTCGTGAAGGAGTTCGATCCATCTTACGCTGAAGTACCACGGGATACCTTCAAGATGGACAGTTTTCCCGCTTCCGCTTACGCTTGATATTTTGAATGTTTTGTTATCATACCTATCCATCGGGTTGACCCATCCTGGTTCATCATGTCTTATTGCCGAAGGCTTGTGCACAATAACAGTGTCTCCAGCTTTGTATTTCACGACACAGACACACCACCTCTCAGATCGTTTTTGATCTCAGATACGATATCCATGTTGAACTTCTTACTGAGATGTTCAACAAGTGCGCTGATAGACTCTCTCTCTATCATCATGTAGTAGCTACGATGACCTTCGAGAACCTGGACATCGTGGAAATCCCACTGGATTCCATTCCTTTTGTCCATTGCGTAGTTCGACAGCATTGCCGTGAACTGCTTTCTTCTCTTGTGTCCGATAGTGATCTCGTTGTTTGCGTTAAGCATAACGCCGAGATTCCAATTAGAACCTGCGGAAGAACCGTAGCGTGTTTTCTTCGACTTGATCGTGAACGGTGCGTCGAAGCTGGAGAGTGTATCTACGATGAACGCCTCGGCTTCCTTGTAGTTGAAATCGTATCTACACGATACAAGAAAGTCGTCTGCGTACCTTGTGTATACACAGTAATTTTCCACTTCGTTCCCATCTTTATCATGATATTTGAAGTTTCTGAACCCGTTGTAGAGTTTGAAGTCAACGGGTATCATAATAATGTTAGTGATAATGGGGCTGATTGGGGTTCCCTGAGGGAGTCCACCGTCAAGGAATGCCAGCTCAAGAGCCTTTTCAAGCTCCGCTCGCCCAACATCATCGAGACAAACCTGACTGAATGGGAAAATCCACTGAAGCATATCCATAACGTACTTCAGTGTTGTGCTGCCAAAGAAGTTAGATAAATCAAACTTGGCAAACCATTTCGATCCATTCCTCTGGTGTCTTTTGATCGAGTCAATGGTTGACCTTTTCTTGATGTACGCAAATGCAGAAGTGTGATACAGGGCATGACAATCTTCCTCAAAGATTGCCTTCAGATTCCTGAGTGCCGCCTTAAGCTCCTCATTAGGAGCGTCGATCTTTCTGAGGCCACCTGACTTCTTAGGAATGTAGAACTCTGAATACAGTTCTTTTCTCGGAACCTTCCTGAGCTCCTCTGTCTGCTCATTGAACTGTTTCAGCTTATTTATGATGTTGTCGATATCGACGAGGCCCTGAAATTTTTCGCCGATATATTCCACTTCGTATGTTCTTGTGTTTGTCTCGTTCGAGACATACAGCGGAACCTTTGAATCATTTCCAAAAAGAAATTCCTCAAGTGTCATCTGGTGGTATGCAGGTGACTGCGGTACAGTTACATAAAACATCTTTTCGTCCTTTCGTATTCAACATACAGTTTCTGGGAGGCGCAGATCCTGGCGCCGGCCGTAACTTAAGCTCGCTGTGCTGGATGTAGTCGTCGATTGGATGTCCATCAAATATAGGAATGGTAGATATATTTGATATTTTCGTGGTTTGGAATTTATGGATGACGACTTCCCGAGGGCCGGCCATCCGGCGGAATCACTGGAGAGATGCATTGCCGCGTGGAGGTGGGTTCCTCTTTCCACACAAGGTGATACCGTCGTTTACAACTGACGGCACAGACAAATGTCTGTAATACAATACGATTCAAAAAGCCGGGCTAAATTAATAGCCCGGCAACATCTGACCGTACCTGGTACGCAGTGAGATTCAATCTTCCTCGAAAGACTGGAAAGAACAGGTATGACGCAAGCGCCATTCCCGCTGAAACCTGGTTTCTAACTCCTTATGCGTGTACGGTGCTGATATATATACCACGCCTGGTACGCAACCATAGGATATGCGTGTGTGGTCATAAACAAAAGTCGGTCTTCCCCTCAAGGAATACCTATAAAAACCAAATGAGGTTTTTGTTCAAACATTAGAAACACATCAGATCGCCAGCGAACCCGTCGATCTGGAGGAACTTCCAGAGCTTCTGACCCTTAACCCAGTTGATGTAGTTGTTCACGCCGAGTGCAGAGATAAGCCGAACTGTTGTGGCTACACCGAGTGTAATTCCGCAGGCGCTCACAGGAGTTTCAGCCGCCGCTTCCTCGTGTGTGAAAGCCATGGAAGCCTTGAGCGCTTCTTTCTGTTTCAGATCACTCCAATCAGCCGCATAGTGCTGGGCGGATGTGAGCAGGGTTCTGAAATCGAGCACCAGCTTTACGAACGGTGAGTTCCAGTGCTTGTCGACGATTTCATTTCTGAGCTCGATACTGTCTACTGCGAGTACGATGATGCCGGACATCATCTTTCCCTGCCATCCTTCGGGATGGAGCTTGATCTTATCTGCGATTGCGGGATTGATTGATACAAGGATGTCGCGAAGCGCTTCGACCTTGGGCATCCCGACCTGCTCCTGCGTGAACATCTGATTGACAATGTTATGTGCTTCAACATCGTCAAAGTCCCACAGCTGGAAGTTTTCCACGCCGCACCGTGCGAGGTTCTCTGCTACGGTTGATCCTACAGAACCACATCCTACGATGTGGATTGTAGACTTTTCTTCGTCAGGGTTGAAGAATTCATATGACTTTGACAGGTCCATTACGTTGCTCATTTTAAAGTTCCTCCTTATTATTTTTTATTTATAATTTCTGTACGGCTAAAACAGACTTTCTCATATTGCCAATCATGTCTGCATGAAAAGACCTATTAAACCCGAAATTATCTTCGATGAAGTCTTTTAACTCGTTTTTAAGCTCATAGAGAAGGTCAGAATCGTCTTCAAGTACGAAGATTTCACCTGACGGATCACGATAGTAGTAGTCGAATCCGTCGTATTCCTCCCAATCGAGGAGGGTGAATTTAATAGTGCGCCAGTTGGAACACCCTTTCACAATATCGGAAAGGGTTTCCATAAGAATCTCATCTCTTGCGTCTCCGTCTAAGATGTAATCAGCAATGCTGTAACAGTCGTACATTTTTGCAACTTTGAGAAGTTCATCGACCGTATAGATGCTATCAAATTCTTCTTTTGTCATGTGATTTTCCTCAGATTACCTGGAACTCAGACACGAATTCTTTGAATTCGTCGTCCGTCCACTCATCCATGGCCTCTTCGATCTCGACCTCTTCTACAAATTCTTCATCGAACTCTTCATCGTTCTCGAAGCATTCGTTTTCATCCATGAAGTCGTAGAGATCTTCCTTGAGGCTCTCGAACTCGTCATCTCCGTCTGTAATAGGACGGAAGTCACCCCAGTCGTCATAGACATACCAGTCGTATCCCCCGTCGTCTTCCCAGCCGTTCAGTATGCCGAGCATTTCTCTCCATGAGTAATCGCCCACACTGTCGACCATTCTTTCGTTAAGGATGTCATCTCTTGCGTCGGATGAGTAGATTTTTTCTTGTACATCATCACAACCCACGTCTATTGCCGTGTCTACCAGCTCTTCGACAGTTGTGATGTCATTAAATTCCTCTCTTGTCATTTGGTCTCCTTTCAATAATCAAGGCCATATCTCATGAGGAGTTCATCGTTAGCATTCTCTTGTTCTGCGAGAACGCTATCGATGTACTCCTCCCAAGTTTCATAAGTATCGGCGTCGTTTGTTCCAACGACTGTTGTTTTTCCTTCGCTTATTTTTTTTTTATATCCGAATCTCTGACCCTGATCACCCTTTCCTGCCGGTGTAACACTTCCGGGTGCCGGTTTTCCGCCGTTTCCGCCGGTCGTCACTACTGCGGGAGTTGTGGTTACTTTACTGGTATTTGCGGGTGCACCGCCTCTCTGCTGATTTCCGCCGGAATATCCGCCCTGATATCCTGTGTACCCGGACGTTCCGCCGTAATCGTAGTAGCCATATCCGCCACTGTATCCGCTGTAAGCATATCCAGAACCGGTAGAGCCAGTATTCGTATAGACATGCTTTTTTACCTGATCGTCTGCCTTTGCGACGAAACCCTCAAGACCCTCGACTACAACGTCGATATCCTTGTTGTCAAAAGAAAGATTATCACGGAGGTCATAGATGATCCTCGTCATATCTCCTTTTTTATTGTGGATCGTGAAAATATAGAAGTCGTCCTGCGGAAGCTGCCCAAGGATGCGCCTGTATAACGTCTCGTCTGTTGTGCTGGGGCTTACACCCATATTGACGTGGGAATGGCACTGGGCGCGGATGGAATTGAATTCCTCATCCGTGTGTGCATACAGCCATTTCGTGTATTCCTCCTGATCCGTGGTCACGGTTGCGCCGGTGACTTCCTGGGGATATACTTCCAGATCTTCGATCTTATATGTGTTTTCCTCACCATCAACACGGTGTGCGAATCCGTGCCATGCTACTTCGGAACTGAAGTGGTCTACAAGGACCTTCGTCTTCAGCCATGCCTTTGTGCTGTACACCAGCGTGGCCTTCTTATTTACAGTCCCGAAGTCGTGTGTGAACGTAAACTTACCATTGGCAAGTTTACTCGTTGTAAGTGCCTTCTTGAACTCCTCGATAATGGAGTCCATCTGTGATCCGATGTCAACTTTGATGACTTTTGCCATTACTTATTTTCCTCCTTTTTAAGCCACTCGATTGCACCGTTGGGGTCAACGACCGTTCCGTCAGGCAGCTCGAAAGCTCTGACGTTAACATCACGTCTTCCCGCGATACAGCTCATGAAATACTCCATTACTGTTCCGTCGGAGAAGTTGAGCGATCCGCAGGATGCGATGCACTGTGTGATTGCCCCTACGTTATCGCCTCTCGACATGTAATCTGTCATGATGCGTTCGTAGCTGCCAATACAGTTATACTGATTTATATGCGGGTTAGGCATGTACGTCTCTTTGATTCCCTCAAGGAACGACGCTCCGCCACGCGGCCTGACACGGCTGTTAAGATCAATCTGATACTCAGCGCAGAATCTTAACCGGATCTTCCTGTCGATGAATACGGCTCTCATAAGAGCTTCAATATCCTCAGCAGAAATCCAGTCCTCTGTGCTCCTGTATACAAATGATCTCTTGTTTTCGATTACCTTTTCTGCGAGATCTTCGTCGAATAAATCGCAGTACGCCGTAACCTGAACGGAGATGCTGTTTCCGTCCACCCTGTTAAGGTGAAGGGCGTTCTTATTCGCAAGGAAGAAGTCCATGATGCCACTTCCCGTCTCGCCAGATGCGATCTTAACCTGAAGACCTTCATACTGGATTTCCATCTTTCTGATGTCGTTCAGGATCTGGGCGATAGATTCCTGATACCGCTGGATATCGTTCCTTTTACTCTGGATGGAGTTTCTCACATTCTCAACAGTCTCTCTGTCGAGGCGTGTCTCGATGTCGCCGAGCAGTTTCTTGACTCTTGCTGTTTCAAGGTCGAGCTTTGCGGCGAACTTTCTGCAGGACTCAAGGTAGGCTGCGGGATCTTTCACACGAAGTCCTTCGATCATCTCCATCTCTTCAGGAGAGATTCCATCCTCTTTGTTGAAATACCACGGCAGATAGGCAAGGATGCCACACTGCATATAGTGGTATCGCTGCATCGTGAGGTTCTTTACATACAGCATTACGTTGTGGTTCTCGGTATCACAGATGCAGATGCATTTGAAGCCTGTGATCTTCTGGAAGAACGCCGTTACCCTGGGCAGCTTTTCCCACTTGTCGTACTCAGGAAGAAGTTTCTCTTCCACCCATGCAAGCCATGCATCGTTGTCCTCCTCATTGGAGGCGTCGAATACATGCAGGCCGATGTGTGTTACGCTGGGGCCGCCCCAGTATGTAGGGTAAAATTCTGCTGTCTCTGCCAGAGTGCTGAGATCGTACCTCTCAAGATAACTCTTCCTCTCGTTGGAAGAAGTGATATTGAGGACGACCCTTTCTCCTTCCTTCATTCTGGGGTAAACAATTCCTCTCAACGTAGAGAGGAATGTCAGGTCTCCGAGGTACGCGTTACCTTCAACAACTCCGTTGAAGAAGTCATTTGCGCCCTCCGACACTAACGCTGTATTTCTGATACTGTTTCTAAACATTTTCCCACTCCTTTCATTTTTTTTGTGGATTCAAGACGGCAGGAGTCGAACCCGCTACATACACGGTTTGACCGGTTGCTCTGCCGTTGAGCTACGTCTTGATAAAAACGCCCCGCGAGGATAATTCCTGACGGGGCGTATGTATTCTCATTATTCAGTTTTTATTTGCCCTTTATTGGGCGATCATTTTCAGGCCGCTGCGTTGTCTGCCTTCTGCACGGACAGAAGGTAGCAAGACTCTGCGATGCCGAATTCCGCGAAAGTCTTGTCAAGAGCGCCGGGCTGAAGGGTGACGCCATCCAGCATCATGGCACCATGAGCATAATCGATACCATTGGTTTCAAGCGCCTGGCGGAGTGTAGTGCTGCTGTCAACGATAACATTTTTTCTTGTGGTGTTGTTTCCGAGGGTAACTCTGATCATACTTTTACTTCCTTTCATTCAAAAGGAGCGGGTATTCCCCGCTCCACAACTGTATCTATATCGGAGCGAGCTATAAACTAACTCCGGTATTTACTTCTTAAGCGAGGGTAATCGCACCCTCGATCTCAGCCTTCTCTTTGCGTACCTCTTCAAGAACAGCCGGGAAGGTCGCCTCGATCTTATTGATGTTCAGAACGAGCCTGCCGTATGTGTCGGACAGATATGCCTTGATATCATCAACGTCGCTGGGAATGGAGACGGTAATGGTCGCCTTGCCGGAGCCGTCATGAGCCTCAGCGCCGAACTCAGCGCCTACCTTGTTGATGCTTCCCATTCCTGTTCCGAGCCCGATTGCGTAGACGAATTCCTTGCCGTCTTCACCGCCGAAGAGCTGCAGGGCATCGGGGCGATACTTTTTGATCATTTCGATGTCGGCCTTCTTTACGCCGGAGACGATTACTGCGGCCTGGCCTGCCGTCTTGATCTCCGCGGCGTTGTCTGCCTTCTGAACACTCAGAAGGTAGCAAGATTCCGCGATACCGAACTCAGCGAAGGTCTTATCGAGAGCGCCCGCCTGCAGGGTCACACCATCCAGCATCATGGCACCATGTGTGTAGTCCACACCGTTGGCCTCAAGTGCCTGACGAAGTGTGGTAGCGCTGTCGACGATGACGTTTTTCCTCATTGTGTTGTTTCCGATAGTAACCTTAATCATTTTTACTCCTTTCATTCAAAGGAGCGGGGTATTTCCCCGCTCCAAAAACATTGTTATATCAACTGAGTGCCATAAGCCTTGGGCTACCGATTAAGCCGGGGTTCTCTGTGGACTCGTGTTGATCTCTTATGCGAGGGTGATTGCGCCCTCGATCTCGGCCTTCTCCTTGCGGACTTCCTCAAGTACTGCCGGGAAGGTAGCCTCGATCTTGTTGACGTTCAGGACAGACCTGCCGTACTGGTCAGCGAGATAAGCCTTCACATCCTTCACGCCATCGGGGATGATGACGGTGATGGTTGCCTTGCCGGAGCCGTCATGAGCTTCTGCACCGAATTCAGCACCGTATCTGTTGATCTCACCGATTCCGCTACCCAGGCCGATAGCGTAGACAACTTCCTTGCCGTTTTCACCGCCGAAGAGCTGGAGTGCTTCAGGGCGATACTTCTTTACCATTTCAATGTCGGCGCGCTTCACGCCGGAGACGATCACTGCTGCCTGACCGGTGGTCTTGATCTCTGCTGCGTTGTCTGCCTTCTGCACGGACAGCAGATAGCAAGACTCGTTGATGCCGAATTCCGCGAAGGTCTTGTCGAGAGCACCTGCCTGCAGGGTGACGCCGTCAAGCATCATGGCACCATGCGCATAATCGATGCCGTTGGCCTCCAGTGCCTGGCGGAGCGTGGTAGCGCTGTCAACAATAACGTTCTTCCTGGTTGTGTTGTTACCCATAGTAACTCTGATCATACTTTTTACTTCCTTTCATTCCTCCGGTTTCCCGGGTGCTATGTTAATTCGGCTTGCGACGCCGTAACGATTTCTGCACGTATGTACATCTTGAGAGTTACTCCGTCAACATACGTTATTCTATTTTTGTTTCCTGTTAATTCTGTTAATGAGGATTGCCATTCCCGGCTTCTTATTGCCATGGTCTTATTGGCGTCGCCGTGGTCTTACAGCCTAGGTCTTACAGGCGGCTCGTAAAGAACCGCCTTGCCCGTTTTGTTAGCCGTCGCTGACCGATTAGCCTGCAATCACGATGGCATCCATGATGGTCGCCATCTTGGAATCGATGTCAGCCACAGCCGCCGGAATCTTAGCTTCCAGCTCGTTGGCGAGAACGATGTAGGGGCCGATCTTGTCAGCTACATACTGCTTGATGTCGTCAGCCTGAACATCTTCCCCGATCATCAGGGTGATTGTGGCCTTGCCATCTCTGCCGGGAGTAGCGGAAAACTCAGCGCCGAACTTACCGATCCTGCCGGGACCCTCTGCGATGCCGAAGCCGAAGATAGGTTCCTTGCCGTCTTCGCCGCCCATAAGGACGAGCTTTTCAGGAGCATACTTCTTGATCTTCTCCAGGTCTGCGAGCTTAACATTACCGGAAACTACGATTGCCTGTCCTGCGATTACTGCCTTCATATTGTTGGCCTCCTTTATTTCTGCGCTTTTTGTTGAGTGTCGCAACTATTGCGAAAGGAACACTCCTCACCTTGCGCTTAGTGAGCATATTAGTTACTTTTCCCCGCTTTAAATCACCGCATTTGGCGCCAGGGAAAGGGGGAAGAAACCTGACGCCAGCGGCTTTGTTGATTTTTCTGATGCCGTACCATCCTTCGGGCCCTCATGTCCCGCATAGATAAGAGCTATTAGCCCAGCTCAAGGGAGAAGTACGGTTTTTATACGGTGTCAACTCACCGGATTTGATTTGGGTGTTTACTCACCCGTGACCTGGTCACTCATTTTGTATATAAGACTGGGATAGGGGTGGTCCTTATAAAACTCCCCCTGCTCGTCTTCAAGGATCATGGGTCGATACGGGCTTACCCCGTATTTCTCATACAGAAGCCTCATCACATCATCAAGGAATTCCTCAGTGTCGACATAGTCGACGGTATCAGCTCTGTACAGTGCAACTGCGAGGAACTCAGAAGCCGCGTCTGACAGTTCCTCCTCGCGTTCCTTGATGTTTTCTTTCTGTTCCTCTTCTTCCTCGTCAAGGTCTACATAATCGATAAAATCCTCGATAAGGTTGGACATGACCTCTTCGGTCTCGTCCTTTAAAGATCTCCCTCTGAGAGGAGTCACATATTCGGTCTGGATACATTCGAATCCGTAAAGACCCGTGTCTTTATCGTCTTCATCATCAAGCTCGTTTTTGTCACTAGAGGTCTTCTGATATACATAAAACACGGGAGATCCGTATTCCGTCGCAATGTATAATCTTAAATCTCCAGCGTCGGATTCGGCGACGCGGTACATTACGTCTTCCTCCTCCATAATTCCTTGATGTTCATTGTAGAACTCAAAGATTCTGCATGTAGGTGTGATTATTTTCGCCACACCAAATCCTCCTTTCGTAATGTTTATTTTTATGTTGACATTTCCAAAAAAAGGAGCCTTTCGGTTTATATGTGTATTATACCACACTTGTTTGGATTTGTCAACATAATTTTATAATTTACCACCACTCATTAATACACACGAATCTTCCGTCCTGGAGTTCCCACACTTCAAAATCGTAGTCCATTACGTGTGATCTTACGTACTCTTCCCAGTCGTTTGCCAATGTAATTGGCGTTCTGCGGGCGTCTGTTTCATACTGGTCATAGAGAGCCTCGCATTTTACAATAAGATACATGTTTCCTCCTATATCTGGTCGAAGTTCTACGCCTTACATACCATACAGTTGTATTCTGGAACATCGCACAGAAGATATCTTCTGTAATATCCTTTTGAACTGTTAAAGAACATCTTCTCCCTTTTTCTAATGATTGCCCGGAGGACAATATCTGCTGAGGTCTCCTCTGCTTCTTCGACCTCGTCAAGGGTTACAAAAATGTTTTTGTCATTCTTGTGTTTCATGATTTCCTCCGCAGTTTCAAACTAAAATTTCATTTATATCATTGGGTACGATATGACTTTGACGTTCTTTCCTTGCTTACATTTCATTACGAACTTCCTGGCAAGAAACGGAGAATCAAAGTGTCTGATAAGTTTTACCCCATCTTTATTGATGAAAACCACATCGTTACTTCCTATGATTGTGGTCTCATCCACGTATTCAGTAGCGCCCACGGAGGAGCACCACATACGTTAAACGGTCGAGAAGATCGTCGATTGCCGGGAACTTCTTTGATGCCCAGCAGATCACTCCGCCTATTCCGAAAAATCCTACTACTACCATTGCCGCTACCATGCTTATTTACCTCCTTTGTAAACGTGATATGTTTTTGTCCCACGCTCATATTCTACTGTGATAGCGGCAAACTCCTCGACGGCTTCTTCCTCGCTATCATAGTCACTGATGAGATATCTCTCGCCGGCAACGGTTGCTATAAGCTGCCATGTATCGTCATCGAAGATACATTGTTCTACTTCGATAACTGCAACGTCGTACGGGATACTTACTGTTCCGACAAGAATTCTCACTCTTCATTCCTCCTGTACCACCATTCAGCGTCCTGCTGAGCCTTTTTATAACCGTCTTTCCTGCCTCTGAGATACCATTTATCTCTCGATTCGCAGTAGCCGAAGAAAAAGCCGACCGCGAATCCGATCATGACCCACATCATTCCCATTCTTTATCCTCTCTGAGTCTGAGGGTGCAGCCATCTACAACCCCGAGCTCGCAGAACGACTTGTTCATTGTCTCGTCTGTGAGCAAAAATCCTCTTTTGCCCATCAGAATGTTACACTTGAGCCCGTCCATTACAATCCCTGCGTAGTCAAGTACCTCTTTCACCGTCTTATTCCTGTCAGTTTCTAACTTCACGCTAAGACCGTCGAAAGCGATTGTCACGTTGACGGGCCCGTTTCCGAGCATGAACACTTTCATGGAGTTCTCGAGCCACCTTTCGAGCGTCTCGTATGGTGTCCATGTGTTGCTGTCGCCGATACCGAAAATGTACTTTCCGGTATCACCGATCCCTTCTACAGGAGTATTTCCCTCACTGGAGAGAGCAAAGAACACTCTCATTGCGTCTGCAGTTCTTATATCCGCATACCTCGCGAGGACCGGCAGATATACCCTTCTTCCCGCATCGTCATACATAAAGAGTTCCTTATAGAAAACCTCTCTGTCCTTCGTGATACTCTTCTCGTATTCCTCACACTTGCTTTTGCTACTGAATCGGCTGCCGTCTTCGGCAACATATAAAACTTTCATTTGAATTCCTCCAATAATTCACAGAGCCCTGTAGGTTCTATGTTCTCATCTTCCTCTTCATGATCAAATGGGACAATCCATTCAATGGGCCAAAGTAATCCGCCGGTCCCTAGGATTTTTGCAATGCATTTTTCATGTCCATCAAACCCGACTAAATCTACTATCTTTCCAACTTCGTAGTTAAACTTATAGTAATCAGCATTTTTCCATCTCTCAGGAATGCGGATCTGTACGATATCTCCGATTTCCATAACGCACCTCTCAAAAGATGGAAAGCGCAGTCGAGTACAACTGTGTGAGCTCGTCAAACGTGCTCCATTCGTCATACCTTCCTACATCCAGAACGTATTTCCCGGGGCCATATATTCCCTCGCAGGGAACCCCGGCTATATATGCCGCGTCGATAAATTCTTTTGCTGCGGCTTCTGTTTCGATATTTACAAAAGCCGCATTTTGTACGTCGTGCGTCTGGATTCCCGCACGATTGTACATGATGACGCCGGTCATGATCCTTCTTCCTCACGAAGCGCCTTTTCAACAAAGGACATCGCATATTTGAAGCCATTGCGGAAGTATTCATCGACACGGATTTCCTGGTACTCTTTTTTCATCTCTTCGTAGAGCAGAGCGATCGGGCTTGCCTCTGATCCCGCCTTTGGAGTGGATTCCTTTGAGAGGATTTTTTTGTAGAGCAGAGCAAGCGTTCTTGTTTCTGATTCTGATTTCGGAATAGATGCCTTTGAGAGGAATGCTTCGTGATCTTCACATTCGCTCTGATAATCGAACATACTTCCGTCCGATGCCTGCCATGCCTTTACGTCGCTTAAATACTTCATGTTCCCTCTTTTCCGTGCGTTATATACGCACTACATAGTACTGCCTGCTAGTTGTTTTTACGGCGATTGCCGTCGTACCGGGTCTACCGGTTATAAAAAGACCGCCTACCTTTGCGGTGAAGCGGCCTATTTCCTGATCATTATGAAATTTTACTTTGGTATCGAGCCTTGCGGCTTTCAGGTACCCGTTGACATACCCCTTAAATTCTCCAAAGGTCATTTCGTATTCCCCCTTCTTAGATGACCTTTATTTCCCCCGCAGCCATGAGCTCCATTTTCATGAGCTCATACCGGAATTCCTGATCTGCAATGCGGATCAGACGAAGAGCCTCGCGGTATTCCTCGCCGGTACACTGACCGAATTTCACCGCCGCCCTCATTGTTGTAACGATATCCTGACTATCGGTATCGTTATACTCAAACATTGCGTTGATGCCGGACTTCCCGGATGCAATGAGGCGACCGTTTTCCTGCCTTACGTCCTCGACCCATTTCCAGTAGTCGAGTACTGCTTTACGGACAAATGCCCAGAACTGTGTGTTATTGTAAGCCATCACCATTCCTCCTCATCATCATTGTCATCGTCGTCTTCGTATTCTTCCTCTTCCATGGGGTCTGTTACCGGATAGTCGACAGTCCAGCTGTCTTCATATTCCGTTCTCCAGCACCCCGGGAAGTCGTCCCAGTATTCCCGGCCAGTCGCATGTACAAGGCCGAATCCAGAGCTGTCAGCTCTATCGAACGGCATGGGGCCGTTCATATACCTGATTCTGACTAATGGCTCCATATAGTTTTCCCTCCTTTTTTGGAACCTTTGTTGATAACTACATACCAAAGCACCCCGACTGATTCCGTGCCCAGCCGGGATGCCTTAATCCGTATTTATGCGTAAACCATTTCGAGGATGTCGCCTCTGATCATTTCGGCTACATCCAGAAATTCCCCGAATTCCTCAAGCGTCAACACATGTGCTGTGCAGAGGAATTCTGCAAGAATTTTTATCTTCTCAGGCAGAAATGTCAGGTATAATGACGGGTCTTCCGACCTCATTACGCAACCCGATTCAAACTGGATTTCCTGTAACATCAGTTTTCTTAAATCCATATTTATCCCTCCTGCACCTCACGGATTACCGCGAGGATTTTATCTGTAGCATGTCCGAGCCCGATTTCCTCGCAGACAGAGGAAAATTCCCGGTCTGTACGGGCGTCGGATGCCCAGTCATTAAAGTCTTTCTGCTTCATTTTGAAGCAGGCTGCGACCGTAAGGTCAAAGTTGTAGTAGTTGCCATTCCCAGATTCGATGAAAAATCGAGGATAACCGTAGCTGATCTTCGAAAACTGGATGTTGATGATATACCGGAGGCCATTTTCCCGGGTAAAAAGGTATACTTTATCCATATTCCCTCCTTACCTGTTCAACATCTTATAGATGTTTTCCGGGGAAAATTCCACCGGCTCCTCGAACCAGTCAAATCCCCAGTCCGTACCGATGCTCGGATCGTCTGGATCACGGTCAAGGACCTCACAGTGGTTATAGCTGTATGGCGGGATATTCCCGTTTGTGATGTATGTTGCAAATTCGATTACGTCTCTTTTCCACGATTCCCTGTCGTACATAATGCGGGTAAATTCCCCGCCGTCAGCCTCAAAGCTGAGACTGAGCATTATGGCTGCCACATTGACAGATGTGTAACCTTCCTGTTCCATGAACTCGATTGCTTTTTCCCGGATTTCCTTGCCATCGGGCATAGGGATTGTCGTGTAGTCTTCAAGAAAGCGTTCCACCTGCTCGAAGACGTTTTCCAGAATCTCATTGATAATTTTTTCCATGTTTCCCTCTCTTTCTCGTTTTCCCGCATATTCGCCAAAACCCCGGGGAAATGACCCCGGGGCTGGCTATAAAAGAGGGAAAACAAAACCGATTTATAATTCCGCACAATTAGCATACGCAAAAGCGTAAGTTCCCGACACCGCCACGGGGAGGCTTGTGCATGGTGTCATGTGGCTGGTACTGTCCGAGATTCCTAGGAGCACAGTTGGTCTTCCCAAATTCCTGCTATTAACGGGGAGCGCTATCCTACTTTGCGCATTCCGGTTGCGCTTTCGGAGACCCCAGCAGCTGTGCATCTCGGAGTATTCCCAGCCATAATTTGTCGTTTCATGGCTGATTCTCCTTCCTATAATAAAATTCCCCGATACACGACCGTCCTAGACGGCTCCTGCATCCGCTGATGGGTCGGGTAGCTAATCCGACCCAAAACCACCACCTCTCGGGGATACCCGATTTCGAGAATCGACTTGATCAGAGTCAAATTCCCGCATGTCAGGATTTTGCACACGCAGATACTTCCTTTTCGGTCCGCGACGTCTCGCGCCTACTTCGTGCCACCCTTTCCTCCTCTCTGCGTTGCATGTTTCAAATTCCTCACACCATCAGCTTTCGAACACAGGCGCCCGTCCGCATGAGCTCGGAACATTAGACGATTAGTTTCGGCATAAGCCTACTTATAACACCGCCACGTAAAGGCTCGTCTGTGGTGTCGTGAGCGGGAAATTCCCGCATAGCCTGTTTATTGCACGGGGACACCGGCTAGCGTGAGATCGTCGACTATCTCAAATTCCTCGGGAGCGCCCATGGTCGCATTGTTTTCCCGGGATTGCTAGATGCAGTGTCGGTTGATTAAATTCCCCGGTTGCCACACCGGGATCAGGCTATTTCGCTGATTGGCAGTCAGCGAGTGGTTTTACTTCCGACACGAAATTCCCGCATGAGGAAATTCCGCTTTATATTTAGATGGCGTCGGAAGATAGCGCCATGCGTGTGTATTTAGTTGGCCCACACGCTAGCACATTGGGGTTGCGATATTCCCCTATATCCGGGGACGGGCTTAAATTCCCGCATGAAACCATGAGTGTTCATGGGCTCATACCGGAGCTTAGGCTCCGAATGTTTTGAGATCGTCAATGTTGATGATTTCAAAACTGCAATGGAATGAGTTTTCTTCGAAGTAATACTCAATACAATTTCCGTCATCCGTGATTTCAGGATTACCATTAAGGCACTCCTCTTCACGAATTTCGGGAATATGCACATCGTTAATGTAATTCCTGACCGCATCAGCGGTCTCGAATTTCATCATGATGAGCTTTGAGTAGTCAGTCGATTCAGCATCCCATCCCCATTGTGAATAATACACAATGTACATAATGCTCTCCTCCAAACTGAAATTCCCGCATATGCGAAAAATGAAATTCCCGCATAGCATGTTAACAGGAACTGAAATTCCCGCATGAGCCCAGGACGTTGAATATTCCTGGGCTCAGGTCGAAACTTAAATTCCCGGATAGCAGGCGGGAGCTGGAATTCCCGCCTGCTTTGTGGTTGATGCAATATCGGATCAGGGCCAGGTCACTTCTTGACGACCTTGAACTCGACGTCATAGCTCTTGCCGGTGATAAGTCTGTGGCAAATCTCCTGGAGATACCGGCGCATCAGATTGTGATTTGCGCAGGATACCTTTAATGCGCCCTTGCCCTTTTTGGTATAGATCATGTGGAGGTACTTAAGGTCGTGACTTACGGGCTTGTAGGCATCGCCGATCATCATCTGGATAACACCGGCCAGGGACTTAAGCTCCTGTGTATTGGAAATGATGTTCTTTCCCTCATCCCACTGCTTTGCCATATCACGGATGGCGTAAGAATCATTGATCTCCTTGATTCTTTCCGGGGACACCCCGAGCTGTACAGCTCTGTCGAGTGTCATGAGCATGTTGAATTTTTCAACTGCAAGAGGCCAGCTTGTGTCATGACCAATTGTCTTGGAGCGCTTCTTGGCGTATTCCGCAAACTTCTTGAGATCAACCGGCTTTTTGCAGTCGTCGATTGTCATTGTCCTGGTACCGGCATCATTGTCCTCCGTGATGGAGGACTTGATAGCGTCAAAATCCAGGAGCTCGCATGCCTTGACCATGGGATCTTCTGCCTCAAGGCAGATGTCGAAGCAAATCATCCTGGCATACTTGAGATGATCCTTGATAGCCTCATCTACTGCGGTCTCGATAGCCTTGATGTCATCGACGGGCTTATTCTCAAGGTTCGCCTCATTCCACTCGGACGCCTTTGTCTCAGCCTTATCCCTGGCTTCAGCCATTTTTGCATTCATTTCTTCTCTTGTCATGATTATCTCTCCTTTCTTGACAATAGACTTGTAGATAGTTGGTGCTAACGGCACCCCTATGCTCAAAATGTTGCCATTATGGGCATAAGGCTGCATATAGCAGACGTGGCCTGGCTTCCATCAGGCCACGTTCATACCCCATATAGGAGGCTTTCAGCACGATGACCGCATTAGCTCCTGGGAGCCTCCGCAATGTGTGGATCATCCTTGGATAATTTCACACTGGTCAATCGAACGTCCGGCCTTTGGTCCTATATGGATATATAGCCATATCTCACCCTGCGCGGGTTATGATCGTTCGTGCATTCCGAGGTATACCACCCAAGCCGGGGTTAGGACTACACCATGTCCTGTCAGCATTTTCACTATCTGCTTGACCGACGCCTTACCATTTATACTCATGGTAGGTAGAGTCGCATAAGCCAGGAGAGTGGCTTACGCTTGGAGCTTTCGCTCCCAGGGGAGACCGTTGGGAGTACACCCTGGCCTCCTGGTGGAGCTTTCGCTCCCAGGGGAGACCGTTGGGAGTACACCCTGGCCTCCTGGTGG